TGGTGTCGCCTTCGTCCAGCCAGCGCTTGAACGCCGCGACTGGCGCGGCCGTGATGGCGTGGATGCGGTGCTTGCCCTTGCCGTCCGAGAACGCCTGTTCGTAGGTCCGCTGCGCATGGAGCTTGCTGGCGAAGCCGCCCATGGCCTTGTGCTCATCGAAACGGCCGGTCTCGTGATCCTTCTGATCCACCACGTACACTATGGGCGCCTTGGTGTGCGGCCCCAGGTAGAAGTCAACTTTATCGCCGTCCTTGCCCTTCGTACCCGCCACATCGCCATAGTGCGCCGGCATGCGGACGGCCCACGGCTTGCCGTCTCTGCCAACGCCGCGGCGGACCGAGCCCCTGGCGTTCTCGATGGTCAGCGGCAGGCCGTTCCAATGCAGATGGTCCTTGGCGTAGTTGCCACTACGTTTTTGCGCCTCTGACGGATTATGGTTGATGTTCCGTGCATCGACGCGACCGCCGCTCGCGCGTCGATGCACCAGGGCCTCGATCGCCTGATTGCGCGTCGGGCCGCTCGATAGCAGTTCACCGCTCTTGCTGAAAATGCCCCAGCGCCCGAGGTTATCGGCGTACTCAGCGGATAGGCCGGGCGGGACAACCCGGCCGCCGCGCGCGCGCTCGAAGTGAAGCTCTGTGCCGAAGGCCCTCCGGCCGATCATCCGCGCCAGCGAAGCGGCGGACCCGAGGCCGCGTCCACCAGGAAGCAGACCCGCCGCCGCCGTGAGAGCAAACTTCTTTTCCTCTTCCGGGGTCATCTCCCCGCGTGCGGCCTTCACAGCATCGTTGACGCCGGTCACCTCGCCGAGGCTGTGTGCGACCTTGGACGGCGCGGACCTTATATCGTCGCGCGTGGGGATAATCTGCCCCGGCTTTGGCGTCGGCGCATCGCCCAGGTCCGCATCCTCGACCGCGCCGCCGTCGGCATGGCCGGCCGTCGGTTCGGCCTGCGGGGTCTCAGCCGCAGCCCGCTCTTGCGCCCGCTGGAATTGCTCGATTTCCTCCGGCGAGGCGTACTGCATGAAGTCGCGGAGCATCCGGTTGGAAAGGCCCGCCTTCGGATTCTCCGTGGTGAAGACGTAGTATTTTTGCAGCCCAGGCGGGATGTGGATGTTGTCCATGAGCTTGTACGCATCGTCCACCTTACCGTCACGGATCAGCTTGCGAATTTCGGGCAACGCTTGCTGCTTGCGGTACTCGTATCGCTCGCGCGCATGCGCCAGAACACCAGCCTCCGGGCCCTCGGGGTGCCCCTGACTGAAGGTAAACCCGGTCGCCTGCCCGACAAGCTTCCCGCGCGCGGTGTCGGCTGTCGGGCCACTACCCACCGCCTCCGCGCCGGTCTTCAGAACGTCCCACGGCATTTGCTCTGAGATTATGAGCCCCGCGATCTTGGCGAGGACCTCCGCATTTTCAACCGCGCCCTCCGCGTTCTTATCGTAGACCTTCTGATTGAACCCGGCGTTATTATCCCAGATTTGCGTAATTGGCTTCAGGAACGTGCTCAGCTTGCGGTGGAGCAAATCAAGCGGCTCGATGCCCCAACTCATAAGCTCTTCGGTCACCTTGCCCACAGGCAGGCGTATGTATTGGGCTCTGCCGTCCTTGTCGTATCCCCAAAGGATGCGCCACTCCTTGCCGGGCTCGTTCTCCGAGGTCGCCGACAGGCCCATCAGGGCCTTGTACTGGAAGAAGGGATTCGCAACCGCCTGCACCGGGTGTTCATAGACCTTGGCCGCCAGATCACCGAGGCGATCCCAGTAGCCTTGAAGCTCATCCTCAAGCTTGCGCGTGCCAGGACCAGCACCGAGCACGCTGGCAAGGCCGAAGCCGCCCGCGCCCAATGCCGCCGCCGCCGCAAGGCGGCCGTACGGACCAGCACGACCGCCGAGCGCGCCACCAGCAATTGTGCCAGCGAGCGTCATCATGGTGTGGCCGGGACCGGCAACATGGAACGCACTCTGCATGAGCGAGAGGGTGGCGAAATAAAGCCCCGCATCCATCGCCAGCATCACGCGCGACTTGCGCTTCACATAGCTCTGCGTCTTCGCCAGTTCCTCCCACCCAAGCTGGTGCTGAATCAAAGCCTGGGCATCGCGCGGCAGACCAACCACCGCATCCTTGATCGCCCCCACGTTGCCGAGCGTGAAGGAGCGCGAGAACAACGCCACGTTGGCGACCCCGCGCGCAAACCCCGACATGGCTTCCAGCGGGAGCGCACCGGCGTATCGGTTGGCAAAATGCGCAGCGGCCACGTTCGCCGCAATGGCGTGATAGCCCTTCGCGATCATGTCGTCTTTGATGTAGCTCCAAAGCCCCATCTGCAGATCGCGAACCCGATCCCAGAGGAAGACGTTGTTCCACATATTGCCGAACCAGTCGGTCGCCTTGCGCACCTCGTTCATGCCCGTGGCCGGGTCGTAGAGTCTGGTCAGATGGCCAATGGCGGCTGCGCCGTAACCGAGCGTCTTTGCCTCGATCGACTTGCCCGCCCGCATGGTCGGGGCTTCCGCAATCGAGGACACGTCCTGCATGAAGCCGTGACCGCCGATCGGAACGACGCCACCGGAGATGGCCAAGCGCATCTGCGCCGGATCGTTGGCGATGCGATTGCCTTCCAAGTAAACCTGGAACGTCAGCACTTTCCCGGGCGCCGCCGGGAGCGCACGGCCCCACTCGATCTGATTGTGGATCAGGGGCGAGAACATGATGTAGCTCATGATCTTGCCCTTTAGCTGCATCAACGCACGTTCAAACCCGCCGCCGGCTTGCATCGCCGCCTTCAGCGGCCCCTCTAGCTCTCTGCGGAAGTAAATCGGCGCCTTTTCCCAGTGAACGTCCCCGTACTGATCTTTCAGTGCGGTCATGCGCTTCGGTACGGTCATGCCGCTCACGCGCTTCACGTTGCTCCGATAGGTGTCGCCCTCCGGGTCCACCGTCATTAGACGCAATTCCTGCAGGGACGGATGGTTGAGGAACGTCCACTCGGGCGTTTCCGTACGCGGCGCGAGGCGGTTCGCCGCCGCCTCAGTCTCTTCGCGGGTGAGATACTTGCGATGCTTCAGGTTTGGCGTCGTGGTCGTGAAGTCGTGGCCGAAGGCCTGATCGAGCGCGTGCCCGACCATGGCCTCCGGGCCCGGCCGATGCACCGGGGCGCCGCCGACGTTAACCAGCGGATTGCCAGCGCGGTCGCCGATCTCCTTGATCGTATTGACGAGTTGCTTGCCCGCAATCGCCTCTTCGAGCTTGGCGTTGGCGAGCGCCAGCGTGCGGATGTCGCGCACCACCTCGGCCCCGGGGCCGACACCCTTCTCGAACTTCCTTCCCCAAATGCCTTCGACTGCGCGCACCAGCATGCGCGGGACGTAGCTCGGCAGGCCGTCACCCCTGACGATCTTGAGCAGTCTGGCTGTTTCCCAATTAAGCTGGGAACGATCTTGTAGGGCTTTGACAGCATCGCGCTCATTTCCCGTCAGACGAGAAAGGCCAATGCCATTTGTCGGGCGGCCCTGTTGCAGAGCCACGCTTTCCTCATCGGCGGCGTCGTACATCCGCTTGCGCTGCTCGTCCGAAAATTCCTTTTCGAGGCGCTTGTCAAAGCGATTCCAGTCCTCACGGGCTTGCCGCCGCGCGTTCATGTACTGCTTGATGTCGTAGCGGAACTCGACCGTCGCATCGCGCGCGGCCATCGGCGTCCATCGCACCTGCGCATCGCGAACGAACTTATCGACGCCGAATTGCCCGGCGAGCTTGGCAGTGGCCTCGCGAAGCTTGTCGGCGGTCTCATTGCGAAGGATGCGATCGAAGGCGCCTTCTCTCGGCGGCGTCACGCCGGCGGCGCGGGCCGCTTGACGACGCTCGCGCGCCTCGCCGCCAGGGGTCTGGGCTTTAGCACCCTCATCGAACTCGTCGGGGTGTTCCGCCATATAGCGCTTCTGCGCTTCGATCTGCTCTGAGGTGCGCTTGCCGACTTCGCCACTCTCGATGCGCGAGAACACGTCGCTGGCGGTCGCATCCTTGCCGAGGAACTTGCGCGCCGCCGCCGCCACCTGCCGGAAGAACAGGTCCATGCGCATGTACGCTTGCCGAACCAGTCGCTGTATCGGGTCCTTAATCTGCTTGAGGATTTCGCGCTCTTGCCCCCATTGCCCGAAATGATCGGCAATTGCTTCCTCCAGCTTGCCGGCTTCATTGAGATGAGAGTAGCGGTCCTCGATGTCGTACTTCTTGAGCCAATCGCCCTCCTTCGCAGCCTGCTCAAGGGCCTTCCATTCGTCGGGGCGGATAAGCCCCGAGTTCTTGAGGTGGTGGATAATCTCGTGACGGACGGTCGTGGCGACGCGCGCCAGCGGGCCCGCCCTCTCGACTGCATCGCCGAGCTTGCCCGCGCGCTCCAGCGACCACGCGATGGTCTGCGGGAAGGCCTTCGAGTTGACGAACACACCCCAGATCGGCGAACCGTGCATGTGCAAGGCCTTGGCGCCATAGATCGAGGATTGCGGCGCCATGCGGTCGCCGATCGCCTGGACGGCGTCGGCAATCTTGCGCTCGTTGGCACTCCACTTCTCGCTGACATAGGCGCGAGTAGTGGGGCCGAGATCGATAGCGTTCTCATCAAGTAGGCCGATCACTCGCCGCTGCGCCGTCTCCCAGTCGGTAGGGATGCGCTCTTGCGCGCCCTTCCCCCATGCCGGACGGTTCTCTTTGATGTGGTCGAACAGGTCGCCCTGCCGCTTCACCACTTCGTAATTGTGGTTGAACCACTGTGCCAAGGCGTACAGATCAGAGTCCGGGCGCTCCGGCGTCTCGCCAAGCGGCCGGGCTTCTTGGTGCGGAGTTTCCTTGCCTGTGGCGCTCCCCTGGATGCGCTCGTTGATGCGCTCGGCCATGCGGCCGACGTGGTCCGGCCCGGGGTAGAGTTCGCGGAAGCGATTGTGATTGACCGCGACGTTGGTCGAGTCCGAGCTATCGAACGGATAGAGGTGCGCTTGCGACTGGGCCCGCATCATGTGAATGCGCGGACGGGTGATCTCGCCGTCGTCCTCCATCTTCTGGATCGTGTCGAGCGCTTCCTGGATGCGGGCGTGCCACTCGGGTGTGCCTACCTTCCAGAACTGACCGGAGCTTCCAAACCCGATGTGATTGAAGCTTTGAGCGAGGTATTTCAGGTAATCCATGCTCTCGTGCAGGTGCCAGATCGCCATTGAGCGGTCCGGGTCGATCTTGCCGCCGAGCCAGTCGCGGACAAGCTGCGCATTCTGGTGCTCGGTCCCGCCGATCACATCGGGCACAACAGCAATAGCCTGCGGCGAGCGGTCCATGATGCCGCCCGCCCACTTCTCGTAATCCTCCATGTAGCCCGGTTCGAGGGTGCTTTTTCCCTGGCGGTGCAATGAGAAGGCACCGTTGTCGAGTAGGAGCATCTTGTCCTTGCCGACAAGACGGATGGCGTCGTCCAACTGCCGCCCGAGCTTCGCCCTGGTCGCATAACTGACGTTGAACGAATGCCCCTTGAGTTGCTCCAGGGCGCTCAAGGGATTGAGCGGCAGGCCGAACACCGCATGCTTTTGCATGTCGTGCGGCGGCCCGACCTTGGTGATGTCGCTGACGCCAACCACATCGCGCGGGCGCGGGATATCACGGACGGTCTCAGCGACCTTCTCCGCCTTCTCCTTGATCAGCTTGGGCTTAGACAGCCACTCCTTGTCTTCGTCAAAGATCGGCGACTCGTGCTGCGCTTCGAGCGCCTCGGCCTGGAGCTTGGCGTAAGCGTTCTCGTGCTCCATCTCGGCGACGTCAGGATGCTTCGGTGCCTTGAGTGCCTTCGTCAGAGCGTCGAGCTTCGCCAAGGCCTCGCGGTACTCCTGCTCGCGCGGCCACGTCTCGCCCAACGTCTTCTGAAGCCGCTCGATTTCATTTTGCTGGTTTTTGATGAGCCCTTCTATGCGCGACGGCTCGTCTTTGACCCGGCCAAGCGCACCTTCGAGGCGGCGGATTACTGCGAGACCTTCCGTGTGCTCATTGATATAAAAGTCGCTGGCGATGTAGCCGGCGCCGGACGGGCCTTTCAGTGAAGGGTTGGCTACGAGCACCGTGCCGCTGCTGTGGTCGTAGTGAGTTTGCACCTGCATCTGCATGTCGAACCCGGACATGCGGCCCATGTTGAGCACGACAGGTCGGTAGTAACTTCGCGAGTCGAGCTTACGCAGGGCATCTAGAATGGCATCGCCCGCGGCCTTGCGCTCGGTGAATGGCCCCAGGTCACCGAGGTCGACCTGGAAGTTCTTGCCGGACAGGTCGTTGACCATGTCGGCGTCCAGGCGCGCGCCGGGCAAATGGTCCTGATACTGCTTGAGTTGGCTTTTGCCCACGCCGATCTCGTAAGTCGCGCGCTGCTGCGTTTGCTCGAACGAGCGCCGCTGCGAGGACAGTTGCCGCACCCGCCGATCAAGCTCGGCATGCTCCATGATGCGCGGGTCGCCGCTCGCGGCTGCCTTCAACTCGGCCGCCTCCGGCAATACCTCGCCCACGTCCTCCATGGTTCGCGAGCCCTTGGCGCCGCTCAAGAACTGGTTGAGCATGTTCGCCTTGCGCTCAAGGGTCTGCCACATGAAGGCGTCGAACGAGCGCTTGGTCACGTAGCGGTAGATCCGCACGTTCGCGTTCAAATTGCCTTGGCGCTCGATGCGGCCGTCGCGCTGCTCCACCTCGGCAGGCTTCCACGGCGCATCGATGTCGTGCTTAGCGATGAGGCGGTCCTGGACATTGGTGCCCATACCCATCTTGCCGGTCGAGCCAACCAAGACTCTGACCTTGCCGCTGCGCACAGCCCCGAACAGCTTGGCCTTTTTGTCGTCGCTGTCCGCGTCGTGGATAAACGCAATGTCCTTTGCCGGAATGCCTTTCTCGACTAGGCGCTGCTTGAGATCGCGATAAAGGTCAAATCGATCGGCGCCGCCGCCTTTCTTCGGCACGCCGAGATCGAGGAAAACCATCTGCCCCTTGTTTGGAGCGTCGGGGTCCTGATTACCTTCCTCCCAGATTTTGTGAATGTTGTTGACCGCGAGCGCCACCTTGCCGCGCGGGTTGAAATCCATATCGCCAAGCAGGCGTCCATCGGTCGCCACCTTGCGGCCGTCCGTGACGATGTTGAGCATGATGCGGTCGCCCGGCTCCGGCCGCTTCGGGTGCGCCCTCATATGCTCGGCCTCGGCGACCAGGGCTTGAATGGCCGCCTCTTCCTGGCGGGAGGGCTCGGCCTCGACGGTCGTGACCCCCTTCTCGCCGTTCTCGCGCACCACGTCCGGCCGCGGCAGCTTGAGCATGTCCGCCGTCTTGGTGTCGGCAACCTCGTTCCAAAGGGCACCCAACTCCGGCACATTGCCGAAGGACATCGAGGCGACTTCCTGCAGCGTACGCCCGTCCGGCGAAGTCTCCATCTTCTTGGAGATCCGGCCGAAGGTCCGGGCCCAGTCATCGAAGTTCGAAAGGCCGCGCTCGCGCAGATTGTCCAATTGGAGATAGCGCATCATGGTCCAGGCTTCGGCCATGGTGTTCGAGATCGGCGTGCCCGAGGCGAACACCGCCGAGCGCCCAGGGCGCTTCTGCTCCAGGTATCGGATTTTCAAAAACAAGTCCTCGGAGCGCTGCGCCTCGCTTGTGGCCAAACCCTTGATACCGCCCAGGCGCGTGAAGAAATGCAGGTTCTTGAACAGGTGCGCCTCATCGACGAACAGATGATCGATGCCGCTTTCCTCGAACGAGGTGCCCTCATCCTTGCGCTCTTCGTTCAGCAGCTTTTGCAGTTTTTCTTCCAGTCGCTTCTTGGCTGCCTCCAGGCGCTTGACCGTGGGTGACTTGGCGCCGGACTCGGCCTTCTCGGCCTGGATGACCCGGATGGCTTCACCGATCTGGTCGCGAATGAACTGGCGCCGATACTCCTGGCCCATGTTGATCCGGCCGAAAGCGTCGTGCGTGATGACAACGCCGTCCCAGTCGTTCGACGCCACCTTGGCCAGGAAGGCCTTGCGATGATCCGCAGACGTTTCCTCTTTGCTGGCGACGAGGATTTTGGCGTTCGGGTAGGCCTGTAGGAACTCGCGCGAGAACTGCTCCAGCATGTGGTTCGGCACCACATAGGCGGGCTTGTTGATCAGCCCGAGGCGCTTTTGCTCCATGCCCGCCGCGATCATGGTCACGGTTTTGCCGCTTCCGACCGCATGCCCGAGCAGGGTGTTGCCGCGCTGGATAATCCGCCAGATCGCGTCGAGGCGATGCTTACGCTCGGCGAACATCGGATTGAGCCCCGGCAGCTCCAAGTGTGAGCCGTCAAACTCGCGGGGGGCGAGATTGTTGTGAGTGCGGTTGAAGATTCCCTCCATCCGCTGCCGGCGCTCATCGTCCTTTGACCACCAATCGTCGATTCCTTCTTGGGGATTGCCGGTGAAGGCCTCCTTCAAAGCCTCAAGTTTGTTAGAGGCGTCCTGGGTTGCTGCGGTGTTGACCCGCTCGCTGGTGCTGCCATCAGGATTCTTAATCTTGTCCCTGATGGTTATGGTGCGCCCGTTCAGGGCGGCAGAGACCATCTCACGGACGTTTGCACGCGAAATGCCATTCTGATCCTTCGGGATGTACTTGATGCGCGCATCTCTCGCGAAAGTGTCGCCCTCGACGCGCCACTCGCCGGTGATCGGGATCTGTTGGACGTGAACATCACTGGCGCCAAGATGATCCTCCAGGAAGCTCTCGTACACTTCACCGGGAATCCATGTCGCTCCGAAGCCAGCATAAATCTGGCTGCCGGTGACCGGCTTCGGTTGCACCTTCTCCAGGGCCTTTACGTTGCGCTGGAACGACGGATCGCTTTGCGCGATCGAGCGCGCTTCCTCCAGCTTCTCTACGACGTTGCCACTGAGATATTCGTCGGCGGTCTTCCACTGCCGTCCGTTGGGGTCGTGGAAGATGAGGTTGCCGAGGGCCGAGATGGCAGCATCGTGGCTGTCGACATTGAGCGAGTTGGCAACGTGATCGAGGTCGATGCCGCCGGTGTCGTTGAGCGAGGCGGCTAGAGCATCAGAAGGCCCTCTGATCTCTCGCTCGCGCGGGGGAGCGATAACATCTCGCGTTTGAATGTCGGAACGCTTCGCCGTGTCTTTCTCGGCATCGTAGTGTTCGAGCGATGCCACCTTCCACGCGTCGGGGTCCTCCTTGAACGTCCGCAGATTCGGCGTTCTGGTAATAACGACGGGCTCGCCTGCCTGGGTCAGGCGCTTGGTGACCGTGCGGACTTCCTTATTGATCGGTCCGTGCTCTTTGACGAAATCATCGTAGGCCTCGCGCAATTGCTTGCGCAGGGCTTCCCGATCTCCCTCGCCGCCGAGTTGGGCCCCGAGCAGACCGTTATAGAGATCGCGAAGGCCGATGAGGCGCTCAATGCGAGCGTGATCGGCGGGCAACACATCCCTCGGCACGCCCAGTCCGGCGACCCGCTGATGCAGCTTGCCGTTCTGAAGGAAGAAGGCCCCGTCTTTAATGCCCGCATCAATGTCGCCCGCGGGAATGTTTTCAACGGTCGTGGCCTCGGTGCGAGGCGTCATTGCGCCAGCCGGGGTGTTTTTGGCCACCGCTTCCGCGATCTTCTCGCGCAGCCCGTTCGGATCGCCGATCAGCACGGGTTCGTTGGGGCCGTACTGTGAGCCGATCAGGCGCATGTCGCCGAGCATCATGTGCGGATTAGCGACGTAATACTCGTTGATCTTGGTGGGGCCTTCCGGGGTTTCGATATCCTTCAGCCCGTCCCATTTATGGCCGCTAGCGAAATCCTGACCGGGTATCTTTTTGCGCAGGAACAGGAGATCGGTCGTGACTTGTGTTCCGGCGTTGTCAGCAAACGCGCCCTCTTTGCCGCCGGGCAGGCGGATGGCGCCGACCAGATCGGAGGTCTTTGCCAACAAGCGCCGAAACTCGGTGTGCTCCGGCGCATCCATGGAATAACGCGAGGTGATGAAAGCGACGATGCCGCCCGGCCGCACCTTGTCGAGCGACTTCACGAAAAAGAAATTGTGAATCGGGAACGAGCCGTAGGGCTTCTCCCGCAAATTATATTTGCCGAACGGCACGTTCGAGATGGCGAGGTCGTAATAATTGGCCGGTCGTTTCAGATCCTCGAATCCGTGAGCGTTCACTTCCGTCCCGGCATAGAGCGCCTTCGTGATCCGCGCGCTGATCGGATCAAGCTCGACCGCCGTCCAGGCCGTCTTGGGCGCCATCTTGTCGGGGATGAGACCGATGAAATGCCCAATGCCGACAGATGGCTCGATGGTATTGCCGCCCTCGAAGCCGAGGTGGTCCATCGCGTCCCACATGCCCCGGATGACGTCGGGCGAGGTGAAGTGGGCGTTGGGGGTGGAGGCCTGCGCCGCCTCTAGTTCTTCGTCAGTCAGCAGCGCCCGTAACTGAGCGCGCTCGCCCTCCCAGGCTTCGCGATTGCCCGTAGTCGCGAACATATCCTGCGCGACGTGGCCCCACCCGGTGTACTTGACCAGGATGGCCTTCTCGCCGGGCGTCGCCTCACGGCCCTCGTCCTCGATCTGCTTGAGAAGGCGGATAGCCTCGATGTTCTGGCGAACCTTCTGCTTCGGGCCGCCTTCGCCGATCGCGTCCTCATCGGTAATGCGATAGTTCGAGCGCGAGCGCTCGGCGATTTTCTGCTCGGCTTCCTGCTGGCCTTGCCGGATCGATGGCTTTACTCGTACGGGCGGTCGTGCCCCTCCGGCAGGGGTTGGAAGATCAGGTCGTGCCTGATCACTTCCTCCACCTCGAACTGGCGGCTTTGTAACGCCAGTGCCCTCTTCGGGGCCGATAGCTTCTGTAGGTCCTTGTCCCGGAGGTAGTGCGACATCAGGTGGTCGAGCCTCTCCCCCGCCGCCCTCCCCACCGAAGAGAGATAGCTGTCCGGGTCGCTTTGCCCGCGTAGGACGCTTGGGTTGTGCTGCTCCAGGAAGCGCTTGTGCTCCAGGGCGAACCTTTCCTCGGTCAGGTCTAGGTCTTTGTCCAGCATCTTCTACCTCTCCGAATAAGTTGGGCAGATTTTCCCCAGACGTCAAGGGCACCTTGCGCAGCGCTTGATCGATCAGGGTCTCGTGGCCAAACACCTTGCGCGCGCGCGGCTCCTTGCGGATGGCGTCGAGAAGATCGGTCTGGCCAAGCAGATTGCCGAACAGGCCACCGGGAATTGCCTGCGGCTGGGTTGCTCGAAGCGGCTCGGCGGCGCGACGGCGAAGGAGTTCCGCGGTGCTGATCCGCTCGGCGCCAGGGATGACGGTCTGCGGCTTACCTTCGGCGCCGGGCTCGACCGCGGGAGCGTTCGGCCCCTTCAGGACTGTGGACTCGGTCGGCGACCTTACCCCCCGCTGCATTTGCAGGTCGGTTAGCTTTGCAATTGCGCCGCTGGCGGCAAACGGCGTCTTGAACCCCTCGACGTGATATTTATCGCTCGCTCCCGGCAGTCTCGTGACGGCAAGCTCCAGCGCGTCATGAACGACGACTCCCCCAGGCTTCAGGCCATAAACAAGCTTCTGATTTTCCGAGTACGCATCTTCGCGCCGCAGCGGGACCTGCGCCTTTTCTCCGCCGAACAACCCTGCCTCTTGCTTCGCCTTCCAGTCGGCAAACGCCTTGTAAACGGCGTCGTACCGCCTCTGATCGGCCGGAGAATTGCGATATTTGGCGGCGGCGCCCTCGGCCATGTAGCCATGGTTAACAAGGCCTCTCGCCACCTCTTCGCCGTTCGATGGATTGAAGTCGATAAGCTTGAGGACCCAGCGATGGGCGGCAAACCGATCGTATGAGATGTGGGTCAGAAATGGGAAAATCTTGTGAGCGAGAGCCGTGTTCGCTTTGTTCTTGTAGCTGTTCCGAATCTCCCACGGGCTCGGATCGCGAGCGTTCAGCCGCCTCTCTGGCCTTCGGAGGGCGCGGAGTTCGTCGGCCGTGGGTTGCTGAGCGCGGATTGCCTCTTCTTCAAAGCCAAGAGGGCTTCTTTGTGAAGGTAATTGGCCCTCCGTCCCAGGTCTAAGTCCGCGTACTTCGCGGCCATCCTCTTCATCGCGCGCGCCTGCACGAGTGCCATCGCGGTCGGGTAGCTCATTTTCGTATTCCTCCCTTGCCTTAGCGAGCATGAGTTTGCTGAGTTGCTCGCGGTCAACTGGCGCTAGCCCCAGATCAAGGCCCTTCTCGGACGAAACCTTGGCGGCCTCTTGGGCAAAAAACCGAAGCTCATCGGCAATGCGCGACGAGGAGGCGGCACGCCGCGTCACCGGATGGTAGAACGCCAGCATGAAGTCCTCGACCTCCGGCTCCGGCCGGTCGAAGGCGTCCAGTTGGGCGAGATAGTCGTGAAGCTTGATGCCCTTGCTGCGGAGTTCGGCCGTCCGGCTTATTGCCTCGATCAATTGCGGCGTGGCGTCCATGTCCGGGCGCACTCGCCCATCAGCGACAGCCGCCCGCAAGCGCGCCCATTGCGGCGCGGCAGCCGTCAGCGCATTCGAAATTGACTTAACTTCGTCGTTGGTGGACTCGGTCACCCGCGCCAATAGGCCCGCATCGCCATAGGCCTTGGCCAGGATAGCGTTGCGCAGGCGCGCGAGGCCTTCGGCCGACAGATTGCCCTTGGCGTCCGCCATGCCGCCCTGCTCGGCCTGCGGCAGCGAAGCGACGAACCGGCGGAAGAACGGCCGGTTGATCGCCGCGCCCAGGTCGTCGGGATTGTGAATGAGAGCCAAGGCGTCGGTGCCAAGGTTCCGGGCATCGACCAGCGCCCGTTCCGGCATCGACATCGAAAGTTTGGTATCCTTATTGGCTGCTACAGTGAAAGCCCGCCGCTGCTCCAGCGTCATCGGCGTGATGCGCTTGCGCACCAGGATGGGTTCCCGGTAGCGGGAGACGTCGACGCCCTGCTGCGTCAGCCAGTTCCGATAGATTTGTGCAGTCGACGGCTGGCCGTTTCGTTCCTGCCCATAAGCCAGCCTGATCGCCTCGACGCGGCCATTGCCGCTCTCGACATCGGGATCGTCCGGTCCAACGATCGGGGCGCCTCGGTCGGCCTCTGCCGAATGGCCCAAGAGTTCAGGATCAAGATTAGCCGCAATGTATCTTTCCTGCGCCTCCGCTGCCGCCCGATCGCGCTGACGCGGTTGAAGCGCCTGATTGTATCCAGGATCTTTGGAGGTGCGTAACTGACTGGCTTCGACGACAATCGGCACAACGTCGATCGACGTGCCGTCGGCGGCTACTACTCGGTGCGGTCTGAGGTTGGGAACCGTTTCGCCTTGGAGCGTATGCCCGCCAGCATCTTCTTGGTATCCCGCTCGTCTTGGGCTTCGTGGCTGTTGTAATCCAATTTCTCGGGCGAGTTCTTCGGACCCTTCCCAAGGGCGCTCGGGGCGATTGTTGTCAATCGTGAGTGAGCCATCGAAACCTTCTCCCTTCAATATATGGTAATTTTTAGTGGTGACCACACCTTTGGCGGAACTCGTATCACCATGGAACCCGGTCGAGTTGATGCGGCCGGTCCGCAGGAAACGGCCCATGCGGCGCCGAAACGCCTCCTGCGGCTCAATATCGACATTGATTAGACTGACTTTGTAGCCTTCGGCCTTCAGGGCGTCCCGGAGTTCGCGGATGCTCGACGCTTTATGGCCGATCTTGCCAACGACAAAATTGGCACCATTTTGGATTATCCGGGGCAGAACACCGTGCGGCCCGTAAGTCAGGTCGGTCGATTCTTCGTGCACTGCACCGGCGCCGAGGCCACCGGCATATTCCGGCATCGTTGGCTTGGCTTCATCGGCATCGACGATGGCGGAGCGGGTACGCCTCGCTAACGAGTCCATGACTGCGGTTGACTTGCCCGCGCCGCCCGGTCCCATGACAATCCAGGCACGTCGCTCATTCGCGACCGGGCCGTCCGTCGAAAACGAGCGTGCCCGCTGCTCAAGCCGGTCAACGGCATTGTCCCAACCAACAACCCGCTCGCCATTGAAATTGAAGACCCGATTGGCACGATATTCCGGCGACCCATAGCCGGGCTGATCCTGGACCGGCTTTTGCGCATTGCCGAGAGCGTAGGCCCTTTGAACGATCGGAAGCTTCTCAATCTCTTCCGGGTGAGCTTTTTGACCTATAGCGTTTTGAAGTTCGGCAATTTCCTGCGGGGTCGCATTGAGCCCCGGAATGCGGCGCGCGCCCGCCGTAGCGTCGCGGTAGTCGTTGCGACGCTCGCCGAAATCCTTCGCCATTTGCGGCGTGACGCCGTCTTGCTCCCTGAGAACGATTGCCTGAACGGTGATCGGCTCGCCTGCTGCCTCCATCTGCTTGGTGACATTAAGCCGATGATGACCGTCAACGATGAAGTCTTTGCCAGCGAGATCGCGCCAGACCACCATCGGAAAGGTCTGGTTAAAGCCACCAGGGCGAAGCTTCTTCGCGGTGACGCCCGACGCTGCATCGATCTGGTCGGTGCGGAACTGGAACCGCTGGGGATCGGCCTGGATATCAGATGGCTTGAACGTCTCGATATTGAGCAACGGTTCGTCAGGGTGCGTTGCCGCCCATTCGTCCTGAAGAACCTTCAGATATTTTGTGTCGGCAGACGCCAGTTGCTCATAGGTCAAACCGCGTTCGCGCAGGAAGTCGCTTGGCCCCGTAGGCGAGGCTTGGGGCGCAAAGATAGACGGATCACTTAGCCCGCCAGGAACGCCGGGACGATGCTCATCCTGCTCCGGCAAGATCGATGTGTCGCCCTTGAAATCCCGTATGAGGTTCCTTTGAACCTCCGGCGCAAGAGCCTCGAACGCCTCCGGCGTGATGCCGTTAGCGCGCGCCACGTCAAGCACATCGTCTCTGGCCGGCGGCGGCGGCGGCCCGGGCCGAGGACCCATCATGTCCTCGAAGGTTTCTCCGCCTTTTGCCGGAGGTGTTTCCGCTCCAGGCGTCTCGGCCGCGGGCTTTTCCTCTCCAGGCTTGGCTTCGTATTTTGTCGGATGCAATTGCCCCACGATCGCGCCGACGCCAAGTGAACTGAGGACGCGCTTGATGTCGAAGCTGTATCCCGCCTTGTCGTCATAGAACTTGTTGGCAATCTCCTTGCCGATCCATTCCTGCGCCTCGCCGATAGTGGTGAAGATCGCACCACTCTGCATGGCGTGCAGCAGGCGAGCGCGCGCCCAGTCGTAAATCCCTGGTGCCAGCCGATTGATCGGCCTGAGCGCGGCATCAAACTTCACCGCACCGAGCGCAGCATTAACCCCGAAGGAAGTTGCGGCCGCATCCCATACGGCCTCCGGTGAAGCGCCCTTGGCGCGCGCCTCTTCGGCGGTCTCGTGCGCGGCACCAAGGCCCATCTGGGCCGCACCAAGCCCCATGGCCACTTCCGGGCCTGCGACCGCGCCAGCGACCACCAGGGGCGCTATAGCGCCGAGGCCAGAGCTAATGCGCCCGGTGTACGACTCCTTTTCCTCTTGCGACATCGGGAACTTGCGTTCGCCGTACTCGGAGACTTCCTTTCCCGTCTTGTAGAGCCACGTTTCCCTTGGGTCGTAAGCGGCTGGGGCCTCGGGAGACTTGGCGATCCCGGCCGAGGTCATAGCGTCGGATCGCACCTGCTTCCGGTGCTCGACATCAGGCGAACCATCGGACTTGACCAGCTTTTGGTAGCCGATGATGTCTTCGTCCTCCGGGACGCTTTCGCCCCGGTCGACGCGGTCGATGACCTTCAAAGCCCTTGTATAGAAGTTCTCGGAGTCGGGGTGCCGAAGCTCTGCGGCACCCTGCATCGCCCCGCCAACCGAGGTGATGGCACCTTGCGCGACGCCCGACCCGATGACCTGTGGATAGCCGCGCCAGGACGGTGTCTTCGTCCAGACTTCTTCTTCCGCCGGTTCGGCGGCGGGCGCGGCTGAGACCGGCGCCGAAGTCTCGCCACCTGCTGGCGTCTTCGTCCAGACTTCCTCTTCGTCGGCTGGATTGCTGGCTGGTTCGGCCATGATGCCCCCCGGAGAATCCCCGGAGGAACCAATATCACAAATCAAATGAAGGCCGAACTCATATACGGATGGGACGTGATCTGAAGCCCTACAACCGATTTTTGTGATGCGCGCAACGAACGGACTGAAAGATAAAGGCTAATCGCAAATGTTTCACAGAAACACACAGGGGTGCTGCGCGCGCAGAAAGATCTCCAGCATTACGGGACCGGCCCGCTGTTAACCCACCCGCCCTTGCCATCCGGCACGTAGGCATTGCCTTTAGGCGCCGCGGCCGTCGGCGGTGACACCCAGCGCTCTTTGCCCTTGTTGCTTTGGTAGTGCTCCGACCCAGGCGGAACGCCGGGCGGGAGCGTTGGTGCCGCCGACGGCGTTGGTGCGGGCCTAGCCGTCGGCGGCGTGCCCGTTCCTGCAGGTGCCGGGGTTGGTGGTGAGGCTGCAGGCGCGGGTGTTCCAGGCGCTGGCGCGGGCGAGTGCACAGATCGCGGCGAGACGCCGTAGCGCTGCTCCCAATAGTCGAGCGTGGATTCTGGGGCTCCCTTCCTCGCCGCTGCCATGTTTGCGGGGTTGTTATTCCAATTTGCCCAATCGCGCTCCGCCAAATTGAGAAGCTTGATGGTATTTTGATCCTCGTTCGGAGCCCGGTGCGCGAGAGCTAGAGCCTGCTCGAAAGTCATCTCTGGCATTGAGGGATCGGTCTCGCGCTGTTTCCGGTTTTCCTCCATGAGGCGGTTGGCCAGCGATTCCATGGCACCCGGCGCTTTCGCCGCTGGGCGCGTGCGGATGGCGCTCATGTCAAGCTGTTCGCCAGTCATGGCATCACGCGCCACCCGCGAGCCGCCGGTCGTGTCAAAAGCAATGAGGTCGCCGTCATGCGGGCCGCCATCGATCACATACCCACTCGACTTCCAGTTTTGCTTTACCGGTTTCGTCTCGGCGCCAGGGTCGAGAGGTTGCATGGTAATCCCGTCGAAGCTTCCACCTCGGCCATACGCATCGGTCAGAATCGGATGATCATCCAACGTCATACGGCCGCTCGGCTTCAGGTTCATCCGCTGGCGCCAATCGGCCAGCGACTTCTCGGCGGCCTCCTTGGTGTTTGCCTCCTTAGTCATGATGTCGAGGTGACTGCGGTGATAGTTCAGTTCCTCGGCAAGCTTCTGGCTCTCCAGGTTGATCTTCTTCTCGTTCATCGCCGCAGCTTGCTCTTGCTGCTTCAAGCCCTCGTAGGTCTGCGCGCCAGAGACGACACCGTGGCCGACCGCCTCGCCAAGCGTCGTGCCCGGCCGGCTTGCGGCCATCATGCTGCCGCCCGCCATGATCAGGGCCGGCCAGAGCTTGGAGTTTTGCGAGAAGTCGATCCCGGGCGCGACGCCGGCTGCATCAGGCTTGATCCCGCCGCGACCGGCCGGACGGAACGCCCCGGCGCCGGATCCGACCCCGCGATAGGCGGCGGCGCTCATATCGCCGCCTTCATCCCCTGAAGCCCGGAGCGCCATTGCCCTGGTGCCAGGAGCACCGTCGCCGGGCTTGAAAAACAGATGATCGCCGATCTTCAGGCCGGTTCCGTCATCCCAGTTCGGCGCATTGCGGCCTAACGCGGCTTGCGCGCCAGGAGCGTAGAAATGCGTGGCGCCGCCGGTCTGATCCTTGATCTTGCCGCCCCACACGTTATCCACGATGTTGCCGATGCTTTCGTACTCTTCCGGCGTCATCGAGTTCATGCGCGCGCGGCCGGCCGCCGTGTTCCACGGCTCGAACTGATTTGGGGCGTGCACCACATCCGATGCGCTCTTGCCATAGCTCCCGTCGAGCACACGGTTGCGGATGACGTTGGCGACGGCAGCTTGCCCGTTAGGACCTTGATCAGCCGCCTCACCGTAAATAGTGCGGATAGCCGCGTCGCGATCGGCAGGTTTCAGGCTGTTCCCATGAGCGATCTCGGGCGGCAGACCGGCGGTGGCAGGCGCAACGCCATCGGACGGAGCCACAAGAGCAAGCGGCGGACCAACGTCGCGCGGATGCGTGCTCGCGCGCGCAGCAACCTGATTAAGCGTGTCGTCGTCCGAGGCCACGCCATTGGACGGCATGCCCGAGACAAAATTCAGCGGCGCCGCCGCAGGCATATCGGGCGGCACATAGATCGCATCGTCGTCGCCCCCACCCTCCGCGTACTGGGGCACGCGCCCGCCGCGCCGGTAGAGCGCTGCGTCGCTGCCGATCACATCCGCGACGCCGCTCGGCGTTTGAACCGCCCCGACCCCAGCCGCCGCCGGGGTTACTCCGGTCGCCGGGCTGTTCATTCCCTTCTGGATCGCCTTTGCAAGTTCGCCGACTTGCTGGGCTTGATTGGTCGACGATGGAGTCTGCTGTTGCTGCTGCGGCTGCTTCGGTGGCGACGGCAAGCTGCCGTGCGGGATTTGAGTTTGCGGAACTGGGAGCTTGGATCCTGACCACGGACTACCACTGAAAGTGATCGGGGCGGCAATGGCGTAGTTTGGCGAAGCCACGCCAGCCGCCTGGGGCGTGGCGCCGCCCAGATCATAGCCCGGCACCATGCCGCCATCGGCACGGTGATGGTGATGACGGATCGCCAGGGTGTGCTCTGGATTCTCAATGTGGACCGTGTTCCCCGGCACCTTGGTGCGGTGAAAATGCCGCCACTGGTGCGGTGCGGTAACGTGCGTGCCGACTGTCCCTCGCACCTCTGTCCCGTCCCGATCGCGCTCGACCACCGCCGCCGGGACCTCGCCGCCGGCAATACGATGCAAAACTTCCTGCTTCGAGAACGGCCCCAGGCCGAGAAGTTCGTGCTCGCGGCCGGCCCTCGCGAGACCATGTACCTCGGCCTCGTGGGTCATGCGCGGATTGTAGTGGTAGACCTCGCCGTTCACTTCGGTCCGCCGCATGCCCGGCGCAACCGGGATTTCCCTGGTCCCGTGCGGGAACAGCATGGCCCGGCGATGCCCCTCGACCATGTGCCTTTGCTGCGCGTGCAGGGTCCGAGGTGCCTCCGGCACGGTCGGCGTGCGGTTCGCCACGCCGTCGGCCGAGACACCGCCGCCGCGTGCGAGAGCGGCAACGGCTCCGCCGTGTGCAAAATTCCAGATTGAATTAGACGACGATGGATTCAGATAGCCGGTAGTACCGAACGCCCCGGTGCCTCCAAGAATGCCAATGCTCGATGTAGTGGCGCCGCCTAGCTGCCCGATCAGTTGCTGTGCTGTGTAGGGCGTCGTGGTCGTCCCTGTTCCGCCCATGAGCGAACCAATGCCGCCGGCGACACCAGCTTCCCATCCCGTGGTCTGGAACGGGTAGCCCATGGCGTTGAGGTATTGCTGATACGCGGCGTTTAGCTGCGCTTGCTCGGTCGTCTGCGCCGCCGAGCCGACGCCGAACTGCGCCTGCGCACCCGTCAGAGCGGATTGCTGGCCAGCTCCAGCGACGCTGCTCAAGCCATAAGCAGCTGCCAATTTCGCCTGTTGCTGGGAGAGCGCGGTATTGACGCCCTGCGTATAACCCTGCGACTCCAGGCTAGCGAGGACCGGCGCTTCCTGTGTCGCCACCTGCCCGCTCGTAATGCCCTCCGCCACCCCTTCACGGTTGCCACCAAAGGCCCCCGACGAAATCGCATTGCCCTTAGTGGCATTGAGGTTCATGCCGAGAGTGTTTGCAAACTCCGCCTCGGTCGCGCCGACGACGCCGCTCGTCCACGGATTGACGTATTGCTGGATATCGGCCGCGGTGATCGGCTGACCCGCCTCCGCCGCCATCTGACCAGCCACCGCGTACGCGGGTTGCGCCGACGTCGCATACTGGTTGATGTTGTTCAGCGCCGTGATCTGCTCAGGCGTGAACTGAGCGACCAATTGTCCGGTGTAAGGTTGGTACGGGGTCGCAGCGACGCCCTGCGCCTGCTGCATTATTTGCTCATACGCCGCCATCGCCTGCGAGCTAGGCGCCTGGGTCGTGGTCGAGGTAGAGCCCTTGCACATTTTAGACTCTCGCCGCTGCGCCGGACCCGTTCGGCTTCGATCCCCAGAGGTTGTCTTCCGCCAAAGCCATGGCGGCCTCGCGCAGGACCGGCGCGATTTCCTGTTGCGCCACAGCGCTTGTGACCGTTCTCGGCTTGGTGGCGCACCGATCGGCAAAGGCCCTAAGCTTGTGCCGCAGCTCGGCGTGATCTTCGAGGGGGTCGGGCTTCCAGTTGCCATTCCACAGGAAGAAGGCGCCAACCGGATTGTCGAGCATCTGCCGATAGAGACGAACCTTCCCGGCCATTTGCTGGTTCGTGATGATGCCGGTGAAGAACGGAAGCTTGAACTCGTTCGATATCCGCTTGGCGTGCTCGATCAGGGCTTGCGCATTCCTCGACTTGCGGAACGGCTTCTCGACGAAGTTCCACAACTCGGCGAGGTGGATGTCGTCGGTGTAGTAGAAATCGGTGATCATGCAGCAGATCGATGCCTGCAGCTCGCCATCCTTGGGGTTCTGCGGTCCGATGACGTCGATGATGTACGGCGCCGTGCCGGTGAAAGAATGCCGGAGGATGGCGCGAACCTTGGCGTCGGAAAACGAAAACAGGCCGTTCTCGGCGTGCAGCCGGCGGCACATGCCCATAAGGGCCTCTTCGTCACGCGGATCAGCCCTGCGGACTGCCGGTAGCGCTTGCGCGGTCAATTCGGCTTTGCCCCTGCGGCCGCCCCATTCTCTGCAATCGGCCCGGCCCCCACCACCGACTGCGAATCGATCAACGCCAATCTATCACCCAACTGCTGATGCAGAGCCCTGGCGGTCGGCACGTCGAGGCGCAGGCGATTGTTAATCGCTATGTCTGCGTTCTCAATCTTGTAGCCCGCAGGCTTGCCGTCCCCGTCCACTTGCGGCTCGGGAGTCCACAAGGCCACCCCGAGAGTGACGTTCACAACGCCCGCAAAATACCCGGTGCCCAGGCAGATATTCGAGAACACCACGCGCTCGTCGATCGTCTTCATGTGATTTCGTCCATGGTGATGCGTGTTACCGGAGCGCTGTCTGGCGCGAACAATACCTCGCGCATTCGAGAAAGCAGCGGCTGAAACTTCGACCACTGGTGATTGGAAAGGTTTTCCCGGGTGATGACGCCTATAACCAAACGATCCTCTGCTCGCGGGTATTGCGGGTAGACGGCCATCACCAGAAGCGTATCCGTAAGAAAGTCGATCTGGATGTCGGCCTCGACAGGATAGCGCAGTGCCCCCCGCAATCCCGGCAGAAGCAGATCGCGATAAGCCGCAAGCGAAGACGGCCGATACACCGCCGCCAAAGTATCCAGCTTGCGGGCGATATCAGCGGCAAGATGGTCAGTGGCCACCTGCTCCTGTGCTGAAGCCGAGACTGCGGGGATCATTTTCCCCACGATCGGCAGGGCCGCTAGAACGGCAAAAATCTGACGTCTGTTCATGCTACAAAAACCTCGATGTCTGGCACAATAGAGGGCGCCCAAACGCCGCCGCCGATCCACCGGGTTGCCGGCGGCGGAAGCTTCTTCTGGGTTTTGATCTCTTCCTTCCGCGTATCCATGATCCAGCGGTCGAGGATCTTGTGGCCGTTCTTCAGGCTGCCGTACCGGCGGATGATAGCCCAAGGCGGGATGATGTACTCGCCGCCGCTGACGTCGACCGGGACCGCCTCAAAGCCATTGTGCCCCTCGCGCGCGCCGCCCTCGCTCACTCCGCCCGCGGCAAAACCCGGTCGCGGCGGGCGAGGCAGATGCCCGTGAGGTATCCCGCCTCCTCCAGGCACGTAGCCGCCGAACATCGAGTGCGCAAGCGACATGCCCGCAAGCGTATTACCGTGCCCCATCGAAGCGACATGCTGCGCCGGAAGGACGTAGGATCCCGAGGGGACCTTGATCTGGTGATTGTCGCTGCGACCAGGAACGTGCGACAGGACCGGGCCGGTGTGGAGTTGCCGCGCCTCGCTGCGCTCAAACCAGGGCACACCGGGCGTTTGCCCCTTTGCAATATCGAAGCCGCCAATTGCGAGCTTGGCAGCGCCGCCGTCTCTCTTCTGCATCATCGCCAAAGTTGGCAAAGACTGCGTTGCCACGCCCATGGCAGCCGGATTAGTCGGCGACGGCGCAACCCCACTCGCCACGCTGGTCGGATTGGCCATGGCCGTCAGCATCGGGCTCGACGGCTGCAGCGTGTTGTTCACCCCCATGCCCGCGCCGGGGTAGCCCGAAGCCATCGGACTCGCGCTGTTGCCCGACCCTTGCTGCAAGGCGGAGATAACGGATTGCACCGGGTCGGCCGGGGCCCCGCCACCGGCAGCATAGGACGGCGCTATACCCGTCGCGTCCATGGCGTCGAGCCCCGCCAGGACGGCGAAAGGGTTGCCGCTTGGTGGTGCAACGCCGCCATCGGCACGCCCTTGCGCACGATCGCGATCTATCTGCCTCATCGTCCCGGCCTGGGAACGCTGATAGAGCATCACGTTGCCCTTCCCGGTCTGCGGCTGGTCCTCGTCGTCGCCAACTACCCCGCCGGTGTCGCGCCCGCCCCGGCGTTGTGTTTCGAGTGCAATTGCAATCGCCTGCTTCCGCGACTGAACGTGCGGGCTTTTGCCGATCTCCCCCATCAGGGTGTGCATGTTGCGATGGAGAGCCGCATCCGAGGACGAGTGTTCAAGCGGCATTGCCCTTACCTCCGGTAGGAGCGCAGATTCGCAAGACCCCTTCTATCATGGCATGGCTCACAGGATTCCGTAAATATCGACGCTGCCGGAAACAAGCGTAGAGCCACCCCCGGTGACGATTTGGAATCCGTCGATTGTCCCAAGGCCACCGTGCCAATATCCGCCGATGCTGTAGGTGGTGTAAACGCCACCATCGGAGCTAAACGATGTTCCGGTCACCGGCTTGTACGCCGTTGTGCTGGCAAGATTAGACGCAATCAGGACGCCAGAAGACCCGATGTCGGCGTTCGTGCTTAACTCCGTCACGCCAAGGCGGATGAAAGTTCCGTCCACACTCGTAAATGGGCTGGGGCCGGTCGAGACCGAGCCAGTCGACACAGAGTTATAGCTGGTCGTCTGAAATGACCCGCCCGAGTGCCATCGCCACCTCAGACCACTATTCCCCACGGAATCCTGAATGTTCTTAAACACGAACTGGAACGACCGATATTTTGCGTTGTTGGCGGCGACGATCGTTGTGTCAGTGATGGCGCCAGCGGAAACACTGACGGTGCCGAGGTAGATCAGGCCGGTGGTCGCCTGGATGGTGGCGATGGAAGACCTGATCCCGGCAATCGTAGTGGCGAGAGTCGTTCCCAGCTTCTTGGTTGCGACGATGATCTTCGACAGGGCCACCGCGATATTCTTCAGCGTTGAATTGACATCGGTGAGGGCCATCAGGTGGCGTCCTGGATCAGGGCATTGATGGCGGCAAGCAACTGAGAAAGATTTTGCACGATGGTCTGCAAGGTCGAGTTGATGTTGGTCACATCGCCACCCGAGGCAGGCGGAGTTTGCGCCGCGGCGGACGCAAAAGACGAGTCCTGCTCCGGGCTTACGAAAGGCGTCGTAGTGTCCGCCACTTGTCGGCCCCCTGTGTCCTCGCCCCATCCGGCACGAGCGGCCAGGACATTTTCCCTAGCGGCGTGCGAATTTCGATTACCGCATCGACCGGCTTGTCGCCCAAAGCAGGCATAGGCATAGGCATGCCCCTGTGCGGATTTGCCCCCAGGCGCACCGCCAATCGCCAGGATGTCACGAGCGCCGCCGTCATCGCCGTCCCGCCGGTGCATACCTGTATTTTATACTCCCTAGCCTCCAGAAGCTGCCGATGTCGCTGGACTTACCCGTGACGCTCATCAGACGCCCCCGGAACCGGGTCGGAATGAACTTCGTTGTCGAAGTCACCGTATATGGACCATAAACCCTCGGCGGGTCACCAGGATAGTCGACTACATTGAAGCTAAGCTGAATCTGGGCAGATGTTCCCCCGGCAGGGAACGTCGTCCATTTGAAATCAGGGATAACCTGATCCACGGTGACAAATTGCTCGCCCTCTTCGAGGTAGAAGAAGCCGGTCGTGAAGCTCGGCATCAGCGGCGAGCCGTCGGCGTCCGGGCTGGTCTCGTGCTGGTAGATGATCCCGGTGGAAGTGGCTCCGATCGGAGGGCCGAGGATGCCCTGATCGATCCAGGCCGAGCGCTGCATCGGCCCGTAATCCCACGGCGCACCCGGGTCGGTGATATTGAACTTGACGTAGGAGTCGTTCTCACCCGACACGCTGGCCGCGCTCGGATAGAACCACCCCACCTCGTTGTAGGACGTGTTCGGCATTGCCCGCACGTTCTGCAAAAATGCGGTGTTGATATTTTGAAACACCGCATCCCAGACCGGGCAGGGGATAACGCTCGGGCCCGAGGCCGTGTAGGCGCAAAAGTTGGTCGCATTCATCCAGAATATCGACCCACGCAATTGCTGCATTGAATGCAAGCTCACCGCCCCGAGGCCAGCACCTATCTTGTTGAAGCCGTAGACCAATGGCGGCCCGAGATAATTCATCGCCCACAGGTCGAGATCGGTCCACAGCAAATTCTGATTGGGAGTAGCCAAGCCAGCAATCAGCGCCGAGCCGGTCGGGATAGTGAAGTTGCCCGCCTGATTGGTGGCGCTCGGTGTCCACTGGAAGAAATTACCCGCATCGCTCCACTGCACGAGCAGCAATTGTTGCTGAACGCCGACGCCTTGGCTGATCGACGAGCCAAAGGCGATGAGGATTTGCGCCGAGGTCGAGACGAATATGCCGGTATTGAAAGGCGGGGCACCCGGAATGATCTGCGCATTGGCGAAGCCGGATGTCGGGTCCCAGTAGAAAATCCCCCCGTTCTTCGGACAGGCGATGAGAATTTCGCCCCAATTGTCGAGAGTCCAATCAGTGGCGGCGATGTCTGTCCCGGTCAGCACCCCGCCCCCAGTTCCTAGACCAAAACCGCCAGTGCCGAAGGGGCCGAGACCAAAGCCAACGCCAGCGGGTGGAGGGCCAATGGAGATGTAATAAACAAGCTCCACATTGCCGTTGTTCATGGCCACGGTGACCGTGCTCGTGGCCTGCGCCATCGCGGCAATCTGGAAGGTATTGGCGTCGATGATTGCGGTGACGGTGTAAAGCCCGGCGGCCAGCGTGATGCCGCCGAGTGTGACCGGGATTTGCAGAACGAACGTGCTTCCTACGCTCAGGCCGTGAGCAATGAACTTTACGAGTACAGCGCTGGAGCCGATTGTGGTTTGGAACACCGGGATGCTGGCAACGACGATGCTGTCGCCATTGCCAACGCCGGGCGCGGTCGCATTGACGTCCATGGTCGCCGTCGTGCCGCCCGCCGCCGTGAGATAGGTCCCCGTCGGAATGGCCGCCGGTGTCGTGATGTCGGCGACCACCATGAACGGCAGCCACCATGTCGGAGTGGCCGCGAAATTCAGCGTTGGATTGCCCGCCGCCGTCGTGCCATTCGTGACGGTCGGGTTGGTGCAGGTGGCGGTGGCGTTCTTCGACGCGGTGATCTGATACGAGGTAGCGCCCGTCACCAAGGTGACCGGGTAGAGCCCGAACAGGATCAGGCCGCCGATCGACACCGGGACATTGAAGAACACGCTGTCATTGACGCTGATGCCGCTGGCATTCGGATCAACGATGGCGACGGTCGGGCTGTTGATCGTGGTCGAGATGTTCGGCGGTATGTCTGAAGTCAGAGTTTCCGGCGAAATGTCGGCAAGCTGGCCGCCCCTGAGCTTAGCAAGCTGCGTCGTGGTGCCGATCGCCAGATACTTGTTGTTGTTCAGGTCCTGCCACGAATGCAGCTCGCGCGGAACCCCGGAGACCGAGAACGGATAAAAGCGGAGCCAGCCGCCTAACTTCTGGATCAGAGAATCGCGGAAGCGAACGAGGCTGGAGACGGCATAGCTCGCGCGCAGAGTCGTGGGCGTCTTTTCGACATTGACGCCGGGCTGCAATGTGACTGAGCCGAAGGCCATGAGATCACGTCTTGATCAGCGGCAAGAACGAGATGATCGAAGGTTGAACATTTTGCGAGCCGCCAGAGCCAAAACTGCTTATGTTGACACCGATGCCGGTAGAAGCCGGATCAGTGGTAACGCTGGCGCTGGTGGCGCTCCCCAAAAGATTGCTGTTGCCGGCGCCACCCGTGTTCGCGCCTACAAGCCTGGGAACACTAACATTATGACTGTGTTGGGGGTCGCTGACAGATGCGCCATGGTTGTGACTTTGCAAAAACTGATCGCCCCCGTGATCTCCCATGCCGTCGCCGATAACACTGCTCAGGCGCCCAGTGGCAGCGCCCGGGTCATAGGCGATGCGCGCTCTTTCCCGCTCGTCGGGAACATTGAAGTTGAGGCCCGGGGTCCCCCCGAATTTGGTCCCGATCACACCGGCCAGGGTTGGAAAGGCCGCGTTGGTGTAGTTTGTACCATCTTTGAGCAGAAACGGCAGAAACGTGCAGGCCGCGATCCAGGTAGGTACGGTCTGCACGCCATGCAGGTCCAGCGCTGAGCCGACGCGCCCCATGTTAACGTAGTTCAGATCGACGCCGTCACAGAAGGCGTGGCACATCTCGCCTGGGGGAAGGCCGATCAATTTCCCGGGGGCGGCGCTCCCCACCAGGATGTAGAAGCCAGTAGAACCGGCCGGGGCGCCGCTCGCGATGGTGCACAGGTTCCAAAAGATGAAATATCCAGCGCGAGGGATCGTGATCGTGATGTTGGCGCTGATCACCCCGGTGCATTTGATCAAGGCGCTCTGCGACTGATACGGGCCTGACCACGCGGCGCCGCTGTTCGGCGGCGTGCTCAAGGTCACATTGGCATTAGAAAGCGACAGCGTCGCCACGTTCGCGAACATCGAGTCTTGCGCAGAGGAATTCGCATTTACTGGGGAGTCCCAAGTGCCCGAATCTGAACCACGGGTCGGAACGTAAAACCCAAGGTTACTGGTTTGTGGGTCGGCCATGGTTCCCCCTCATTTTACGGCAGGCATGCGCGAGGCAACCATTTTCTTGGCTCGCCATACCAGCTTTCGGCATTCCTCCAGAGCATCAACGATTTCGCCTTTCTGCCCCTCATGCCGCCGCGTCGGAACGCCAGGGATGGTCTCTGAATCTGTCGACACAATTCCTGGAAAGTTTTCTTGTAATCCACCATCTAATTCGACGAGCAAAAGATGAAGGTTATTTGCAAAATAGAGGATAAGGTCGTCAACCGTTGCTCTAGTGACACCTCCGCCTGTGTCATTTCGAGGAAGCGAAAACGGTGCGTCTGCAAGCATTTTCATGCTACCTTTCTATGACTCGTCCTATTGCGCTCGCGGCGGCGTTGCGATCGGTGACGGCTGCTTGCTGTTCCAGACCATCGAGGCGTAGCGCTTGCGCTGCTCCTCGGTGTTGGCCGACTGCCACAAGTCTTGGTAGTGCTTCGTCCAGCTAGCGGACCCCTGCGGATCGTCCGCAATTGCCCCGAAGTCTTTCATGTAGCCGTAGCCGAAGATCATAGCCTCGGCCAAAAACAGATCCGGCAGGTAGTTCGTAAGATACGTGGTCGTGTTGGTGGGCGAGAGCGGCGTTGGCCGGATGGTCCCGGTCACCTCAACTGTGTAGGCCGAGTCCGGCGGCGGTCCGACAAGGACCGTCTGGTCGGTGAGCATCCCGTAGTATTCGGGGTAGGATGGCGTGGTGTTCGGCGTGTCCGATCCGTAGACGAAGTCGATGTACTCGCGCGAGGCCGGAATCAAGGCGCGGCGGGCGCCGCTAAGATCGATGACGCTCATGGACTCAGTCACCACGAACCGCCCCGCCCCGCTCGGCAGGATGAAGTTGCGGCTGTTCATGGTAAACGCGCCGGTCTGGCGAACGATGGTCGCTAGAAGATCAAGCTCGCGGTAGATGCGCTGCTCGGCGTCGTCGATGACGTTCGGAAGGTTGGTGAGGAAGTCGGTGTTAGTCGCGGGGATGACGAGCATGCCCGCAAGCGACTGAACGAAGCCGTTGTAGTCGTACGACATCCTCCGCTAAGCCCCCGCTCCGCATCCGATTCCCCGGAGGCCTTTATATCACTTGTCAGGCGCCCCAATGGCAGATTTCGGCAAGCTGTTTGCGAAGCGCCCTGGTCGATCTGGTGTGATACGCCTTGTAGCGATCGATGTCCCGCTTCTGCTCTTCGAGAGGATAAGCAGAATCAGGACGGACGACGCCGCCTCTGTAAGCAAAACGCCTGGGGGGTGGATCGTTCGGCCCGTACCCACTATTAGCCATCCGGTGATGCTCCGCGCATTCCTCGAATGTCGGCCGCACACCCAAAATGGACATCGGCCCCCCGGGCATAGGAAAATCGATCTTCTGGTGATACGCGGCGCCGAACATCTCCCGCATAGTCTCTTCGACGGCGCCGATCTTCGACAGCGGTCCTTCATGCGACCAATATGCGCCGAAAGCGCTCTCCCCGATCGGCCATGATTGAACACGCATGATCGGATCGAACTTGATGCCCCGGAGCGGCACGAGGTTGCTGGCGGCAACCACGACTGGCGCCGCCAGAGCACCCGTGAGAAAGAAGCGGCGGGAGATCATTCCTCGATTGCCATCGGCACCATGCGGCCGATTTCCTTGATTACCTTCGGAGCCTCGCGGATCATTTCGCCTACAGGGGTTTTACCCAAACGCTGCTCGGCTTCCCTGATCTGCTTGTTGGCGGCATCGTGCGCCTCGGCGCGCGCCTCGTTGGTGAACTCGACCGGCCGGTCCATCAGGATCATGCCGCCCTTGACGATGTGCGGGACGTTGTAGCCCGGCGGGATCCAGCTCGGGTGGCGGGAGGGCGGAACCGGCTCGAACCCCTGCTCGCGCATCTGGGCGAGGTAGTACGGGTCTTCCTGGCCATTCACGCTGAACCGCTTCCACTCATAGGTCAGGCCGTCCGGGATTTCCTCGATCGGGACGAAGAACTCATCCCGCTGCACAAGGCCCTTGCGCAGTCTCGTGCGCGCGCGCGGAGGAACGTGCTCAGTTCCGCGCTTGTCTTCGGCCCGAAGATTCTCGGTCGAGACATGCTCTGTCGGCCGGGCCGCCATCGGCACCTGCGGTGTTCCCGTCTGTGACGTTTTGCCTTGCCCCGGTCTCGTGCCGCCGGATTGGCCAGTTGGAGTATTCATCGAAGCCCCCGTTTTCCCGTATTACGGAATCAATGATTATCTAATACACTGTGATTATCAGTGTGTTAGCCGCCCGATTTTCCCCTCGGCCTGGGCCTTCAGAAACTCTTGCGCGTAGACCTTGAAGGCGCGTCGCCGGTGCGCATCATCGTCCTCGCCGGGTTTGGCTGGATAGGAAAAGAGCGCGGTTTCCTGCTGCTGCGGCGAGAGGCGGACCGAGCGCATCGAGCGCACCGGCGTGCCCGCGGCTGCAAGCGGTTCATTTGTCGGCGGAGCCGATGGCGCCGCCCTGCGGGCCGGTGCGGCCGGCACGGATGCTGCTGCCTTCGATCGCGGGTCAGCCGCTGCCGAAGCCTCGCCGCTAGCAATGCGCTTTTCGAGGTGCTCGAAATACTCCGACGTGTTCGGCGTAATGCCTTTGTCGACGGCATCGTAGTGTGCCGCCATCATCGCGTTGTTCTTCTTTTCGTTGCCACCCGCGATCGGCGGCGCGCACTCGGGGTGCGCACGAAGCCAGTTCTGGGCCACTGGGGCAAAATTGCTCGCTTGGATGTAATGTTCGAGCGGAGAGAGCGTGGTGAACGGTCGCGGTTCGGTGGTCCCCACCCCGGTCCGCTTGCCGGACTCCAGGGCCGTCTTGCGGTTGTTGAAATCTCGAAGCTCGGCTGTGGCGTTGCCGATCGCCTCTTGCGCGTCGACCATCTTGTCCACGTCGCCGGATTCATGGGCCGCCTTGAGTTCGGCCTTGGCCGAGGCGAGCGCCTTCTGGGCGTTGGCAAGGCCGGTCGTGACCGCGGTCATCTCGCCACTGGCAATGGCCTCGCGGGCAGCAGCGGCTTCCTGCTCGGACTGCTGCGCCATCCGCGTGGCTTGGTCCGCACGCTGGCGTTCCGCGGCTGCCGTGGCTTCGGCGGCTGCACGGCGGCGGCGCTCTTCCTCGATCTTTGCCTGGGCGTCTGCAAGGGCGTCTGTCGTGGCAGCCGAGGCCGCTGGTGAGACTACGGCACCCCCCTCACCTGCCCCCTTCGCGCCCTCGCCAGCGCCTGTAGCGCCTTCCGTGCCCTCTCCCGCGTCCACCTCGACGTCAATGATGGTGTCGTCAGGAACTTCGATTGCCGCTTCCCCAGCCATGGGTCACTCCCCTTTTTGGGCTTGGTCACATATTTCGATCATGCGCCCTGCAAACTCGCGCGCGATTGACGGAGACATCTTGAACATTGCCCGCTCAATGGCGCCGTCAACGCCGATGCAAACGGCGATTTCCGTAGTCGGATCAATGTTGAGGCCGCGATGATCGGTCTCGGTTATCACCGCACCGACTGAAAGCACATGAGACAGGTTCGGTCCGCCCAATACCCGCTCCGGCTTTGGATCGCCTAAAAAATCCGCCAATTTGTCCCCCTTCGGTCAGTAGACGATGTCAGGCGCCGGAAGGCCCATGTTGATATCCTGATCGCGGACGATGCGGCACAGTTGGCCATTGAGCACCATCTTGCGACCGTCGGTCACCCACAGCGAAATCCACTCGCCGATCTCGACCTTGTCGGGACCAAAATCGAACATGGCGTCCGACTTGAAGCAGGAATGCCCCATCATGAGCACGAGGGCGGACTTTCCCTGGTGCTCGTCCTCACGCCGGGTCTGATCGGAAAGGTAGAGGGTGTTCCCGCCACCAGCGTCCATCTTTTCCGGCCGCTGGTAAATGGCGACCAGAAGGCGGTTGCCAAACAACTTGCATGGCTTGCCATCCCTCGGGTCAGTGACCGGATCGCCAAGTTTCGCGATCCCAATGCGATCGAGGATTTCCTGGATCGGGTCCACATCGTGGACCGCTCGACCTAGCCCCTTACGCTGCGGTTGCTGTTCAGCAAGCTGCGCGCGTCGCGCCCGAGCTACATTGCTCGGCACGATCAATGACCCTTCCGCCATCGTGTGAAAGCCCCCTAAGCCGCATCTGGCTTGCGTCCGTATCGGTCGCGCTCGATGTCCTCACCCCATTGGAGGACGTCGTGCAAAGCCTGAAGATAGCCTATTTGCCATTTGTGCTCAGCAAAATCAACAGCGGAACCCGCAAGCATCTGCTCTACCCGCAGATCTCGCTTCTCGCGAATGACCCGATCGAGATCACGGAAGAACGGATCAATGATCCGGGCCGGGTCCATTAAACCTCTTGTGTGCGGCGGTCCGGGTGCTTGCGCATCCACTCGGTTTTCTCAAGACGGCCTACACCGGAAACCGAGCCACCGCTGAGGTGGGGCATGTGCCTGCCCTTGGGCTTGTGGCCCTCGCCCTCGCTGGCAACCACCGGAGCCTTGAGGCCCTGTTCCTTGCGGGAGTGCGCCATCATCTCATCGCCGCTCGCTGAACCACCGATCGAGCCGCCGTCCTTGCGAACGAGGTGATGCTTCTTCAGCGACTTCTCGATCAGCGCTTTGTCCTCGGCTTCGTCGCTATGAACCCGCCCGCCGTGCTTGCGGGGCGGAAGCACGCCGGGCGGGATACCGCCGGGAGCGCCCGGGGCCATCGGCCCTGGCATCGGCGCGGGCGGGACCATCGGCCCGGCACCCATGGGCGGTCCAGCCGGACGGGCCGGCAAGGCCGCCGGTGGCAATCCCCCAGCCACCGGCGGTACTGGTACAACGGGTGCGCCCCCAGACGCTCCCGCTCCCCCATGCTGCGGAGCCACAAGAACATTGACCTGAGTTTTGCCATGCCCCTTGCGGCCACCGCGTGCGCGTTGCGAGATCGGGGCCAAACCACGGCTTTCTGAGAGCAGAGCGCCAGCGGGCCCGCCCTCGGCGCGGCCGCCGTACTTGCGATGTTTCGGATGGCCGCCATGCTTGAGCGTGGCAACCGGATTGGCGACTAACTGCTTGCGATTGGCGCGATCAGATCGACCGCGAGGCTGTTCTGAATTTGCCCCGAAGCCGATTGCATCCTCGGGACCTTCGCCCTTGTACCGCTCGGGCGGGGCGTCGATGTTGTTGGCGGGGCCGCTGGCGAGACCGTAACCATCGGTCATCCTCTTGAGCTTGGCGTTGTGGCCGTCCTTGGCCTCATTGCGATGCGGATGCGCCATTTCGTAGCCCCCTATTTCTCCGACTCAGCCCCTTCGCCGCCCCCGATATACGCGACCGCCAGCTTTTTGTCATCAGTCCGCCCTCAAAACGACGAAGCGATGATCATGGCGATTTCGTCCTCGTACTCGATCTCCTTCATAACCCAATCCGGGGGATGGCGTAGCAGGACAGCGCCCGGACTCGTTTGGGCGAGGATAGCGCGCCATCTTAAGCTTTCTTCCTCCCCCTCCAGCAGCGCGAGATTCGGGAACAGGAAATCTTGCGACGGCGGCAGCAGCGCCGGACGATCAGCAAACAACTGCGGAACGGGTGGTGTGGCAGGAACGGTCGTAAAGATGATTCGGTTCGGAAACAGGAAATCGACCTGCCGCGCCTGCGGCGCCGGGACGGTCTCGTCGATGGATGTCCCAACCGGCCTGATCTGCGATTGCGCGAAGTTGAGCAGCGGGATGTTCGGCGGAACGAAGTCCTGCGGCCGCGGCTGCGGCGCCGGGCGGTCGCCAAACAGCGGCACGCTAACCGGCTTGGTGGTGACGACAAGCGTGGTCGTCAGCAGGTTCGGGAACAGCACATCAACCGGCGGCCGCGCCACAACCGGCCGATCGAAGATCGGAACGAACGGCGGCTGGATCTGAGCTATGTCAAGGGCGACGTTCGGGAACGCAAAGTCTAGCGGGCGTGGAAGCGGCTTCGGTGTGGTCTCATCGAGTACCGCACCAACCGACTTGACTTGTAGTTGCTCAAACCCAAGAAGCGCGACGTTGGGGAACTGGAAGTCTAATTGATGCGGAGGCGGCCGAGGAACGGTCTCGTCCACCGCAGCGCCAACCGGATGGACCTGCGCTTGCGCTGCGCTTAGCGCCGAGATGTTGGGAAACTGGAAGTCCAACTGCCGGGGTAGCGGCGCCGGAACGGTCTCGTCGAGCACGCCTCCGACCGGCTTAACGGCAGCGGTTGCCGTTGCGATGACCACATTCGGGAAAGCAAAGTCGAGTTGATGCGGCAGCGGCAGCGGAAGGGTCTCGTCCAGCTTTGCGCCAACCGGAGAGACCTGCAACTGCGCAAAATTCAGCAGCGCAATGTTCGGAAACTGGAAGTCGAGTTGCCGCGGTAGAACCTGCGGCGTGCTCTCGTCGATCGTCTTGCCGACCGTGACGACTTGGGCAGTGAAGAACGCAACGTTCGGGAAGGCGAAGTCCAGTTGGTGCGGCAGTGGCGCCGGGATCGTTTCATCGATTGCCGCACCAACCGACTTGACTTGCAGTTGCGCAAAGTAGCCAAGCGCAATGTTCGGCGGCACGAACTCTTGCACCCGCTGCTGCGGCGCGGGTCGGTCACCGAACAACTGCGGGATGATTGGATTAGCAACGGGGGTCGTAAGGGCGGGGAGATTTGGGAACTGAAAGTCTGGTTGCTTGGGCTGCGGAGACGGGACAGTTTCGTCTAGCGCCGTCCCAACAGGGAAGACTTGTGACTGCTCGGCGTTCAACGCCGAGAGATTTGGGAACTGGAAGTCGAGTTGGTGCGGCGGCGGCAACGGAATAGTCTCGTCGACCGTCTTCCCAACGGACGCGACCCGCGATTGCGCGAGGTTGAGCAGCGCGACATTGGGGAATTGGAAATCAACCGGATGCGCCGGCAGCAGCGGAACAGTCTCGTCGACCGTACCGCCGACCGGGTGGACCTGCTGCTGCGCGGAGGCCAGCGCTGAAAGATTCGGAAACTGGAAATCCAACTGCCGAGGCAAGACCTGGGGGGTAGTCTCGTCGATCACCTTGCCGACGGATGCGACCCTCGACTGGGCAAAATTGAGCAGCGCGACGTTGGGAAATTGGAAGTCGACCGGGTGCGGCGGCGGCAGCGGGACGGTCTCGTCGATCGCCTTGCCGACGGGCACAACACGCGACTGCGCGGAGGCCAGCACCGGGATATTTGGGAACTGGAAGTCGAGTTGCCGGGGCAGGACCTGCGGGATCGTCTCATCCAGCACCGCGCCGACGGGCTTCGCCGGTGCTGCTGCGGTTAAGACAAGGTTCGGAAATTGAAACTCGGGGGGCCGGCGCGGCGAGAACGGGACGTCGAACGGCCGGCCCGCGAACGGCGCGGCGATAGGCAGCGCGCCCATGTAGGGGCGCCCAGCAAGCGGAGCCCCTAAGAGGAAAGGCATGACTTTAGCCCGTGATCGTTACACTAGACAACGGCCACGACGGCGTGCCGCCAGAGGCAGCGACCGCGCGCGCAACGAACAGCGCGCTGAGGTACGCCCACACTGCCTTGATAAATAAGCCGGCCTGCGCGAGCGTCATCGTATGCGACGTGCCCGTAATTCCGAACCAAGTCAGCGTTGTCGTGCCGTTGGTGAAAGTCCCGTTTATCAGAACTTGAACGCGCTCTGCCAGCATCCGCACCTGAGTTGCCGTGTCGATCGGATAGACGTCGTTCAACGCCGTGCTGATTGTCCAAGTCAATGTGAGGCCGGCGGCAAAAGCCGCGTCGAAAGTGGCCTGGCTGGTTGCAGCCGCACCAGCGGGATCGAAAGCCTGCAACGCGGTCTGCGCCGCCGACTTCTGCGCTGCCGTAGCCGCAAGATCAAAGGTTATGCCCCACGTGGCTTTGTCGGCCCAATTGCCAACGGAAACCCCAACAACAGGCTGCTGCGGCACGGAACCAGCGGCAAGCGCGGCAGCGGCAACGGCGTTGTGAAGTGGCTGGATGTCGGGCATTTTCACATACTCAATTGCAATGTTAGCCGCTGAAGTTGCCCGGCAGCGCCGATGCCGTCGGTGCTCTCAAAAGTAACAGTAGCGGCGTCAGGTGCAATCTCCATCGCTTGAGCAAAGCTAAGCCCAAGGATCGGTGGAGTGACACCATAAGCTATAGGGGGTATCCGCATGGCCGTGCCCGCATTATTGCTGCGGGCTTCCGCAGCTTGCGCCGGCGTCGCCGAAGTGGAGTTAAAAGTGACGCCAAGAGCTGCTGAATTTAGCGTCGCAGCCACGACTACCTGCGTAGAATAGGTGGCCAAAACGGAACAATCCGCCAGTCCATCCAGCCAGGAAATGCGGTTATTCAACCCCGATCCAGTGCCCCCCGAGTTGGCAACGTGCCAAGTATTGGTCGCGTAAGTCCAACTGGCGGTGCTGTCTCGGGAAATCGCCAGTATCGGAACCTTGTTTTGCGCATTGTAAAGAGCGAGGAAGAGGTTGTTGCCGCCAAGCGCCGCAGCCGGGTTGAAGTTCATGCCGGTCTGGGCGTTCGCAGTGCCGTAGCCTGACCCCACGTAAGTCGCTTGGTTCGCTGGCACGACAAACGTCGTGCCGCTGCTCGTTCGTATCGTGATCTGCGCGGCGTTAGTCCTAACCCCGTTCAGGCGCGCCAGCGCCGCCGACCGCGCCGCCGATGGCGCCAGGGGCGTGGTCCACGCCGCATTGTAGCCGAGCGTGGGCGTGGTGCCGACCAGGAACATCCACCAGTCATAGACCTGACCAAGCAGCCAGTTCGTGCTGTCGAGCACGACACTCTGCTCAGTGAACGGATAATTCGCAAAGTTGCTCCCGTTGTAGATTGCGACCGTGCCGCTGCCAGGAACATCCGCCGGCGTATAAAAGACCGTGCCCTGCGCCGTCGTATTGACGTTGAGGACCGGCGTGCCCGAGGTCAACGTCAGGCGGCCGCCAAACACAGGTCCGGGACCTCCGGATACCTGCACAGGGGCAGTCGCGGGCTGCGAACCGCCAAGCTCTATCGCGGTCAGAACCGGGTCGTTGGTGACAATAACATTTATCCCGGTGACCGCTTTAACCTGGATGTCGATCCAGTAAGTTACGCCAGGAGTCAATCCCTGGATCAAGGAAGAGAGCGAGATCGGTTGAAAGAAGTCGGCAGCCGTTGTCTGAGCCACGCCAAAGCCGAACTGTGTTGGCTCGCCGACGAGGGTGCCTATAGCAGCAGCATTGTTTGCTGGCGGATTGCCGGTGCCATATGCGATCTGAAGGATAGTCCCTTCATTGATCGTAACGGCCGTAGAAGTTAGAAACCCCTGAAATGTCACCAGGATGTTGCCGGTCACCTTCGGCGTAATCGTCAGGGCAAGACCGGCCATGACAAAGACTGTCGTGCTCGACCCAGTGAAAGTGCCGGTCGTATTTTTCTGCGCAAACGCCGGCTGCGCGCCGGTAGTCGGCACCCGCGTGCGGCCGATCCTCGATCCGGCCGACATCACCATCGCTAGAAGTCCCCGCCGTGGGCTATGACGCTGAGCATCTTGTTCGCCGTCACCGTCGTGGTGCTCGACACCGCGAGAAGGTCACCACTCTCCAAATAAAGATACTTCTGGCCGTCGTTATCCTGGTTCGGCACCGCATTGAGGCCGAGCAGATCGGTCGCCGCCGTGACGCCGTCCGTGCCCGAGGTGATCGCCACCGTGGCGGCAGCGATCGGTTTCATCAGCGCCAGCAGGTGTGTGCCAGCCTGCGAGACCGACGTGGCAATCGCCGCACCACCAGCCGTAGCAGCGAGGGAAAATGACGTGCCGAACACGAAGGTGGCAACGAGAAAGTAGGTCGTATTGAAGCTCAAACCCGTGGGTAGCGTGTCGCCGTTGTTCAAAAACACGACCTGATCGCCGACCGCCGCGTTGTAGCCGTTGTTGAATGCTGGCCAGCTCACCACCCCAGGAGTGGCTAGCGTGATGGTCACGCCGCTCGTGGTGAAAGCCAAGGCGGTCTGCACAATGCGCGACGCTGTGTCGTTGCCGGTCGCCTGGATCGAGGTAATCTTGGAGCCGTTCACCCCTGCGCCGGCCAGACCGTTGCCGACGCCCGAACCGTTGTATAGAAATTTCCAGGCCGAGGCGTCACCGTTGCCTATGGAGGCTATCCAGCGCCGCGGTTGTTTGACGTAAATACCGGCATTGTTTGGTGTGAAAGCCATCAGATGCCTCCGTTGAGGGCATGATTCACGTCAGCCAAGTTCTGCACATCCTCGGCTCGGCAGTCGATCGCGACCGTCGGCACGAGGGTGAAATTGACCTTCGCGTTGCCGTTGGTGGAAAACTGCACGAAAGTTCTTTGCAGCGTCGTGCCCGAGGCCCAGGTGCCGACGCCGACCTCCCATTGCGTGAGATCCGCCGATTGCGCGAAGTAACTGTACTGTGCGCCGTTGACCGCGCCGGCCGCGACGGGAGACTGGAAGCCGGTCAGTGCAGAGCTATAGACGAAATCCGTGAGCGCCCCGGCGGTGGGGTTGAACCAAACACGATTCAAACCGACAGGCGCGATCAGCATTCATCATTGCCTACGCCGTCTCGTACATGATGTGGGCCGAGACCTGAGCGGAACCCGACGAGCCGGTGAAGGCCGAAAGCGAGCACTCACCCAGCGGCTGCGTATTGCCGAGGTTGGCAAACGCCATGTTCGGCGCCCACGGGTTCCATTTCAACACACCGCCAAAAGCGTTGATGCTGAAGGGGACTTTGGGAAGCGTGATGGTCGTGGCGCGCTGCGGTGGGGTCGTGAACGAGATACCCACGACGACCGGGTTTGCCAAGGCTCCGGCGTTAGGGTCGTTCGTGCCGTTCGAGTTCGGCGTGACCAGCGCGGCCGCGGTGATGCCGATCGTGGTGTCGTGCGCAAGCGTCAAATAGGATATGGCAGCGGCCGTACTCTCCCCCTGGATGAAAACCTCCAGAATATTGGTCCGTTGCGTGGCGGCGGCGCCCTGGATCGCCATGTAGGTGCCATTGGTCAGAGCGACGGTGTCGGCGATTCCCGTGCCAGGAGACACCTGACGCGCATTAAAGGTGAAGACGGACATTGGCTTACCCCCTCATATCCTTGGCTAGGACCGGGAAGGGAATCTTCCCGCTCTGAACTTCGTCGGCAACTTGTTCGAAAGGCTTACAGATCCCATTGATTTTGAACGCGACGGCACAATTATCGCAGCAGTACCAGTCGCACTTGGGGCAGATGAAGCGCTCGCGCTGACGCTGTGGATTGAGCACCACCGGCACATGACAGTGATTGCAATGCTGCGTATCCGCTTCAAAAACTTGACCCGGTCCGTACCCTGGCATGTCGGGAATGCCGGGCGAGTTCCTGTGGTCGACAAACAAATAACCAAAATACTTCGGACGACTCATGCTGATGCCCCCGAAACCCCCATCATTGTGCCCCGTAAACGCCTCGACCCCGCCCTATTCCTCGATTTCTACCTGAATATCAACCTCGCCGCCAGAGGTTTTAGTAATTGTCGGCAACTCACTCCTCACGGCGGGCAAATCGATACGCGCCCCGATCGGCCTCCCGCTGCTATCACGAACGATCACCCGGGGCGCCGACTGCAAGTCGATCAGACGGTTAACTGAGGCGGTCAAGACTTCGATCGACGTATCGTTCCCGGCCGGCGTTCCGCTTTGCACCATCGATCGCAAGGCCGAAGTCCGCGCTTCATTCTCCCGCGAGATGGCGCGAAGTGCCTCGACCAAGTCCGTCATAACCCTTGAAGGCGGAGGCTCTTGATAAGGTGATTCGACTCGGCCGCCAGAGGCCCGCCGCGCCACCCCCTCCGCCGCAGGCTGCATCGCTTTCTCGTGCTGGCGGTCCAGCACCCCCTCTGTCGCCTCATGGTGCTGGGCGAGTATGTTCGAGAAGAATTGGTGCCGGCGTTGCTGGTCGGCCAGACCAGCTTCATGCGCGCGATCGATCGCCGCTTGGTTTGCCTCGTGGGCATTGTCCGCCACGCCCTGCGCACTGGCGGTGCGGCCGGCCATATTTGCCAGAGCAAGCTTGTGAAGCCGGTTGGCCGCACTCTCGCGATTGGCAATGCCGGATTCTTGTGCCGCCTGCTCGCGTTCGGAACCGTGGATAACGAGTTCGCGCGCGACCTGCAGCGAGGCGATCTTCTCCTTTGAGGCAAGCTCGGCTTGCCCGGTCGTCGCCTTGATCTGAGCTTCCTGCGCCCTGGTTCTGGAATCGGCGATGCGCGCCTGGGCGGCCATGATCGTGGCCTGGGCGGTAAGCTCTTCCGGCGACGGCTGCGGCTGCGCACCAGGAGGTGGCGCCGGCTTGAAATACTGATCGGGGTTGTCCCAGCCCATGACCTTGAAGGCCTTGGAATCGACGGCGTTCATGTCGATCGACTGGTTGGTCTGAGCCATCTGCCGCGCCGCCACCACCTTCATGTAGCGCTCGGTCTGCGACGAGGTGTTCGGATCGGACGCCGGCACAAGCTCCGCATCGCTCAAGGCCGTCAGGAACAACGCCCGATGCCGATTCTGGGCTTCCTCGATCTGGTCAGCGACAGTCTGTTGCCCGGCCATCTGGGTCAAAAGCTTGAGCACCTTGCTCTTCTTGTTGTGCCGCCACAGCGCCTCGGGGTCCTCCATCAGCAGGCTCTTGAGCATGTCGAGTTCCTGCCCTTGGGCTTGGTGGAGGCGCTTGTGCACCGCCGCCATGAGCCGCGTCGCCTGCTCGATCAAAGCGAGCGTGGTGCCGACCGGGGCGTTCTGCGTCCCCTCGCCGACCTGTAGCTCGGCCGTCCCGCCGACCCGCTGCGCGCCCTCGGCGATCTTCTCGATCAGTTGGATAAAGACCGCGCTCGGGTCCTTGTACGGCAGCGGCATGATAGCCGTGCGGATGTCCTGGCCGCTGGTATCGATCGGCATGCCGCCGCCCGGAGGCACACGGAACTGGTTAGTCAATTGCTTGGCAAGAGACTTGAGATAGAGGAATCCGGGGAAATTGGCGTACATGCCCGCGTCGATCAGCAGGCGCCACGCTGCCGTCACCGCCTTGGTGGCGTTGCCGAGCACATTGAGCAGGCCGATGCCGTAGAAACCCAGTCCCGGGATGAAGGTGTAGGCGACGATCCTGTTCAGCGCGAGGCAGAACAGATCATCCTCGTCCCAGTTGCGGCGGATTTCGAGGATTTGCCGCGATTCTTTATCGAGCACGACCTTGTACGGGAGCGGCAGGCCGGTAGGCGTTTCATCCTTCAGGGTGTGCTCAAACCCGGGAAGGTCGACCTCGCAATAGCACTCGTAAAGCTCGCGATCCTGGTCGCCCGGCTCGACGTAAGCTGGCGGCGCGATGCCTTGAGTCTGCCGGATTTTGCTTTTGACTGCGTCCTCTTGCAGCGGCATGCCGGTGTCGGGCAGAACGATATCGCGATAGGCCCCGACCAATTGCATGCGGCGGAGCAACGAGGGCCGCATCAGAATCCGATGGGTAATGCGCCCGGCGCCGTTGATGTCGGTCGCCGCGTTCGAGACGATCAGATCCTCGGCATTGATCGAGGCAATCACCGGCCGCCGCTTGATCGGATCGTGAAACCCCTTCTTGAAGGCGATGCCGCAGAAGCCGCACATCAACAGCATGCGGTCGGTGTCGGGAACGTATTCTGTCGCTACCTTCGTAAGGTAATGATTCATGTCCTTTTCGAGAGCGTCGGCAAGCTGATCGGTGAGGGCGTTGCCCAAGCCGTCGTTGCGCACCTTCACCGGGCCGTCCGCAGGCAAAAGCTCGCCAACGGCATTCGCCTGGAACCGTAGGACTGCTTCCAACAGGATCGGACTGTCGACGGTCGAGACGCCCTCCGCCGGCGTCGCCCCGCTTGCCGCCGCACCGCGCGGGTTCTTGATCTGGAGCCCGAGCAGGGAGATGCCCTGGCTCATGTTCTCCAGCCACTCCGATCGGCTTTGAAGATCCTGCTCGATGCCGAGAATCAGCCTTTCGGCGACCATGGACAGGTCGGCGTCGGTCAGGTACTCGGCGATATTGTCGTCGAACTTCTCGGATTCGCTCGGCTTGCGCTTCGGACGCGCGTCTGGGCCCCAGCCGACTTCGACCGAGCCGTCCTCGTTGGCGACGATCCTGGTATCGCTCTCGGGGTCGAATCCGTTAGCGTCCGCGAACGAGACGACGACCTCGACCGCATCCGCGCCGTTGAACGGGGTTAGGCCTCCAGCCATTAAAGCCGCTCAGAGCTTCGTGTAGCTGAACTTGCCCTTGATCGACGCATGGTGGAACGCCCCCTTCGAATCATGCCCCATGAACGCATCATAGGTCTCTTGCGGCACATCCGCATATCGGTAGACCGGCCCCGTGCCGAGCTTCCCCTTGCCACCCTTGAACTCAACCTCTAGCTCGCGCGTGGCGGGATCGTAGCCGACGCTGGCGATATTACTGGAGGTAACTGGTTTTCGATCCATCCGACCGATTCCCCGTTTCCACGGCGCGCATCAAGGGGCCAAAGTTTTCGACCGCCCGCTCGACGTGCTTGCCGTCCTTGATTTCAAGCTCAGTGATAGCAAAGCCTAAGCCTTCAGGCTCCGGGTACTTGCAGGCGACAATGATCGCATTGCCGTTCGCCGTCGGCTCGACCGTGTATCCCTCGGGCAGAGGCGACAGCGCCGCCTCGACCTCGTTTAGGGCCTTGCGCATTGCTGGAGAAATGTCGGTCATTGCCGCATTGATCCATCTTGAGTGATTCTGGCATCGCCCTCGTCGCGGTACTCGTGAACCGTATAGGGATCCTCGCCGGGGCCGTGAAGCGGGGCAAACGGCCGATCCTCGCCCCACCGCAGCCATTCACCTATCTCATGGTTCTCGACGCGGCGGCATTGCTCATAAATCCACCGCTTCCATGTCTTCTCGTTGTAGGTCGCGATCGGGACAGGATGAAAGTGGGACAGCGGCATCTGCTGCGCAGAATTGTACGCATCCACACACTTCGTGTCGGTGATCACGAGGCGAAGCGCGTCGTCTTCGTTAACAATGCGGAAAGTCCAGCCGGGCTTGTACTTAACTTCGCTCACCAGCTTCCGCAGGATGTAGAACGTGTCAGCCATCGGACCGCGCCCCCTCGAAGGGCAAGTCTTACCCCGAATCGCGGGGAAAGTCGAAGGAAGCGTAGCCTTCAGCGCGGACGCAAAATCCGCGATTGCAGCGGCGGGGCGATGAACCCATCCATGAGCTTTCGGTGGATCGTCGCACAACCGATATAGACGTCGCCGAGTCGCGGTCCCGCCCAATTGGTGACCGTCTGGCCCTGATGGTCAACCGAGATGATAGCAACCGTATTGGTTTCGCCACGCTTGAGCGCCGCAAGATGCCTCTCGACTAATTCGATCGCTACGGCATTCACTGAAACCGCCGCCGCGGGCGGCAACCCGTTCATGGCTCCAACGTCACTCATCCTCGACTCCTATGTCCCTCGGTTCAGCGTCCTTTAGATCGGCCCGGATGGTGGACCCAACGAAGACGGACACCACTTGCGGATAGTTGGCCGCTAGCCCCTCGGCCTCGGTCGCACTGTGCGCACTCACCTCGATCCAGGTCTCTATGACGCGCCGGACCCGGACCCGCCACGGCTTCGGCCGAGGGCTTAGGGCCATCGGGAGGCCGGCCAGATAATAATCCCGAGCACAATCAGGACGACGATCATGCGCAGGATGTCGTGGTCAAACCCCGTAATGCTCGGCGACGCCATGATCCTTCGGCTTGTAAGCCGCCTCATCCTCAAGAGCCGCGCTCATCTCGTCGCCACGCAATAAGATGCCGCGCTCTCTAGCCCAATTCAAGAACTGTGTCACCGTGTCGTGCAGATCGTCATGATCGTGCCGCGGGAAGTATTCGCATTGGTCGAGCACCTCTTCCGACCACTTCGTTTCCGGCGCCCATACCACGTCATCGACGAAAAGCGAAACCACCGAATGGGTGCGGGAGACCTTGTCTATCTTGTTTACCGAGATCATCTCGATGCCGAAGTTCTCGCGGGCGTACAGGCGCCGTAATTCGTTCGCCACGTCGTGCCCCCTGGTCTTATCCTCGATCAGCAGGCGATGGACCTTGTACCGGCGGCAGGTGTCGGCGACCCACTCGACCAGTCCCCATTCCCTTTGCTGCCGGGCCCGGAAATTCACCCCGGCCTCGTTGGGCCGAGGCGTGAGCACTTGACCGTGCAGCGGCAGGCGCTTCGCCCAGGCGAACATGAGCATCGCCCGGCGATTCTTATTGTGATCGACCCACACCCCCCAGACCGTCAGAGCGTTGAAGTTATTTTCGTCCTTTTCCCCGTACGAGGTGTCGAGGCTCCCGCAGATGAAGCTGCACTCCGGGAACTCCTTCCGGCCACCCTCGGCCCATTCCAGGCCATAGGTGCGAGCTACATCCATGTCCCACAGCTTCCACCAGCCGCGCTTGAGGATTGCTCCGCCTTTGGCGATGGGACTCTGCTGTAAACGCCCCGCCGCCATGTACGGCCCCAGCAGATGCTTCATGCGCTCCAACTCACGGTGCCCGAACCGCTCCGGCCACATAAGCTCGTCGTCATCGGTCCTGGGGTCCGCCCACGGGGTGGGTTCCTTCCCCTCGTAATCGAGTTGCGGGAGGATCACAGTGACGCTCCGCCGCCGACTGTCGAACTCCATCGGGACCATGACGTGCACAAATGGCTCGGAACCGTCGAGGATGATGCCAGAAAGATCGCCTTTGTGCAGGCGCTGCATTACCACCACGAGCGGCGTGAGCTTCGGATTATTGAGGCGCGTGCCATGAAGCTCTTGATACCAAGAAGCCACAACGCGCCGATCGGCATCGGTCTCGATCTTCTTCTCGGTCTCGGTGTTGTGTGGGTCGTCGACGCAGATCACATCGCCGCCCAGACCGAGCAGCGAGCCACGGACCGAGGTGGCGATGCGCGAGCCGCCGACCGTGTTATCGAACTGGGACTTGCTGTTCTGATCGAGCCGCAGCGTGAATCGATCGCCCCAAAGCGCCTGATAGAACGGGCTCATGATCAGACGTCGGGTCTTGTTGGAGGCCATCAACGACAAGGCTGAATTATAGCTGGCGCTTAGGAACTTGACCTGCGGGCCGCTGACGAAGCTCTGCTGCGAGCGCGCCCATATCCAGGCGTTCCAGCAGATCGAGGCCGTGTTCGTCTTCGCGCAGCGGGGCGGAATGTTGATCAGCAGCCGCTTGATATGACCGAGCGTGACCGCCTCAAGGTGCTGGGCCATCGCATCAATCGCCCAGCACGATTGAAACGGCGCCGAGTCGATCGACGGCCATGCAGCCTCCAGAAACATCAAAAAATCGTTCTCAAGGTCCTCGCGATCGATCATGGAGTTCGCCCGCTTCGCGTGGGTCGCGGCCAAGAACAGTTCGTTCAGGTTCCCGAGCTTGAGCAGTTCCTGGTACTTCACGGCGCCTCACCCGGCGGCGTCACCGAAGGCGAAGCCCGTTTGCGCGTCAGCGGACTCGGCGGCAGCTTCTTTCTCGACACCCTGTACGGCAGCGACATCGCCCTTCCCCTCGGCCTTAAGCATCTCTAATGCTCCGACCCTGGCCGAAATTTCAATAGCCTCCCGGACCCGCTCTAGAAAATAGGCCGAAAGCGGCCTTGGGTTAAGCCCAGCCATATACTCCACGCAGACAGCTTCTTTGCCGTCCGCCATAGTGGCGACAGGCGCCTTGAAGCCCGGGATGCCGCAAACCAAGTCAAGCATCTCATCCGTGAAGCCTTCACCCCGCATGACTTGCTTTGCGACCTCCAACTCCGCCCATGCCCCTTTGGCCTCGACCTTCGCCTTAAATTCATCCCGGTAAGCATCGAAGTGCGCCGCCCGCAGCGCGGTAAGCACAAGCCCCTCGATGCTCGGGTTAAGATCGACCGCTAGATCGCGGCACAATTCCTTCGCCTTCTCGCGAAGGGCCTCACTAATCTTGGGCCAGTCGGGGAACCTTGCGTCGGTCATGCGATCTCCCTGGCTATGTCCATCCCGCGATCGGTCAAGGCGACGGCGAACTTAGCCTCCTTCCGCAGGTCTGGATGATTATGACCGGCCCAAACAATCCCCGTCACAACCTGCCCCATGCGAACTAGGCCCTTGGCCTCCAAGCGGTCGAAGACCGACATGACCTCGTTCAATTTCGGGTCCGGGGCTTTCTCGTTTGCCTTGATGAACATGAACGGCAGTTTCTCGTCGAAAACTCTTTTTAGTGCCGCCATCTCCACCTTGTTCGGCGGCTCGTTGTAGTCGATCAGGGTGTCCTCTCTTGCGCGCGCGGCACGCTTGGCATGGTTCATGGCACCCTCCAGGCGCTTCGCCGCGTCAGTGAACTCAAGATGCGGCTGCACGAACGGATCGCGCTTGAACGCCGCCAGTGAGGCCTCGATCTGCTTTACCGCCGAGGCGGCAAAGATGATGCGCTCCAGATCGGCAAGATCAACGGTTACGGTTACGGTCAAATTTCTTCTCCTTTTCCATCCACCAGCGGGCGCGGACCTGCTCGCCGTAATTCAAGATCATATCGGCCCACTGATCGCCATCGCCGTACATGCGGCAGATGTAGGCCGCCAGTTCCAAGCCCTTCTGCATTCCCTTCGACATCGGGTTCCACGGCGAGGTAATCCCGTCCTTGCCGTAAGATGGCTGTTCTTTGTATGGACGGTCAGACATCCAGAAGCTTCTCGCCCTTGGCATCCGGCGTCTTGCAACGGCCCGGATTAGACGCTCGCCAGACGTTCACGCGATCGATCGCACGGTCGATTGCCTCGATCTGTTCGGTGTCGCAACCTAGTCCAACGCAGCGAGCGCGATAGTAAGCTAGCGCCGCCGGGAAGGCGTTGTCCTTCGCCAGGAACACCATCCACTCATCGTCCGGGACGTCCGAGCCGTCTTTTACCTTGGTGATGATGCCGGTGAACTTCGCATCAAGCTTCGTTCTCCGCCCCGACTCCTTAACTAAGATTTTGCACCGGACTTCAAACCCAGTCTTTCCCTGCGGGCACGAGTCGCCAACCGAGCAATCGCAAGCCACCAGTCTCATCGCCAGCCTCCATGGAAATGGAAATGGCCGTTATCGAGCACGAACTTCGAACCGCACTTCGCGCAGACCGGCATGGGAAAGGTCCCGATCTTCGGCTCTTCCTGCCTCCATTCGCCGAGGTGGTGCGGCAACTGGTACTGGCCAATGTTCACCGTCTCGGCGAAGGTGCAGATCGAATGCCCACTCTCGCAGGTCACGACCTCGCCAGCGGAGGCGAAGACCTTGGGATACGTATTCCAGCCAACGTCGAAAAAGACCTCTTGCTCCGGGTGGACTAGCGGCGCGTCACGCCCGATGCGCCCCATGGTGACAACTGCCGCACCGATCGAGCCGAGCCATAGGAAAGCGCGTCTGTTCATATCAGCCATCCCCACACCAAGTATTTAATGCCTGCGGCAAGAACGACGACCAGGGTACACATCTTGACGCGCCACAGCCATAACTCCCGCCGATGCCGGCGGTGCACCGCTTCAAAGTAGCGCTCGGTCGCGTCGTTGTCGTGCGGCCAGGACATCCGTTCACTCTCACCTCGCGTGCATAGTGAACAGGGTAAACACGAACGGCTTCCCCTGGCGCCGCAGCTCGATGCACAGCCCCGGTTGATAAGCCACGATCGCGCGGTCCCGGCTCTCGAACACGAACTCCGGCGCCAAGATCGTGGTCGGCACCGTGAGCCACCCGGCTTGATTGGCGGAGGTAGCCTCCCACTCCTTCGTTTCGGGATCGCACCAGCAGATCATACTGTGGTGCGGCTTGCGCGCGTTCATGTCGAAGCCGAACGCAAAGATGAAGCCCTGGCTGTCCTCAAAGAGCTTCATTTCGTCAGCTCCCTCAACTCGTCGCGCAACTGTTCGATCTTGTCCCGAATCTTAGGCATGTCCCTCCAGGAGTGCGACGGCGTCGAATACCTCATCTCAGCACACAGGTCGTGGAGAAGCTCGACAATGGTAGCGCACAGGCGGAGCAGGTCGACCTTCGGCTTCGGCTCGATCGATGTAACCATCGGCCCTGATACATCATCCTGCACCACAGGGGGGCCGTCCCAAGGGTAGGCAGGCGGCGGCTCATAAGAGGTGGCGGTCGCGTCCGGCGCGGGCGGCTGTGTCACAAACTGCGGTCCAGCAAACGCAGGGACCGCAGACGGCGGGGGCTTGATGGGTGGCGGGGGCACATGAGTCACGATCATCGGCTTCTGTTCGTCCGTCAATGGTTCCTCCATCCGCATGAAATTGATGATGACGACCGAGTTCTCATCATAGCCAAAGATTTTCTCGATCGTGGATGACAGCTCCTCGATTTCCTTGCCGCTACGTATGACCCAGTCGTCGGTGGTGGTTACCGACCATCCAAAGACAAACTGGCCCTGCTTACGGGCCGAGAAGGCGACGTACAGATGACGCCGAGACGGCTGTGGGTCCACGGGGGCGTCGTCGGTCACTTCTTGTTCTCGCGACGGTCCTCGATAAGGAATTTGACCACTAGCTCGTCCTGCGCGTAATCCTTCCAGACAGCGACACGCGCCTTGAAGGTCTCCATCACCGCGTCGATCGAGGCCTGAATATCCGGCTCGATCTTCTCTAGGATTTGAGCGCGGAGGTTATCGCGGATGCGCTCAAACATCGCATCGGCCATCACCTTCGCAATATCGTCAGCCAACATGGAAGCCATGCATCATCACACCTTCTTCCCTCGCTTCTTCCACCGATAGTAGGTCCGCCGCGAGATCCCGAGGCGCTTCCATGGGGCGTCGGCCTCGATCGTCCAGGCTTCCATGCCGCTCTGCGGCCGTCCGCCATATTTGCGCCTCTCGGCTTTCGGCTTGGACTTCCGCTTCTTCGCCTTAGCTTTTTTTGCCACTAGGGGGCCTGCCTTTCCAAAAGCGAAGCATCGAGATCGGACGCGTGTATGGCCCTGGTGGCGGTGTAAACCGCCCGCAGATAGCGCAGCTCGACCCGCTGCCGATCGCACAGGGCAACCATGTCCTTGAGCTTGGCTGTGGTTTCGATCAAGAGGCGATCGGTCTCGGACCGGCTCAAGCGTTCATCACGGTCGTCGGCCGTTAGCGGCACCAACTGGGTCTCCGCTTGGCGGGCCACCAGCCCGAGCTTCAGAGCGCGAGAGAGGCGGGTTCGACGGCGCTGCTTCATTGGCCAGCCTTTTGGGTGAGCGGTGACACTAATTACCACAGGGAAACGGTGTCAAGGGCAGAATTGCACTATTTCGCACACACGCCTACCACTAGAGCCAGCCAAGTGCCGCATCTCGCATAAAGACCGGCAGCGGCCAGCCAAAACAAGAGAGCAACCGGGGCTAAGGCGGCGCATATCAGGACAAAAACTACAATTCTCTGAATCATGTCGCTCACAATTTCACACCGGATGGTCATTGAACCAAAGCGTTGCCCGGAACGCCAACCACGCGACCGAGATTGCGATCACCCACAAAGCCACGGTGGACATCATCAGACACCTCGCTGGTGCTGCTGTGTCATTGCTCTCTCCTGTTGAGTTGCCATTCCTTCCAGCTAGGATAACCATGGCGTTTGAAGTGAGCTATCCATGCCCCTACGTTGTCATCTACAATGCGGTTGTTCACCAGCACAGGTTGCCACAGTTCTTGCCAGAACCATAGCGGCGTCATCAGGCGATCTCCCAATCCTGCGCCAACCTATCGCCTTCGGTTGAGGAGTACATGGTGCCATCGCGTAGCTGGTCGCCGTTAACCAAAACGATCTCGGCATGCTCCCATCCGATCTGCCCACCCCACCCCTGACACAAGCCGCCCTCGTATGTACTCTGGTCACCCACGTCGTCGTGGTGCCAGATGTGCCAAACGAGGCCGTCGCGTTTAGGCCAGCACGAGCGGCGCATCCGGCCGCCCTTCCAGGCATCAGGCAGATCGCCGAACGGGCTGCGCCACTTCATTCGCTCAAGCATGCGCTCCCAGGTCATTTCACATCTTCTGTGAGCACTCGGGGCAGAAGCCTTCGAGCACGTCGTCGCAATTCAAGCACTTGTTTGGCCCGCCGAGAGCCTGTAGCCGCTCGATCTCGGCGACTAGCTTAACATTGCTTTCCATGTATTGATCGCGCTCGGCATAAGCCGCCGCCGAGTATTCGCCTTGCCGATTCAGGTCGGCCTGCAGCCGATCAATCTCGTCGGCGGCTTTGCGAATAGCGGCCCACAGGTCATAAACGCTGAAATCCGTATTACGAAAGCCCCGCAGCCACGCCACAATGTCGGTCTTCGTCGCCTGCTCAAAGGTCACGGAACTGCTCCGAACTAATGTGCTCGATCAGGTCTGGCACCTCGGGCCCAATACGGTAGGCCCCCGAACCGCGCATCATGGCGTCGACGGCCACCTTGTTCATCTCGCGCCGGAAAATGCGCCCTAGCCGGTGCTGTATGTACCACCAAAGCCGCGCCGGGCTGGCGCTCCGCCTTCGAGCCTTGGTCACTGGAACCTGCCCTCGGACAAGAAAACCTCGACAAAGCACTCTTCGTCCGGGTCGTCGCTGATCCACCTGTAAAGACGGCCCTGGTGAATAATGTCAAACCTCGGCCAGTTCCGTTCGTCGAGCATCTTGCGGAAAATCTCGAGCTGGTCCTTCATTATTTTCGGGCCTCTGCGCGTCTTTTGGCTAGAATTCTCTCGACCTTTGGATGGGGCTTGAGAAGCGCATCCACCATCCCCCGCTCAAATTCCTCAGCCACCAGATTGGCGCACTCCTTGAATTGGCCGAACTTGGCGTGTTCCTCCAGACGGTCGGAGTGTAGCTCGGCGGCGAAGGCCTCCGCCCTGATCTCGGTGTCGAAGCTGTCCAGGATCACGATCGATCCGGCCTGCAGCTTGACCACCGTGAACGGCGGCCCGCTCGGATACACCACAAATTCCGCCCCGCATTCATCGCACATCGGTTCCTCCCTTCAACCTTTTGAGGCATTTCTTGCAGGTCACATATTTTGCTTGGAGTACCCAGCCCGCGACCGCCAGTCGAATAGGCTTGGGCGGATCAGAGCATAGCGCCGAGACCTGACCGGCCTCGTTGATCTTGCCAGCCATATGTCGGACCTTTTCGTGCGGATAGCGATGCAACTATTACGCTCTGATCTTGCTCTTCACCCACCCCACCATGCGCTCGTAGCGCTGCTCGTCGGTCTCGACGCCGAAGAACCCTTCATCATTCATGTAGAGTACCTCGCGCGCCAACGGAGACGCGATGTCGAAGGCCTCAGCCACCCAATAGGCGACCACATCCTCATCGTCGTCCTCCGCATCGATGAACTTGTCTATCTGCGTCATATCAACGCCACGGGCCTTGCCGAGGGCGCCGGTCGCGCAGACGCAGCCATCGCGCTCCATGTGGTCGGCAATCAGGCGCTTATCAGGGAGCGCCTCAAGGGCCGCCAGCAGATCCCGGAGAAATGCCTGCCCGCGCCGACCCCTGATCGCGCTGGCGACTTGGCCGCGCCACATGGCAACCGCGGAGATGTCGTAATCGTCGTTGTACCCGGACCGACTCATTGTTTGTTCTCCAAAGCATTGATACGCATCTGGAAAAACCAATCCATGTACGCAACCATCCACTCGGCGTCGGGCTTGGCGGTAGGGCGCGGCGCGGCATTCAGCGCTGCCCGGAGCTTTAACCGCATAATTTCTTCCTCTGTGATCGCCATCTAGCGTCCCCGCTCTTCCTCGATTTCCGCAATCTGGCGCGCCCGCTCGACGCTCAACTCCCATTCCAACTGTGCCTCACGTTCCTCGGCCTCACGTTCCTTGCGAAGTTCCTCTCGATAAAACTTTTTGAGTGCCACCCGATCCTCGACTTCCGCTTTGGTGATACCACGTATCGCCAAGGCCTCGTCATTGAACCAAGGCGACCCGCTGCGATCTGCATCCCAGCAGTAGGCGATGGAATCCAGCTCTCCCAGACGGGAGCCGCCGAAGTGGACAGAAAGTTCCTCGGTTAAAGTGCCCGCCACCTCTCCGAGAGAGTACCCGGCGATCGGGAAGTGGCTGATGTGTGCCAGGAGATGGTCGTCGACCGAGTCGATAAAGTCCGGGTCCATGTACGGACCCCAACCGCCATTACTCACGATTTTAGGCTTTCCCTCGGAGTCAAAGATCATCGGAAGGCGAGGCAAGCGACGAGCCATATCAAAATCCACTCCGATCTTTAGGCCCCCTCCGCACCGTCGTTGCTCGGCGCGGAGGGAGCCTGTCACCAGCGGGTCCGCCAAGAACCCGATGACCGCCTGCCGTGGTGCCTACCCGGCAGGACTAACCACGGGCCGCGAGGGATGCCGTCTTTCCTCCAGCACGCCAAGCGACGTCCGCGATATTGGCCAGGGGTGATCCCAGAAGGCCTTGCAACCTTCCGGGGCCCCTGCAAGTCCCGCTTTAGCCCTCATCGACATCGCGCGACATCTCCGGCCATGCTGCGGGTTGAGCATTCGTGAAACTTATCAACTCCTTGCGTGCTGCGCTAATGAACGGCCCGAGCACGCGGCTATCGGCGAACCGGCGCTTGTCGCGCTCGATCCTCAGCGCGACATGGCCGTCGGCAATTTTATTTCGCAGGTCCAGTTCGTTCATAGTCCACCCAAGCTAATGGAAAATAGTGCCAAGTCAAGGGGGCATATCTGCCCTAAAATTCACCCTTCTCGATCTGCTCGGCTATGGCACGCAGTTCCTTCGCGATTTCCTCGCGGCTCAGTATGCCGTCAACCAAGGCGCAGGCGCGAGAGATCGCATCGTTAAGCTCGTTCATCGCGTCGGCGTAAGTGGTGTCCATTTGCGCCCTCCTTTTAGGTTGCGGATGCCCCGTGGTTCAGACAAATCGGTGTGGATTTCATCGTTTAAGATGAATCGGATCATACCAGGGCGCGTGGCCCACAAGCTGCCGCTGCGCTCGATAATGGTCCAATCTTCACCGTACTGGTCAATCACGACCATTGATCAACCTCGCCTCGATCTCGAATCACCGCCTGGGCGGCTGGCACGTACTCCCGCCAATGAGCGTCCACGTAACGATCGGTCTCCCAGGCCCAGCCGGAATCATACCCGCGCAGGGCCGCGACGGTCTTGGCGCCGTCGCGCGTAAAGCAAACGAGCCTTTGCCCGTGCCAGAAGGCAATGAGGCGCGCGAAGTATTCTTCGGCGATCGTCGGCTCGGGCCGGGTCATGCCGCCGTTTTCCCTTGCTGCTCGCGGACTGCCGCGAAATACTTCGTCGAACCGAGGCCGACTCTCGCAAGAGCGCGCCCGAACAGTTGGGCGTGATCCCCATTGCAAAAATACGGGTCGACGTAGCTCTGCCCGTCCCATTCGGTGAACCAGTCAATGACGTGCGGGCGAGCTGTGGCACCGCCGCTGTCAGCATACCGGACCGCGATTACCTGCTGGTTCGTGAGCTTCTCGCATTCAGCCCAGTTCAGCGGGAAGTTGCCGCCCACCTCGACGTAGCGCCAGAACGCGCTGTCCTTGTTGAAGCCGGTCCGTGCGGCCACAACGTGGACCTTGATGGTGCGCTTGGCAATCGGCTCGGCGCAGTAGCGGCATAGCGGCCCCACTCGGGCGTATGGCATCTTAGTCCTCCTTCGTTAGCGGCAATTCAAGTCGGCCGTCACACCTCGCCGCATAGGGTGTGTCGCGCGGGCAGTCCTGGCGCGGCTCCGGGAACGGACCGGCTATCCATGTCCGGCGCTGGAATAGATCGCAGCCCATGCACCAGCGCCGGGCGCCGACCTCGACGAACTCGTGACCACGATCCTTCATGCGTAAAAACTTCGCCCAGGCTCCGGTGGCAAGGTAGGATGCCAACGGTGAAAGGGACGACTGTGCCAATTGCCGAACCGATCCTCGAACGTCAGCGGCGGAGATGCCATCGCGCGGCCGTACCGAAAGCCAAGCTCGAACGAAGCAGAGCCGTACACAAGCACAGCAATGCCTACGGTGATCAACACTAGGGCCCTCATTGCATCTGCTCTCACTTGGTCCGCTCCCATTCCATTGCCCATTCCATCGCCTGGACGATGCTGGCAGCAAGCGCATTGCGCGCCTCTTGCGTAATCGGCAAATCCTCGGGGATGCAGTAGAAGGCGCGAAGCTTAAGCTCGGCCTTCCGGTAGGCTTCCAGCCGGGCACCCTCTGCGGCAACGGCGTGCTCACGGCGGACAATCGCCGGATCACGCAACAGGCCGTCGGCGACTAGCTCGCGCGCTTTGGCAAGGACGGCTTCCTCGGTCGTTCGAAAATCCCTATTACGCATGCGCATTTTGAGGCTGCGCACCTCGGTGAAACGATTGAAGCGGCTAGGGGGGTAAACGTCCATAATAAATCCCTCGCCGCCGTCCTGGTGAAATCTGTGGATCTGCCCGAGTGGCCCCTTGGACTGAACAATGGTGCGGCCCCAGCGAACACCATCGACCACAATAATGCGCTCGCCGACGTCAAAGCGCTCGTTCTGCGGACCCGGCCGGATAAGCTCGACGGTGCGCTCGGTCATTTGCCCTTCTCCGATTCGATCTCAATCTCGTTCGCGGCGCGCGGGCGAACAATTATGCCGCCGTGCCACCCATCCGAGCGCAACACAAGGCGCCCGGTATCGGGATCAGGATGGGCGTCAACGAAACGATTGACCTCGCCCGGAAGCGCAGTCTCATCGTCGAAGTAAAAGCGCACCCACTCATTAGCTTTCAATTCGACATACTTGCCGTGCGGATCAAGAACGATTCTCATTTGGTGCCCCACCTTTCCTCTGCCTCGTGACGCTCGCGCACCACGCGGCGGGCTTCTTCGCGAGTCATCCCGCTGAGTGTGCTATCGCTGAACAATAAGGCACCGTGACGAATGCAGCGGGGTGGATCGCCCCGCCGCAAGCCGGCGCCCTCATCGAACAGGCAAGGCTTCTTCAAGGGCGCCGAGACGTAGTGCCCGCAGTCACAGACCATCCAGTGGGTCATAGTCAAACAGCGGGTCACAGAGGGCCTATCGCCCCTTCCCGTTCACGGAACCGCTCAATCTTGCGCAGGTCCGAAGGCAACCAGTGGACCACGAGGCGCGGGGTGTTCAGTTCGCGCGCGGCGTAGCTCATCGAGCGTTGCCAGTCGCCATCCCATTTCCGGCCCTTGCCGTACCAGGGCAGGTGCCGGTTGATCCGGTCATCCAGGCCCGCGCGCAGGTCGCGCAGCGCCTCGCCGGCGTTCTGGCCCCAGCCGTCAACCCCGCGCCCGATCGGAGTGTCGGGCCCGAGGACTAGGCAGGCCTTCCAAGCGGCGACGTAGCGGCCGAGGCCGATGTGACGGCCGCAGCCAAGCGTGATGTATCTCTTCATTCAGTCCTCCTCATTCCGGGTCGCAGACCGGGCACACACAAGGCCCGCCCGCCCTCGCGACCGCCGCGAACCGAGCGCCGGTCATGGGCTTGGTCGAGACCACGTACCCGTCCGTGGTTTTGAAGTGCGCCTCGAAGCGGGGGTTGCCCTCCGCGTCGTGATCCCAAGGCTCGCCAACCAAGAAGCCGTCCCCGATCCACATGGCCGGAGGCAGAACCTCCAGCATCTCGTGGTAGCGGGCTTGGCTTTCCTTCCGCCATCCCTTCATCCGAAAGCCTCCTTTCCCCGTTGCCCCATAAACATATCCCCGTGGCACTATTTTCGCAAGGGGCGGATTTTCCCTATTGCGAAAAAGATTGCTCGCGAATATCTTTTAGGGCGGAGGACGAACATGGCGACGAAGTACGGAGTTCGCTGGACTGAGACCCCCACCACCCGGTACGAAGTCTATTGCGTGGCGGACGCCTCGACCTTCAAGGCTTTCCCCTACAAGAAAGGCGAATTGGCGCGCGGCGAAGCACATGGCCGCGCCAATCTAACTCGCGACCGACTGAACCGCGAGGTAGCGCAGAAGGAGGGCTCACGATGATGGGAATAGGCTGGCGCTGGCGAATGGCAGCAACCTTCCAGGTCGGCGACCGGGTCCGCGACCGTGACGGCCATGTCGGAACGGTCACCAAGGTCACCAACTGGAAGGGCAGCGTCTGGTACGACGTGCGCTTTGGCCGCTCGGGGTCGGCGGTCCGGTACGACAACGACCTGATCTTCGCAAAGGAGGGCTAATCAATGGGAAAGACAGTCAGGACGGTGCAGGTGGACTTCGATGGCGATACCTACCACGTCGAGTGCATCATGCAGGATGACGAGCGGGAGACAGACAGTTGCTTCGCCTTCAGGACTGAAGCTGAGACCAGGGCCAAGAAAATCGCCGATCTATATCACTGTGACTTTGAAACCAACTACTGAGGGGAAGGAGGACTGACATGGCAGCAGAGTTCACCAGGTTCCAAGCCGAGATCGTCGCGAAGTGGGATCGCGACTACGTCGTCCGGCCGATACGCGGCAAGCCCGGGTCCTACATGGTCTGGGACAGCCGTAGCGACCATCACATCGAGGTCGACCGAGTGGAGGACGACCGCTGCTTTTTCTGCTGCCCCGCCGACGGATGGAGGACATGATGACACGGGAACAGAAGCTCAAGCTGATCTGGCGCTACACCCACCGCGACTATCGAGGCATCCGCAACGATGAGGATCGAACCAAGGTAGTGCTGGAGTTCGTCCCTGGCGTCGGGACCTGCAGCGTGCCCCTCGATAGCTTGACCGACGAGCAGATCGAGAAGCGCATGCCCTTCGTGCTCAAGTGCGAAGAGGTGCTCGCAGAGCGCCGCGCCGCCCTCAAGGCTGGCACGGCGATCACACCCTCGGAAATGGAACAAGTCGCACCGATGCCGCGAGACGGCTGATTGCAGCCCGAGCCCTCTTCGGAGGGCTCCCACGGCAATCAGGGGAAGGGAGTACCGGATGACAGCATCACTGCTCAACGCGCGCCTCTTGATTGAACTCGAAGAGGCCGAGGCGAAGGCCTGGGACAGCCTGGGCCGCTACAAGTTCCAGATGTTCGGCTACTGGGCAGGCGTCTGGGTCCACCTAAACCGGATTGGCGAGTTCAAGCGGCCGAACCCCTGGAAGGAGATCGTCAGATCCGCGCGAGGCCGCAGCGTCACGGCGCGAATCAGCGCGTTCGTCGACGGCGAGAACGAGGAAGGAGCCCTGACATGAGGAGAGTCTGGAGGGGACCGCGCGAGAAACTGACGCCGGAGCAGACTGCCGCCAACGCCGCTCGCAAGGCCGCGCGCTTGGCGGCGGCTATGCACTGCCAAATCTGCGGGCGGGCGATCCTGGCCAACACCGGCCACATCGCCCTCCACGGCTACACCCGGCCGGGCCAAGGCTGGCAGACGTCGAGTTGCCACGGCGCGAAGAAACCGCCCTTCGAGGTGAGCCGCGATGCGATCGGCACCCTCATCGTCTCGCTGCAAGCTTGGCTTGCTAGGGAGATCGAGGACCGAGGCAAGGCCGAGGCTGAGACAATCCCGATCGTCCTCACCTACGGGGAGCGCAATCGGAATACCGGACGGCGCGACCCTCGAACGATACAGGTCACACGAGCGACCTTCCAGGCGGTCAAGGCCGAACGTGAGGGCTTGTTCCTCACGCATTCCTGGCATGACTTCAACAAGGTCAAGACGACAGACCTGTTCAACCGCGAACAAGCCATCCAGCGCCTCGCCGACGACATCATCGAGTTTCAAAAACGGTACGACGGCTGGAAGCAGACCCATGCCTGGAACATCGCCAGCCAATCCTGGCATCCCCTCGGGAAGGAGTAACCATGATCGAAACACTAATGATCGCCTGCGTTCTCGCCTGGGTCACAATAATCGCATCGCATCAATACCGGCTGCGCCGCATCGAGCGGCAGTTGGGGATGTTACGTGGCTTTTCAATCGCCATCGAGCGGAAGGTCGCCGAGATCGAAGCGGCCAACCGCGGAATCAGGAGCGCCATTCAGGTTTTGAACGACGACAGCCCGGCTGCCACCCCAGATCGAATAGGAGAGAACGCATGAACCTACTAGAAATCAACTATCGCGGGCGAATCATTAAGTTCCGAGATGACGACGAGACCTGGGCCTGCCCCGATCTGAGCATCGAGGGCCAGCAAAGCCTCTCGGCCGTTAAGCGCAAGATCGATGAACTCAGCAAGGGAGAGCGACGCATCGACGTGCGTGCCCTATTGCTCAACTATTGCGGAACACCTCAGGTCGAAGAGGTTACGGTCACCGTCCTGTGCGAGCCCGAGACGTATGGACACGGCCACCCACCTTCGATCGTTCATTGCTGGATCAAGAGCAAGGAAGGCCGCAGCAAGGTCCGTCTCGATGCCCTCGTACCAGTCGAAAACATTGCCGAGCTTCAACGCTGGGTCATACTGCGCGCCGAGGCCAAGGCGGCCCATGAGCGAGCCGACAAGTATCTAGATTCGATCCCCCGCCACGACGCCGACAGCTTGATGCTCAGCCGAGCACAAAGACTGGGTGCGGGTCTCATGTGAGTGTGTGTTATCCAAAGGAGCGAAAACGATGAAATACTTCTTTGAACTCGACGAGCGCTGGCCAGACTTCAACGTCGCCCGCGACGAAGGGCAATATGACGAGACCATCGAGCTAACCGCAGCCGAGTACGAGGACTGGATGCGCGTGCGCATCGAGTACGCCGCATGGCAGAGGCGTTTCAAGGAGGCTTACAATGCCGCAAAATAATCCGCCGAAATGGGAGTGCGTCGACGGCCTCAACAACACATACCGCCTCGCCGTCCCCGGCGGCTGGCTCTATCGCTACTACGAGGAAGGCATGGTCTTCGTGCCCGACACCCGCGCCGAGCGCGAGCGTCTCGCCCAGATTGTCCACAAGGAACTCGTAGGGCGTTCAAGCGTCGACACGATCGCGCGCGTCCGCTTGCTCATCTTGGAGGCCTGATGAACGCTTTCTACCGAGTGTTCTCGGGAGCGCCCATCACACCGCGCGAGGTACGGGCAGCCGCACTCTTTGCGCTTCTGTGGTTCGCGATGGATTTATTCTGGTTTGTCGCCACGCTGTTCCACTGGCTCGGACTATGACCAACGCCGAGCTTCGGGCCTTCTGGCATCTTTCTTGAGAGCGTCCGCCTGCTCCTCTTGGAGGCCTGATGAATTAACGGATTTGCAAATCCGTTAAACTGAACAGAATGCTTGTCTGGACCAGTGGGGCTCATAACCAGAATACGACCATCGCACGCCCGTCAGTCCCGGCAACTCAAGTTCGCGCATTGTCTTAACCGGCATCTCCACCATCCAATGATCCACTACCCAACGAATTGTTTCAGTTATCGGCTCGCCGTACATATCGAAGCCTGTCAGCGTCCACGTATCGCCCACGAGCGCCTTGACCGGCATGATGCTGGCGGCCCGCACAATAGCTGGCGCCGCCAGCGCGCTCGTTGCCAAGCCTAACAGGAACCCACGACGCTCAAGCATCCCCGTCACCTCTCTGTGCCGTGTTCGGCTCAATCACCATTTTTGCCAGAGCTTGAACCACCTCGGCGATGTGCTCGTCCGACATCTCGTCCTCCAGGCGCAGAACGGCGTAGGAGGCCTTCATGTGCTTTAGCGTTTCACTTGGCACCACAAGCTCTCCGGCGGGAACGTAGATCACATGGATGCTCGGCATCTTTCAAATCCCCATGTCAACCACGACCGCCAGCTTTCGGCGGGGCTTCCGGCACCACGTTCAAGTCGATGATGGTAGTGAAATGACCGTCGATATCGCCTCTGACTTTTGAGGCCGGCATGTCCCCAGCGTCGATCCTGCGCGGCGAATTGGCAGGCCAGCAGTCTGACAGGCAGTAGACCCAGACGTCGAGAGGCCTCAATCCCTGCTCGATGTAAGGTTTCCAAAAGATGATGGCGGCACTCACGGGGCCTTCGGCCCACACGAACTCGTGCATCTGCTCGCCATTGTCGTCCACCATCGGGATATAAAACAGTTTCAATGCTCAATGCTCCCGTCCTGGCGGAGGTTGGTTCTCAATCCCCAAAGCCTCGATTTCCTCGTCCTCGGTTTCGAGATTGATCAGCGGGCCGAGCTTGGCCCACTCCTGCCGGATGGTCACCAAGAGTTCGTCCAGGCTGACGTTGTCCATGTTGCCACTGATGTCCCCGGCAAGGCGGACCGCCGACAACTGCGCGTGCTTGTAACGCGCAACCTTCTCGGCCGCCGTCAAGGTCTTGAGCATGAGCGCGTCGACCTTGTCCCAATTTGCCTCGTCCCCAACGCTGCGCTCGACCAGGGCGCGGAAATAAAAATGCCGCATTACCCCTTCCATGAGATCGAGGCTGTCGAGCGAGGCCTTGAAATCGATCGGCGGGGCGTTCTTGGCGTACTCGCCTAGCACCTTCTTGATCCGGGCCGCCCGCTCGCGTGCCAGCGTCTTGCGGCCTTTTCCCCGTAGTCGCTTCCCTCGTGGTCGCTTCATGCTAGGTAACCTTGGTGTTCCATACGGTTAGGCTTAGGACCGGGATTAGATACACCTCTATTAAAGGCAAAACATGGGCAAATCGCGATCACAGATACGGAAGCTCAAGCTGGCGTTCGATGGGATTTGCGCTTATTGCCGGCGGCCCTGTATCGACCACGACGGCCGGCTCTTTGACCGCTTTGACCATCTTGCGGAATGGCGAAAGCCGACGCTCGACCATGCGACCCCGAAGACCAGGGGAGGAGCGCGATTCGGGCCCAACGCCGTGCTCTCATGTTTGGCGTGCAATCACATCAAGGGCGACATGACGAGCGACGAGTACAGGCATTTTCTTGCGGCCGGGGAGCTTCACCCCAAGTATATCGCATTCCTGACGGGACGGCTGAAGAATCGCGCAATTGCCCACGGGATACAGATCGGGACCGGGAGCCTTGACACCATTTTGAAAATAGTGCCACAGAGGACCTCATGATTGACCGGCAGCACGGCAAGCTCCTGTTCGAATGCGACTCCTGCGGCGAGGTATTCGATGGAGAAAGCGGCGAGTTCTCCGAGGTCTGGGCGGCGGCAAAGCGTGACGGCTGGAGAACCCGGAAGATGGGGGACGAAGACTGGGTGCACTCGTGCCCGAACTGCGGAGTTTGAAGATCTGAACTGCTTAAATTCAAGCCCTGGAACAAGCGATGATCCCGATCGGAACGATTGTCATCCTCAAGAGTGGCGGCCCCGCCATGACCATCATCGAGATGGGGCGCACGGATGGCTTCTACACCGCCGCGTGGTTTGACCCGCAGGGCGTGCTGCAGCGGGACGCTTTCGCTGAGGCGGAGATCGTTGTCGTCGGGGCGACGGCCGTCGAGATTCCAGTCACACCGCCCGAGCCCGTCGAGCGGCCCGAATTCGCCACTGGGCGGAAGAAGATCGACTGGTCGACGGAGCCCTACCCCAGCAGGGCGAAGCCGGCGGAGGCTAAGGCGAGGATGCCGGTTCCGCCCCTGCCCCCTCAGAAGGCCCTGGATGCGCCATTGCCTGCCCCGGTAGGACAGGCCCCCCCACGGGAAAAAACGCCCCAGCGGCCACAGGGCGGGCGAGCTAGGCCCAAGGACGTGCGCGCCCGGGCGCTGGCGGGGGCGCTTGAGGGCGAAGGCTACCGGCCGCCGCCCGGAACCATCGCCAAGGTGGTCGAGGACGAGGACGAGGACGATAAGCCAATTTTCGATAAGACCAGGGCCGGCGCCGCCGGAGGCTGGGAAAAGCCCCAATCTTCCCCCAGCAAGGCCGAACTGCGCGATCAGCTTCGCAAGGCCGTCTCCAATACTGCGGCCTCAGAGGAAGAATGACCCCATGAGCGTTGAAGCAATCCGAGAAGCGTCGGACATGATCCCGATCGAGCAGATCGTCGCCGAGCTTGAGCACGACTGCCAAGTCCGAAGCCGAGTCCTGGCCTGCGACCGGGCTCTCTTCCCCTTCGTCAACCGCTGCCTCAATTTATTCGAACATCAGTGCGATATCGTCAGCGTCGAGGGCCAGATGATCTACCTCCTCGTGGATAAAAAGGACAAGGAGGCGGGGGATGCCGTTCGAGGACCTTGAAACGCACACCAAGGCCAATACGCCGCCGATGGCATCGCTGTCCTACCTGACGCACGCCCGCAATACGGCCAAGCCAAGGAAGGCCGGAACACCGCCGCCAAAGCCAAAACTACTGGTGACGCTGCCAACCGTCATCTGCATCTCCAAGTGCAAGAAGTTTGCGATTGCGGTCGGGACCGGGGCAGACCGCAACAAGCTCCGCATCACCGGCCTAAAGCCGGGCGTGCCGGGCGGCGTCACGGGGGTGAACTTCAAGGCCTTCATCAGACTGCACTTCGGACATGTCCCGCGCTTCGGCGATGATATCTTCGACGGAGTGAAATGCGCTATCGTTCGGGTCGATGACGACACCTATGACCTGACCGTCCCGCCCGAGGTCAAGCTGTTGGAGGCCGAGGAGAGGACGAGGCTCCGCCCCCTCCCCTACAAGCAGACGCCCGTCCGATGATCGTCAGACTGGATTTCCCGCCAAATTACGAGGCGATCAACCGCCGCTTTCGCCTCGACCAATTCGACAAGAAGAAGTTCAAGCCGATTTTCGCTTATGGTTTGTTCATATTCAACCCGCACAGGACGAAGATCCCGCTGGAGCTGTTCGAGCACGAGAAGGTGCACAGCGCACGCCAAGGGTCGAACCCGGCCGGATGGTGGGACCAATACCTAGCCGACGACAACTTCCGCCTGATCGAAGAACTCGCCGCCCACGTCATCGAATACAAGGTGCTGGTCGACCACCACGGCAAGACCAGGGAAGCGCGCCGACGGATCTTCCACCACGTTGCCAGCCGACTGCGCTCACCCCTGTACGGCTACCAGCCGCCGCTTCACTACGATCGAGCGCGCGAGTTTTTGAAGAAGGGGCTCAAGGAAATCGATAAAATGACAACGCGACCGATGCCGCAGGGCGGCACAATCACTAACCCCAATAGGAACCCGACCGCCCCATGACCTTCACCGTGGCTTGCGACAAGTGCAAGAAGCCGATCAACCCGGGAACCCCGTGGCTGGGCGTTGACCGATGGCAGATTTGCGGAGGATGCTTGCAGAAGTTCCCGCAATGGCTCGACCAGGACGACGAACTGTTGCATGACATCTGGAATGAAAGCGAGGGCGGCCAGGAAAGTCTGGGCGACGAACTCAGGCAACGCCATCACAGCCCGGCCGCCCGCTCGATAGCAACGCGCTTTAGTCGATCCCACATGCGGGCAACAAGCTCGTGATGGACCCCGCGCCGCCTGAACAAAAATAGGCCGCGGCGCCAGGAACGGGGCGTCAAGGTCCAATGTTTACCGCAAATCCACTCATCGAAACGACCGTCATCCTTGCGCGTTCGTCGGCAAAAGGGGACGAGGCACAGCATCCGGCCGCCAGGGGCGCCGACGAGAACTTCAGCGGGCTTTGACCGCCTTGGCTTTTTGAGCGGCGCGAGCTTCCTTCTTCGCTTTGGCATGTTTTTCCTCCGCCCGCCTCGCCGTTGCCTCGCGTTGCTTCCGCAGCTGAAGCTCACGCTCGCCGATCGCCTGCTTGCCCATGTCACGTTGCCTTCTTGCCCGAGCACTCGGGGCATACCCAAATGCGGCCTCTAGCTCCGCCATTTCGCTCCAGCCAACCTGCGGCCATTGCCTCTCGGTGTTGCGCGACAAAGCCATCCCGGTGAACAGACCGCCACTCGGCGTCGCAGAATAACGACTCCTTGCTGTCGCAAGAAAGTTCAAGCGCACAAGGTCGAGGAAATACCGCAAATTCGTCAAGGCAGACCACCTTCATGCCCATTTTAGGCCGACGCCCTGATCGTGGCCTCCGGATACCTTTCGCAGGCGTCCAGGTAGGCTGCAATGAATCTCACCAGACCGTCATAGTCGCCCCATTTGTTCTTGGGATTGTAGACCTTGAATCGCTCCGGGTCGGAGCGCAGAAGCTCCAGGCCCTGCTTGAGGTAGCGGATAATGTCCTTCGCTCGCGTCGCCCTAATTTCCTCCGGCCGCCATATGGCCTCGTAGCAATTGGCAGCCACCGCCATGGGCGCGAGATTGTGCGTGATGTTCGCAGTGTAGACCGTGCAATCCACACCATACTCCGCAGCCAGCACGAAGGGCTCTTGGCCCGGGAACCTACTATCCCACTCCGCGCGCGTGATCTCCACGACCTCGGCATTGCGGCGAACATAGATGCCGCTGCCTTCGGCGGGCGCGGTCGGCGGCGCATCGAGGTAAAGGTAGACGTCAAGCGACATTGTCGTCCTCTCGGAACGCGAACGGTTTCCTGGGAACGGAGACATGCCGGACGATCCTGTACCCGCGCTCGAACAGGTGATTGAGGATGATTTCAGCCAAAGCTGGCGCGATCTGGTTCGTGGACGATTCGTAGATCGGGATGCCAACCAGGGCGTCCATCCCGGTTTGGTGCTCCGCCTTCTCGACGATCTTCGAAAGAGTCATCAAACCACCATCCTAATTAAACAGATGAACCCACCCAGGGCACCCACGACAACGAATAGCCAGAACACGGCACGACACCACGCCTCAATAGTCCTATTTTCTATATACATGAAAAAGCATCCAATATCTGGAGGCGGCGAGGAAGCTTAACAGCGCCAACTCGGCCACGTCCTTGGGAACCTCGCACAGATTATCAGAGCGAACTCGCATTTGGCTTCGCCTTTGCCACCTTATGATACCCGGCAAGACGCTTGTTGCACGCCACAAGAGCTTCGTCGTACGCCTTCCACTCAGATTCCGGGATAGCTGCATAGCTTCCGTATTTTTGCACCAGCTTTTGCAAATCGGGAGCGCCGCCGTCGCCAAGCTCTGCCATAGTCCTTGACAGGTATCGCCGGGCCAAAATAGTGTCAAGAGGGAAAATAAGCCCGGAGAACCACATGAGCGAGGATCAGTTCACCCGCGAAGAGAAGCTAAGCGAGATCGTCCGCGAGATCGCGCTGCGGCGCAGCGTCTATAAGAAGTGGGTTGCGGACGGTCGCATGAAAGAGCATGAGGCCGCGAGGCGCATCGCTATCATGCAACAGATCGCCAAAGATTACGGAGGACACGGATGAACGAGCGGAAGAAAGCATTGACCTTTCTGCGGATCAAGCAGCGACATCTTGCGGCGATGCGACGGCTCGGCGCTCGCAGAGATGAAATGGAGTATTGCGAGAATGAGGTTCTCGCCGCGCTGTCGTGGCTATGGGACGCCCAAGAACGCGCGCTCGATGCAATCGATGAGGAATGGCACAAGAGCATCATCACGCTGTTCAGGTCATCATCACGCTTCTGGTGAATTAAGGCGGCCCACTATCACGAATTGTTGCACGCCACTGCTAAGAACGCGCAAGCCGACTCCAGCTAAGTCATTGATCACGTCTGTTTGTTTGGTCACCAACAAAAGACCTGCCTTATTTGTGTGCTACCATATTCCTGCGCGTGGGGATCACGCGCCCGGACAACCGGGTTGTTTGAAACAGTGGAGGACGATCATGCCAAAGCGGACTATCACGCCTGATCTCGAACTCGTTAAGACCGACCGCCTGATCGAGCGCCTACGCCGAAGGCTGAAGCGAACGATCAACGCCCTCATCAAGGCCGAGCGCAAGCGCAAGCGCCTGACCACGAAGCCGGCAGCGCCAAAGCCGACGCCAGAGGAAGCTCGCCTCGACCAGCTTGCAGCCGAGTACGAGCCCCCGGTCGAGGCGCCCAAGACGGCCGAGGACTTGACCATCCCGACCTTCTTGATCCGGGACCGGGCGACCGAGGAAGCCGCCGGGCGAGAGCGAGACCGGATCGCAGCCGAGGCCATCCGCCAGGAGCAGGCGGAGCGGAAGAAGACCAGGGCCACCATCAGTCGCGAGGAAAACAAGGCCAAACAAGCCGGTGTCACAAAACGGTTTCCTCTCGAAGGCAAAGCTGCCCTGGACGCCATCGCAAAAGGCTCTATGTGACCGCCCCCGAACGGCCCCCCCAGGTCGCCCTGGGGGGGCTATTTTGTTTTGAGGTAGGTAGCTCCATAAAGCGTAAGAAGCAGGACGATTGCTATGATGAGAAGTGTCATCAAGGAGTACGTCCGCTTCCCCTCATGAAGCGCTCGACCAGGACTGCGGATAGCCGACGAATCGATAGATTGGCAGCTTCATGCCCTCGTAAAACACCCGGTTCAACAAGAACGCCCAAGGAGGCGTGCCAAGATTCCCCGCATTGTCGTGCACGAAGATCGGCTGCATCCGCAAATTGAACTGGCAATCCTTGATGACAATACCCCGGTAAGTGCCGACTGGCGAACCCACTCCAATGTGTGCCGGACCACCTTTTGTGCTGGTAAAATTACAATACTGAACAAGAACATCGCGTAGTGTTTGCGAGGCTAAGTCAATTTCTAGGTCCAAATCAGACATCGTTGCATTTTTGAACACGCAATTGGTGATCTTAATCTTCTCTCCCTGCACCGAGATGCCTTGCCGACGATTACCATCAATCGTCGACCGATCAATAAGCACGCCACTTACTCCAGTCATCGTTACAGCGTCACCCCACAATCTAGCAACCGTCAAGTTTTGCACTGCAACGCTACGACTGTCGCGGATGGAAATACCGAAGCCCCACTGACTTGTGGCGTCCTTATTAGCAGCGTGCTGATCTCGATCTCCAATGATCGAACCGGGACCGATGATTTTGGTGCGCTCGCAGTCCCTCACGGTCACTACGGTGTAGTGATCAGAGGCGTTGGGTATCGCCTGCAGCGAGGCGCCCGCCTCGATCGACAGCGTTACGTCGGACTTCAGGAAAATGCCGCCGCTCATGAAGTTATCCAGGCCGACGAGCCCGTTGACCAGGAACTTGCCGCCTGTCGGGACCCGAACAACATCTCCAGGCTGAGCCAGATTGACCGTGGCCTGGATAGCCGCCGTATCATCGGCGCGACCGTTTCCCTTGGCCCCCTGGTCAGCGATGGAAAATACCGTCATTGCCCGTTCTCCACAAAAAAGGGAAAAACTTCCCTAGACCCCCTTGGCACTATTATTCACCTGTGCTATGTACGTCCTGCGCGCTGAGACAGCCCCCTCGTCCCCCCGATCGTCTCGCGCGAAGTGGTCCCCCAGCCGCGCCCCGACCGAGGCATCAACCCCCTCGGTCGGGGTTTTTATTTCAAACTCGCGGTTCAGAATTTCAAAGATTAGGTATTGCCGTGAGCAGTCGCGTCGCCGGGCCGCGCGATCGAGCACGTCATACAGCGCACGATTACTGCCATCGAATTTGAGACGGACCAGGGCGGGCTGGTCGGGCGAGGCATACGTAAGCTTGTGGCGCGTGTACTTCACAGGCGCCCGGCTAACCACAAAATTATTACGACGACGAGCACGAGGCCGAGAAGGCCCGACGGACCGGCTCCCCAACTAGCCGAGTACGGCCAAGCTGGGATAACTCCCAGGAGCAACAGGATGAGGATGATGATCAGGACGGTGGAAAGCATCAGGCCCTCCGCGGGCAGAGCTATTGCCAGATCCTATCGGTCGCCCAAACCAGGAACGCTGCGAGAAACAGGCTGGCGAGGAAGGTGACGATAACCACCTCTCTCACCCACGCCGTACCCGTAGCCACCGCACGACCCCTGCGCCATCTCCTGACGAGCGGGCGCATCTAGCACTTGCTACAGATTGACGGCAGCTCGGGCGGCAGCCAATCGTGGCGCGGGCCGCTCAAGTTGGGAGTGGCGATCGTTTCGAAAGGTGACGCCTCCCATGACATTGGCTCCGAACAGCACGTTCGCAGCAATCAGCAGGATCACCACAAGCATAAGGCCTGCCAGAACGAACCTCACAATGTCGAGCGCGCCAGCTAGAGGCGGCCACCACTCCCGGGCGATATAGCCGAGCGCGACATCGATGATGTACCAGACGAGCAGCGTCAGAATCACGCCGATGGCGAACCACAGAAACCCGATGGGCGTCAGATTCGCGCCGCCATCGCCACCGAGAAAGACGGCCTTAGCCGCAAACAGAAACAAAACGAGCAGCACGCCGCCAACCGCAATCTTGGCGATATATTTGAACCGCACATCAGTCGAGATGAACTCGATCGCGGCAAAAATCATGCCCCCGATGACAAGCAACTCCACAAAGACAATGATGAAGTTGAACACGCCGCCAAGATTGATCATGGCGCCCCTCCTGCGCTCGCAAGCGCGCCGCACTTCCAAAGCTCAAGACCCGTCCTAAAAGGAGGCCAACTTGCGTTTCTGCGCAAGTTAGCCGGGCGACCCTTACGGACGAGACCCCATTGGCGCCCCGGCCGATTGGGTGAAGGATCCGAGCGGTGGCGGTCGGACGACATCCGGTGCCACGACAATCGCCTCCGGCTTACCAGCAGGCGAGGTGATCAGAACTTTCTTGGCTGGCGTTTTCGCCGTAGCGCTTCCAAGGTTGGTGCAAGCCCGGAAAGCCGCGATGTGCCTCCGCGCCCATTCCATGGCGCTGGTACGCTCGTTGACCTTGTCGTGGTCGAGGCTAGTCCAATCCAGCTTGTCGTCCACGTCCATGGCCTGAGCTACGGCCATCGCCTCTTCGTCAGTAGCCGGGACAATCTTCGCCACCTTCGGCACAGTCGCGGCCACAGCCTTCGCCTCGCTCATGGCCTTCGCCGAGGCCTTGTCCTTCTCGACGGCCGCCTGGGCCACCGCCAAAGCCGCCTGGGCCTGGGCCACATCGCTGGTAGCCTTCTCGACGGCCGTCTGAGCTTGGGCCTTCGCCGCATCGTCAGTGGCTTTCGCCAAAGCCGCCTGGGCCAGAGCCAAGGCCGCCTGGGCCCTCGCCAGACTGTCGGTAGCCTTCGCTGCAGCCGCCTCGTCGACGGCGTTCGTCAAGGCCAGTTGGGCCCGAGCCAACTCCAGCTTGGCTTCCTCCACGCCCTCGGTGGCCCTTGCTACGGCGCCGCTATCCGGCTTGACAGCGCTCGCTGCCTGGATCTTCGCGGCAGCCGCCGCATCCAGGGCCGTCTGAGCCTTGGCCGCATCATCGGTCGCCTTGGCCACGGACGCCTGTGCTTGAGCTTTCGTCGCGTCATCGGTGGCCTTCGCTGCGTCGTCGGTCGCCTTTGCGAGAGCTTCCTTGGCCTTCGTCAGCGCCACTTCGGCCTTCGCTTCGTCATCGGTGGCCCTCGCCAGGGCCGCCTTAGCCTGGGTCACACCGGCGTCCTCGGGAACTGCCGGAGTCTGAATCTCTGTCATCGATCTCGCTCCCCTTGAAAGGTGGCCATCATATAGCACGATTCGAATCGGAGGAAGACTTGTCTAAGCCTCCAAACCCAAACACCTCCAAAAGCAAGGGATCGCGCTCGATCACCCAGGCTATCGCCGCCCGCAGATCCGGCGGCAGCAGTTTCCAGGCCGCCAGCCATTGCTGGGCGAGGCGCCTACGACTTTGATTCTCCGTTGTCATCATCGGGCCGTTTAACTTTCCGCTTCGGCTTCATCCAGTCCCATAGGTCGTCAGCGTTTTCGTCTGCCAGCCACTCTAAAAATAGTTCGCACTGCCGACGACTGATTGTAAAGAGCACCTCCTGGATGAAATCGGCCTCTTGCTTCCGTATGCGGACTCGACGTCTCATCGCCTCCCTCCAAGATTCCAGCTCCCCCATTTGAGTTTTCGGGCCACCTTCATGCAACGATCGCACAATCGCTTACCTGCAAGCGCATAGTTACGCTGACACCGCCTGCAAATCTTTCGTTCCTTGGCTTGACGCCGCTTCCGCTCGCGCTTGATCAGGACACGGTCTGGATACTGCGCGCCATCCCCTCGTACATTGGTCTTGAGGTGATGGCCGTGCACGGTCCGGTAGATCATGAACTCGGGATCGTTCGCGGCCGGGGTATAGGTCGTCTTCTTGCCCTCGCCGGTCCGCGCGCGCGTCGCCAAGGCCGGATCGTGGTCGAGGCGCAGTTCCTCGACCTTGCTGTCGAGAAGATCGGCCAGTTTCCGAAGCTTGTCATCGAGAAGCGCGGCAAGCCCGGGCCGATACGTTGGCACCCCTATCCCTCTCAGATAGGCGTCTCCGGGCCTTACACTCCAACTCCTAATGACGTCGTCCGGCCACATCTCGCCAAGCTGGCGCATCGCCACCCGACAGCGCACCTCGACGGGGATGTAAGGCCTGAACAATCTCATCGCTTGATGCGCACACGCACTCTGTTGTTCTGCCGATTACGCCGCCACTTCTCGGCCTCAAGCTGGAAGACTTCGTTTTTTTCCAGATCAAAATCACTGACCATTAGGTCACAAGAGAGGTCGTACCAATTGAAATGAGTAGCTCCGCGCAAGTGATCGCGGACATAGGACAAACCGATCTGGCCAGCTTCTCGGAAGTGATTCCCAACCCAATGGCGCAGCGCCGAACGGCGGCGCTCTGTGCTTCCTTTCTGCCTGTTCTTGAAGAGATCAAGGCACCCCGATGGATTCGTCGGGAGAAGCAGGCGCGCGCCATCGGGCGGCCCCAAGGCGGCGTGCCAATTATATCGTTCGGTCAACGCTACCGAGCACGACATGCTTACGGTTAGGGTGCACTGGTCCCTGACCTGATCGGAGACTAGCCGAGAACAGACCGCTTCAGTGCCATCTATCGATCCGATTTTGCGGCTACGCTCCATGTTCGTGTCGAGAGGAACCCACTTGTTGCCGATAAGGCCAAGTGGGAGTGTTTCCCCGTACCAAGCACCGTCATCGAAGAATTTCACATTGGACATGAGAACGATCTTGGGCGGGACAATGCGGATGCGGCCCCTCAATTCTTGAGCGCTGGCAGTCCGAATGCGCAAGAACTCCCATTCGCCGCCGTGCTGGCTGTTCCGGCCGTCGTCATGCCGCATGACCGTGCCGATATTCAGCGGCCACATTGTTTCAGCAAACTCCCGGGTGTCCTCTTCTTCGGGCCTGAGCGCCAACCATTTGCTTCCCCCGGGCATTTCATCTGCGAATTCGATGCAGAAAAAATCTCCGATTGTTTCGTTGACGGCCTCTCGCGCATCGTTACCGCCACGCTTGTCGTCGAACCTACGGAGCTTCGGGGACATGAAGAGATCGAGCAGGAAATTCGATTTATCCGCTATCTCGCGCCGCAGTTTTGCTATTCGCGCCGCTTCCTTTCGTGCCGGGGAGGGCTCCCGGCGCGGAGCGGCGGGGATCGCTGGAGAGAGGACCGGCGGCGGGACAGTCTCCACGCTGGCCTTGCGCACGAACCTCGACCACAAGAACCGTTTAAGTCGCAGAAAATAATTCACCTTTTTGTCTCCTATAGAGCCGCATGCACCGACCGCGCGTTCTTCTTCAGCGTGCCGCGCGGTACATCCAGGAGGTCCTCCAAGCGGCTGAGCACCTTCCTCTTACTATCCTCGAACTCCTGTTTCCCCATCTCCCGCATCGATTGCGATAGCGGGGTTTCGACAATCAAAACAGGAAATCCATCAATTTGAGTAGGAGTAATGCGCGCATAGCGACTCTGTGTACGAATGAACGTCCCGAGCCGCTTCTTTTCCATCTCGTTAGCGAGCCTGAATTCCTTTTTTTCGCAGCAGCCTGTATCGATCAGCAGCCATGCGCGCAGGTGCTCGACCGTGGGAAAATGCGCCTGGATTCTCTCCGGCAGGTTCTCAAAACCCTGGTGCAGGGCAGCGAAGTATTGATTGTGCGAAGCCCGCGAGCGCTCCTCGACTTCTGCCAAGATATATTCGGCCCCCTCGACGAATTGGCGGGCGGCGACGTTGTGATAGCGCAGCAGGGGCACCATGGCATTAACGCGCTGGATTTCCCCATGCTCGTCCGTAATCTCGACCTGCTTCCAATGATAGACGATCGGCTGCTTCCGGCTCACAGCGCCCCCCACGCCTTATCCCTCGATCGGATTTCGTTTACCAAGGCGCGTAGCTCGTGCACAAACACCTGAACCTGCGACGAGAGCCTGTCGATGTAGTTCTCGTCGCGCTCGATCGTGAACTTCGGCGGGGCCCGCCATCCTTCATAGAATATGACCAAGTCGCAAGTATCAGCGCCCATGATCCACATATACCCCTGGCATTGCGCCCAATGCTCCGCCGGGAAAGCTGCGGTCCCCTTCTTCGCGATCGGGATGATAAGCCGTGGCATCATGGTTTTGACTTCGATGACCCTCTTTTGCTCGGACCAGTAAGCATCGGGCGAGCCGCCGACAAAGAACTCATCGGCGAAAGCCTGGACAATCGTTCGCCGCACGAACCCAACCCGCTGCAGGTCCGCAAAGTGCGTGCGCTCGTACCAGTCTAGCGCCAAGGGCTCCATGCGCTTGCCGCGCTTCATGTATTCGTTTTGGAAGTCCTCGGCGGTGATCCCGGTCAGGATTTCACCAGCAAGATTGAGCATATATTTTTTGCGCGTCTCACTGGGCTCGACACCTCGACCGTCGGCCATGATGGCATTGAATTTCGAGGCGGTAGGAATGCCGCGCCGCAGCGCAAACCAGTCTTCCGAGACTTGCTCGACGTCGAAGATGTCCACGCTGGCGCGCGTCATGCTTTCTTCCTCAATGTCACGCCCAGCTTTCTCAACTCGTCTCGAACGATGTTCTTGACGGCGTCGAGCACCTCGCGGCCGATCGATGGCGGCAAATAGAAATAGTGAGTGGCTCCGCCGCTCTCTCTTCCTTCCATTTCGGCGGCTGACATTTCGAGATGGACACTTTCGTAGTACGCATCGCGCGGCGCCTTATCGGCGAGTGCGCGACGCACCTTGGGCAATCTCCTTAGAGCTTCCACCATTTCGGCAACTGCTGCTGCATCTTTCTGCTTCATCACCTCCTCCTATCTCAATTTCAAGCGTCATTTGCTACCCCGCACTTGCCATCTTCTGGGAGTCGCTCATCCGGCGCTTGTAATCCGTACAAGCCTGCATGGCCTCAGAGAATCGAGCGGCCGGTAACTCGGCTGGCTCGCCGTACTTGGCCTTAAAGAGGTGCGCGGGCACGCCGCAATCCACGATCGCTGTCGATAACTTCTGGGCTTGCTCCATATCAATCGTAACGACCGACGCAGCTTCCTCGACCACCTCAACCGTGGCTTCGGTCGGGGCTGGATTCTGGGTGGACGTAAGGCCGGGATTTTGGGTAGCTTCAAGCGGCACCTTGCGCACGACGCGCTCGGCCGTGTGCCCGTCCAGATCCGCATCGTCCATCGCCCGGCTCACGATGTTGAGCAGCGCAATCGTGTTGTACCGCTTACCATACGAGGACGATGAGCCCGCGCCCTGGTTGTTGTTCTTGCTCCCCGTGGTGTCGAGCACCAGGGCGATGACGCTGCTTGTATGGTGTCCCTGAGTGTGCTTGAGGAACGTCTCAACGACAATGCCGACGCCACCAGCCCCGATATTGGTCTGATGCCAAAGAATGAAGTTGTGCCGTGTGAGCACCGGCATGACAGCGTGATGGATGTTTGCGAACGTCGCGAAGCGGGTCACCTGCTTCTTCTGGCTGCGCGCGGTTTCCTTGGGGGTGATCTCGATCTTGCCGTCCTGATTGATCTCCGGCAACTTCCCCTGCATTTCGAGGAAGTCGCGAGTGAATGCTTCCTCACGGCGCTCACGGCGAATGTCCGTTATCATGTCCCGCAGCACCACCATCTTCGTCGGATCACACCTCGGGTCGGACGCAGCGCGCGCCAGGACAAGCAATTCGTCCAAGGCCTGATTGCCGGTTCGCAGTACGGGCGCAGGAGGCTCCTTGACCATCGCAACGGCACGAGAGGGCGCCTTGCGGGCAGGCTTACGGACCTTCGTGCGACGCTTCATGTGATCCCTCCCCGTCGTTGCCATTCTCCGCACCAGTCGGTGAGCCGCACATTAGGCCAGCCGTCAGCCGCACTCTTATCGACCTCGATTACTGGTGGGTAGCGTCGGCAGTATCCCATGCCCGCGTCCGGTTCATCATTGCGCCAATTGAACCACTCGCAGATCTCACAGAATCTGCCGCCCTGCTTTTCGCGCTCTTTCTTGGTACGAGCCATCAGCTTCCTTCCCTAAAACGGAATCTCGTCGTCAAAGTCCGCCTTCCTCCCGGTTGGAGTGCTCTTGGGCGTCCCATACGCTGACTCGTCGGCCGGAGCCCCGCCGCCACCCTCGCGCCGATCCAGCACGATCAACTGCGCCTTGAAGGCACCAAGCACCACCTCGGTCCGATAGCGCTCGACGCCATCCCGATCGGTGTACTTGCGGGTCCGCATTTCGCCTTCAACATACAATTTTGTACCTTTATGTACGTACTGCTCGACCACCCGTACCAAATGCTCGTTGAACACGACCACATTGTGCCAGTCGGTCTGCTCCTTCCTCTCGCCGGTCGCCTTGTCCTTCCAGGACTTAGACGTGGCCACCGAGAAGCTCGCGACCGAACCGCCGCTTTGCATGCTACGGACGTCTGGGTCCTTGCCGACATTGCCAACAAGGATCGCCTTATTAACGCCCGCCATTACCGGGTCACCCCCTTGCGGCGGAACCCGATCTCGAACCCAGCGAGCGGCTTCCCGTGGTTCGTTGCCTTGGCGAAACCCCGAGCCGCCTTCTCGATCTCGGCATCAGTGAAATGAGGCAGCAGCATCATTGCCACCTCGGCCGTGATCTGGCTGCGATCGGCCAGGATCGCGTACCCCTCCCGCGCCTGGGTCAGCAGCACGCCGTCGCCGCGCGTCCGGCTCATCTCGGCGGGCTTAGCCAAGGTGGCGATATGCGCCTCCTGCGCCGCCTGCCGGGCAACCTCCGCCTCGACCGCAGCCGCCGCGGCGCGCTCGGCCTCGACCTTGGCAAGTGCCGATTTCTCGGCGATCCGCTCGGCATTCCGGGCGCGCTCTGCCGAGGCTGCGGCCTCTTCGGCGGCACGCCGGGCCCGAGCTTCCTCTTCCTGGCGCGCGCGGGCTTCCGCCGCTAGGCGCTCGGCCTCAGCCTGCCGCCGCGCCTCTTCCTCCAGCCGCTTGCGTTCGAGGTAGTCGTTAATCCTCGCCTGCAGGATATCGGCCGCCCCGGCCTTCTGCTTGAGATCGCGAGGGTTGCGGCGCGCGAGCTTCTCCCGAAGGGGGAAGCAAACGGAATCAACAGCATCGGCTGACAGTCGATGGGGGGCCTTCTCCGTTTCTCGCACCGCCTCAATTCGCCCATCAAGCTCACGAAGGCGCTTGATTAAGCTGCCCAGCGCTGTCGCCCCATTATCGTCCAGCACCTCTTTGGGTGCCTCCCGCGCTTCGCCAAGGAGCGTATCAACTTCCCTGAAGAGGTGCGCATAATCCCGCTCTAAGTAAGCCTTGACGTTCTCTGCCGCGCTTTGGGCGCGGTTGTCTCCGATTACAGCGCGGGGATTATCAGTCGTGTCTGACATTGGTTCGGTCCTTTCCGTGACACTATTTTCCAGAAATGGGGGAAAATGCGCCCCCTTGTCAAGGCCGCTTGGCAACTATATTTGGGTGTGCTATGGGCAACCCACTATGATCGCACAAACAATCCGCAAAAACATCGGCATCGTAGCTCACGCCTACGCCGAGTTAACAGGCAAGAGCTTGTCCGACGTCAGCCGCGAGTTCTACGGACGGGGCGTCTTCCTGACCGATATCGCCAACTCCGACCAGTCGATCTCGATCGACAAGCTCGACCGGGTCATGCGGAAGTTTCGCACCCGCTGGCCACGCGGCCAGAACGGCAAGCCAAAGAACTTCCCTGTGCTCGAACCCGTGTTCATGGACAAGGGCTAGTGATCGAATTTTGCGAGAACCATCCTCAGCAAATGCTCACGGGCGGCGGATGTCGGCTCGGCTGTTGCCAGTGTAGGCGCCTAGCGGTCGACAATATCGACCGCTTCATGGCTGAACTTCGATCGCACCAGCGTCATAAGCGCCTGTGCGATATGGACGGTGTCATCCGCGTGGTGACGTTCAAATGGCGTGGACAACTCCTCCAGCGACGGATGTTTGGGACGCGCCATCGGCCAAGATCAAGGGGTGAAAGGAGCCCCGCCTTTTTGTCTAGTCGGCATGCTTAGCTTTTGCCGAAGGCATGTCGACGAGGCGGGGAGGCATCCCGGCATAACAACATTCACCTGTTGGGCGGCGGATGCTTCCCTTGCGTAAATCGGCGGACTCATCCCCCGCCGACAGGAGACCGGAGCAAGGCGGCTGGCCGATAGTGCGCAGCTCCGGCCTCCACCCACCCCCCCTCAAAGGGAAAAGCCGCCCCTCGCCTAGTAATTGCCACGAGAATCATCTATGCGCGCCGCGCCATGGCCAAGATCGTCCATTTCGAAGAGCACCTGCCGAAGGTGGACCTCCACGTGCAAGTGGATAATCGCGTCTATGTATGGCTCCGCCATCTACAGCGCTTTACCGGCGACCCGCCAGAGGTGATGATCGCATCGATGCTGCACGACATCATGAGAGATGATGCCGAGGCTGAAGGCCTAACCTGCAAACACTGAAAGGGATTGAGATATGGCACCGAAAAAGGGGGCGAAGAAAGCCGCCCCGAAGACGAAGGCGAAGAAGACCGCTGCCGCCCCGAAGAGAAGCGCCGCCGTCAAGCCGTCCGAAGTCATGAAAATGCCCTCGGAACGCAAGCTCAAGGACCTCGCCCGGCAGTACCAGCACTCCAAGGAGACAACCGCCGAGCTTGGCGGGCGTATGGGCTCCGCCATCCGCACCTCGGCGGACAACGACGGACTTCACCCAGAAGCCTTCCGCGATGCTATGAAATTACTGAAGAAGGACCCCGGTCGCCTCCACGACCGCCTCGCCCACCGCGCCTACTACGAGGACGTCCTGGGCGTAACCGCCCGGGCCGAGTCGGCCCCGAGGCTCCCCATGGGCGACGAGGTGGGTGACGAGGGCGACGAAAACGAGAACGTCATCACCGGACCCGGCGAAGCCGAGTCCCGCGACGTCGAGCAGCAGGACGACGACAACGTCCACCAACTGCCCTTCGCCGCCGAAGCGTAAATGATTGTCGTCGAACTCGACGGCGATCCAGTCGCAAAGGGCCGTCCTCGGTTTACCTCCAAGGGCGGCCCGCACACCTACACGCCAGCCAAAACAGCGGCCTACGAGCAGGCTTTGGGCTACATGGCCTTACAAGCCATGCGCGGGAAAAAGCCGCTGGACGGCCCTCTGCGGGTTAGGGTGACCGCCTACCTGCGCGTACCCAAGTCCTGGTCGATAAAGGAACGCCAAGCCGCCCTGGTTGGCACCATTCGACCGACGAGCAAGCCGGATTACGACAACATTTTGAAGATAGGCTGCGATGCACTGAACAAAATCGTCTGGCACGACGATGCGCAAATCGTCTGGGCTGAGGCCTTCAAACTCTATTCCACGCGGCCCCGGCTACGGATTGAGATCATCCCCTTGACGGCGAATCCGGCCCTGATCGACTACGGACCTCTTTTTGACAAGGCGACTGTGGACAGCATAACGGACTCGCGCTAGTCCTGGCAGGGAAAATGTTCCCCGACCCCGACTCAATGGGAGGACTTATGCCTGCAAAAATTTTCCCCGACCAACTCTATGGCGAGCTGCAAGAGGGTTTGCACGTTGCCGGCTACACGCTGGAGCGCGCTTTTCAGCGGCTAGAGAGTTTGATAGCTGGAAATGATTGGAAGAAGTGCGGTGCTGGCTTCAAGGACATCAATGAGTTTCTCAGCAGCATCAACTTAGAGCGATTCCGCGCCATCGCCGAGGATCGCAAGCGCATTGCCAAACGCATCAAACAATTACAGCCAGCGGCCAGTACCAGGGCGATAGGCAAAACCCTTGGTGCTGATCACAAGACGGTTTCGCAGGACCTTGGGGAAAATTCCCCAGGAGACTCCAAAAAAGCTAATAAAAACAAAGGCGGCTCTGGGGAAAATTCCCCAAGACTCAGCGGCGAAGAGGCTGCGAAGATTGCTGCTCGGGCGGAGCGGGTATCGGTACAGCAGCAAGGTGTTAACGAGCGCGTTGAGAAGGTCGCGTTGAACGCCAAAAACCTTGGCAAGTTCTCTTTGATCCTCGCCGACCCCCCGTGGGACGACGAGTTTGGCAAGAGTGATCGTTCGATTGAAAATCACTACCCGACAATGAAGTTTGCCGACATTCTCGCATTGCCGGTAAGCGAAATCGCGCACGATCAGGCGATGCTGTTTTTGTGGGCGACACCGTCGATGATCGAAATGGCGCTGAAGACCTCAGAGGCGTGGGGCTTTGCCTACCGCACGCAGATGGTTTGGGTGAAGCCCTCGATAGGGCTCGGCAAGTATGTGCGGCAGCGGCACGAGATTTTGCTGATATGTCGACGCGGAGATCATCCAGCCCCCGCACCGGAAAGTCTACCGGACAGTGTGGTTGAGGCTCCTCGCGGTGAGCACTCGGCAAAGCCGGAAGTCTTCCACCAAATTGTTGAACGCATGTATCCTGACGCCAGAAAGATAGAGCTATTTCGTCGGGGCACTTCCCGCGATGGGTGGGCAGCTTGGGGGGCAGAGACGCAAGCGAAGGCCGCCGAATGATACGCGAGTTTGTGCGAGACGACGAGTGGCAAAAGCAGATCGCGGGAAAGTTCCTTGATCCATTTTACCGGCTTCGGGGGTGGATAGTCGAAAGATTCCCAGGCGATCATTCGATGCAGCGCCTTCATGTCGACGTGTCCTTGAGGCGCACTAAAGACGGCAAGCCGGAGCACAGCATTGACGAGAAGATCATCCGGGGCCTGCGAAAAGGAGGGCCTGCCGAAAAAATCAATCTTGAAACATGGTCGTGCTCTGTCCCTGGAAAGGAAAAGCGCGGATGGATTGATCTAGATGAACCAAGCAAGGCGACAGTCTTATTTGTCTGCCACGCAGACGTTTCTGATCTTTCCGCTGAAAGCTGGAGAAAGGTTACTTGTCTCGACTGTGTGTGGATTCCATTCCAACCTTTACGAATCTGGTTTTGGAAGCAAGGCGAGGAACGATGGGAGCGCAATGACAATCACCAACCAAACCGATCCATCTCACGGAAAGTGCCGATTACCGAAATCATGGCGAACGTCGCCAACGCCAAAAGATTTACGATCTATCCTCCCGAAGTCAGCACAATCGACACACTTTCGCCAGCCGTCCGCACTTGCCACCAATGCAACAAGCCGCACGACGGCACTGAGCGCGAGATTCTCGTCGGGAGTTTCCTGCGCTGGCTGCACCCTGGTTGCGAATCTGCTTTCATGGAACGAGTGCGAGGAGGCTAAGAGTCAGTCCGCTCGCCTCTAAGATGGCATCATGACGGAACCCCAGAAGACCGCAGCCATCCGTGACATTAAACAACGAATCGCAATAGCCGAAGCACGCGGCTTGCGGGCAACCGCCCGATCATGGAGGGATCTACTGGCGACGTTTGAGTCGCGACCCGCTTCAGAAATCCTGTGGGGGAACAAGGATAGCGGGGACAAAGCGTGACGCACACAAGGCGGAGGAACGCCCATGGCAGACAAGCTCCCGTGGTTCAAATGCTTTCCCACAAAACTCCTTGGGGCCCTCGCCGGCATGCCAGCGCCCGAGAAGCTCGTCTACCTGATCGTCCTCCTACGCATCTATGAGAATGGCACCTGCTGTCCGGACAGCGTCGACGCCATTGCGGTGCGCACAGGGCTTGCAAAGCGCGTGACTGCGAACGCATTGCATACGCTATGCGCCTGCAACCGCCTTTTGTTGATAGATAAGGGTTATTTCAACCCGATCGCAAACGCTCTTTTAGAGGAGCGCGAAAACCAAATTGTGGCCAAAAAATTGGCGGCTGAAAAGGCAGCTCGCGCAAGATGGGAAAAAGCTCAACAGATTCAACAAAACGGGCATGCGGGCCGCATACCATCCGCATTGCAGACGCATGCGGTTGCAATGCAGATTCTAGACTCAGATTTAGATAAAGAAGGAAAGAAAGAAAGAACCCCCCTACCCCCCTCCGGGGGGGCGAGCGCGCGCCAGGAGTCGCCATCGAAAAAGGAACCTCGGAACCGGGGGGCCACGCTACCAGCCGACTGGCAACCGAGCATCGGTTCGATCGCACTCGGGCACCGCCTTGGTTTGGCCGACTTTGAAATCCAAGACGACGCGGACCGGATGCGTGAGTGGGCGACGGCGAACTCGAACCGGCAGATAGCTCGCAAGGCCGACTGGAACGCGACGTTCGATGGCTTCCTGCGGAGACGGGCGGACAAAAAGGGAGGATTGGTGAATGGACACCATCGGCAATCCGGTACAGCAGGTTCTGCAGCACGTAAAACCTTCGCAGACTACGCCCTCGAAAAAACTCGTGAAGCACACGAGGCCCGATCCAGACGAACTGCCGCCGATCTTCGACCCAACAGTGGACCGGAAGTTCCAGACGCTGGTTTGTTTCCGGGAAAATAACGGTGACATCGAGATACGCCGGCCGTTGTCGGCGGAGGAACGAGATGCGATTGAGGCGCGCAAGGCGGCGCTCGACCCCGTGATTGAACCCTACGGCCCGGACGACCGAACAGATTTAGAGGCGTGCTTGGGTACGATGTTTGCCGGATTCCGGTCGATGCGCCAGCAGGGCGATACGGTAGCGACCACGGTCATGATCACGCTCGGGGTGCTGCGGAAGTTCCCGGCCTGGGCCATCCAGGCGACCTGCGGGAAGGCTGCCGCTGGCGTTATCAACCCGCACTGGCCGCCGAACGATGCCGAGCTAGCCACCGTCGTCCGCGCGCTCGTACAGCCCTACCGCGCCGCTCACGATCGCGCGCGCAGGCTTCTGGAGGCGAAAGTCTCATGACCCTGTTTTGGCACCCGACCGGCCCTCGCATACGCTTTTTGGGCGGCGTATTGTTCATCGAGGATCTGAACCCGGAGACGAGGATGCAGTGGCGCATGAGCCAGTGGGAGATGTTCAAGCTTGGTGTGCGCTGCCTCTTCGCTTCGGTATCTCAATGACTGACGACGAGGTCTTGGCGGGATTGATCATGGCCGCGCGAGCGGAGCGCGAGGCGGGTTTTGAAGGGTGGTCCTCGCCGCCAGATCAATTGCTCGAACAATGCGACAAGCTTTGCGCGCAGGGTTTGGCTGAGCGCGAAAACGATCATCTCGTACATTACCGCCCAACCGCGGAGGGCGAGCGCGTTTGCCAAATCAAAATTAGTCGCGTTCAGTGAGGTAACGGCGGGCTAGGTTGGCGCACCGCTGAAACACCAAACAAGCGCCACCACCTATCGGAGATAGAACCCGATGACCGAAGTGAACGATAACGAAAAAGTCCACAAGCTCGTAGACAGGGCCTTGACCGCAAGCGATTCAACGGACGCCATGCGGTTCACCCAGGCCGCCCTTAACGCGGCGCACGCCATGCAGGTGCTTAGAACTGGACCATGGCCCGCCAAGCCAACAAGTTAGCGGGCGCTGCCCACCACACCGTCTCATGAAGCGGTGGCGATAGTGGGAGCGATCAGAAGCCCGCTAGAGGGCTGTGCCCATGACCGTAATTCGCGCGGTAGGCGCAGCCCTCACCTATCGAGAGGTAGTGATCATGGAATATGAGTATTTGGTGGTTCATACTGATAACGATGAGCCTTGGATACGTGCTGTGTTCTCGTCAGAGGATAAGGCTCGGGAGTATATCAATTCCAGGCATGGGGATTTTGGGTCTGACTGGCGGATCATTCCTATCGTGCGAGACCCCCCATGCGCAACTTCTCCAGACTGAGGAAAAGATGGGTGATGGCTTCAGCGAGTACAGTCTAGCCGACGATTACCCCGGCCAATGGGCTCGGGTGAAGATCCTGCCCGAAGCTCCGCAGTACGCCGACATCCGCGCGATCTGCGAGAGCGGGAAGCTCGACAAGCGAGCATGGCGCTGGGATAACCATGGGCACCTGTGGGTGTCGTACCACACCTTCATAACCCAAGGAGTCTACGTATCATGAACAGCCTCGTGGAGCGGCTGCGGTTGCGCGGCAGCCAGCTGATGGTGGAAGCCGCCGATGAGATCGATCGGCTTGAGGCTGACAAGGCCGAAATATCAAAGGCGGCCTCGGACCTGTTGCACGAGAACGAGCGCCTGCAAGCCGAAGTAGTCAGAGTTGCCGCGCTTGGCGTGCCGGGGTTTTGAGTAAGCCCCCGATGTCCGATCAGGTTGAGCGCGAGGTGATCAATGTTTTTTGACCCGCAATGCAAGCCAGCAAACGCGCAAGCCGCTGCCTGGGTCTCGGTCAGGACGCAGGCGCAAGTGTGCCTCGACGCCATTGACCTTATCGAGCAAAGGGGCTGGTGCCAGGGCACGGCAGAAGAACCCGGCACCCCCGACAAGCCCGGCCCCGTTTGCGTCTCGCGAGCTTTGTTTTTAGCGTGCCCGCATTCTTACGTTCTCAGAAGCGCCCTCTGCAATAAACTGTCGGGGCTTGTTAGCACGCGCTATGTCCATTTGTGGAACGACGTGCCAGGACGAACCAAGGCCGAGGTCGTGGCCATGCTGCGGAAGGCCGCTGCATTGTAATGAGCAAAAAACACAAGCACCACATCGTCGTCGGCGAATATGGTCCGCCTTGCCCGCGCTGCCATCGTCCGACGCAAATCCGCGAGCACGACCAAATCCGTGAGAGGCACTTGCGGCAGCCGTTCTACTACTCGCGCTGGTATTATTGCACACACCGCGATTGCAAAACGACGCTGGTCATGCCGGAAGAGTTCAAGGTGCTCACCAATCCCTGCCCAGCCGTGCCCCACGCCGAAGCCAGTTAAAAAAGGGGCGGATTTTCCCCTTCTACCCCTTGACACTGTTTTTCCCGATTGATATTTTTAGCCCCGGAAGACATAGGGGTTGAAAAATGACAGAGACCATCGAGCGCCTGGAGACCGAGGTCGGGCTGGCCTTCTCCAAGCCCAAAATTGTCATGACCAAGTTCGGCGAGCGCCAGTTATGCACCGCCCCGATTACCGAGAAAATCAAAGATAAATGGTGGGAGGTTTGGAACTCTCGCAAACCCCTCCTGAAGGCTGCGGGCTTCGGTTGTGGCAAGAACAACTTCGACGGCGAGGGCAGATGGGAGGTGACCCACTGGGTGTCGACCATGAGCGCGGTCGATCGTGAGCAGGCTGCGGCTGCCAGCCGGGCGACCGACGCGGCGATCGAAATCCCCATCCCCGAGGGCCTCGCCCTGATGCCCTTCCAGAAGGCCGGCGTGGCCTACGCGATGCCGCGCGCGGGCACCCTGATCGGTGATGAAATGGGACTCGGCAAGACCATCCAGGCCATCGCGGTGGCCAATGCGATGGTGCCGGCGCCGAAGAAAATCCTGGTGGTTGCGCCAGCGAGCTTGCTGGCGAACTGGCGGAACGAAATCAACAAGTGGCAGACCTTGGCCGACATGCCGGTCCACATCATCCGGCCGGGCTTGGTGTTCACCGGCAAGCCGGACGGCTGGTATGTGATCAACTACGACATCGTGACCCGGTACGCGGCCGTACTGACCAGCACCGACTGGGACTTGGCGGTCTACGACGAGTGCCACAACATGAAGACCCGCACGGCGCAGCGGACCTTGACTTTGCTCGGCGGCACCAAGCTGGACAAGGAGACCAAGAAGCGGGTGACCGTAGCGGGGGTGACGGCGCGGAAGCGCCTGATGCTGACCGGCACGCCGATCCTGAACCGGCCCGCCGAACTCTACCCCTTGCTGCACAACCTCGATCCGAAGCGGTGGGGTTCCTGGTCGAGCTTCACCCGGCGCTACTGCGCAGCCCAGTACAACGGCTTCGGTTATGACACCAGCGGCGACTCGCGGCTCGACGAACTGAACGCGCGGCTGCGGGAGACGGTGATGGTGCGGCGTCTCAAGAACGAGGTGCTGACCGAGTTGCCCGCGAAGCGGCGGCAGGTGGTTCCGCTGACCTACGACGAGGACGACGCGACCATTACGGCGGCGATCAAGCGGGAGAAGGACGTCTACGAGAAGACCGAGAACGCGATCGCCCAAGCAAACGCCGCGAAGCAGCGGGCCGAGGCCGAGGGCGACGAGGAAGCCTACAAGATCGCGGTCAAGGCGCTGAACGAGGTAAGTGGGATTGCCTTCTCGGAGATGGCCAAGGCCCGCCACGAGACCGCCATCGCGAAGGTGCCCTACGTGATCGAGCACCTCAAGGAGACAACCGGAAAAATTCTCTGCTTCGCTTGGCACCAGGACGTCGTCGACGCGATCTGCGATGCGGTCCGGGACCAGGGTGTGGTCTCGATCACCGGCAAGACGCCCCAGGAGAAGCGGGACGGTATCAAGGACGCCTTCCAGACCAACCCGAACATCCGGTTCTTCGTCGGCAACATCCGGGCGGCCGGCGAGGGGCTGACCCTGACGGCAAGCTCCCATGTGGTCTTCGCGGAACTCGACTGGACCCCGGCGCGGATCAGCCAAGCCGAGGACCGTGCGCACCGGATCGGCCAGACCGAGTGTGTCCTGGTGCAGCACCTCGTGCTCGACGACAGCCTGGACGCCAGGATGGCGAAGATGGTCGTCCAGAAGCAGGAGGTGATCGATCGGGCCCTGAACCAGAAGACCGAGGGCACCGAGAAGGAGCGGCCCGAGATCGAGGTCTCGGTAGTCCCGCTGGCTCCCGAGCAGATGGCCGAGCAGCAGGCCAAGGACGATCGCAGAGCGCGGTTGGATGAGGTGGCGGCTACCCTCACCCCCGAGCGGATTGCCGCGATCCACGCCGCCCTGCGGACCGTAGCGGCCTACGACGAGGATCACGCTCGCTACGAGAACGGGGTGGGCTTCTCGAAGCTGGACACAATCTTCGGGGGCGAGCTTGCCGCCCAGGCCAGCTTGCGGCCCCGGCAGGCTGCCGCCGCCATGAAGATGATCCGCAAGTACCGGCGGCAGTACGACAGTCACCTCTACCAGACGATCTTCGGGGTGGAGGCATGAAGGACCCGGTCGACCACATCCTGCGGCCGAGGCTGCCATGGCGGGACTCGGCCGACATCACCGAATGCGGTCTCACAGAGGCGAACCGCGTGATTACACGGGAAACGTACGACCGGCGCCTGAAGGACCTTGGCCGACAAAGGACAGCCATGCTGACCTGCATGACGTGCTCCGATGCCGCGACGCGGTGGCGTGACTGGAACGACGATCCCCGCCTTGCTCTCGCGCGCGAGATCGAGTGGGAGCGCGGAACATATTATTTTCGGCGACACAATGATCGTGGCGACCGTCTTAGGAGCGAGCTTGTCGCTATCGAGAAACTGATCGGTGCGCACCGGCAGGAGTTTTTGAGCCTCGTTGAAATCATCGAGCGGCAGCGCGAGTGGCTTGCGAAGAAGGCCGCTCGCGTTCAGCGCCCGAAGGATCGGGAGCCCTCGCTATGAATCCGAATATGCCATCCCGCTGGGTCATCGACCACGAGTACGTCGGCGCCTGCCGCTACACCGGCTACCAGCCTAAATCGATCAGGCTCAAGCTTGAGTGCGGACACAAGGTGGTCCGCAAGGCGAGTGCAGGTGTGCCCAGACGTGCGCAGTGTCCAGAGTGTGCGTGGGCGGCGCGGCTTCGAAGCATCGATCCGCTTGGTGATCGTCGGCATGAGGAAGTTTAACATTTGGGGCGCCGTGAAACCCCTAGCAGGGAGTTCGGGCGCGATTGAGTCGAACGGGCATATCGCCCAACACGGCGCCCCTTCGACTTAAGCGCCTACGGGATGTTGGCAACGAGGGAGGTGGTTTCGCGTCCTCGCCCGACGAAATCTGCAAAGGTTGCGTGAGGAAGGGGGCATGGTGCCCCAACCCGCAGGCGCTTTTGAAATCAAAATGGAGACACAGATGCACATGACACCACTTGAATTTGCGTTGGCGTTCGCTCTTGGGTGCCTGTTAAGCTTGCTCTTCGGCTTTGCGGTCGGGCGGATCTGCAAGTGGGTTAGCACGCCGTGGCGATATTGAAGCGCCAATGAAATACGCCAAGACACGCCTTGCTATTGCTGTCATCATCATCGCGGCACTAACCGGGACCATCAGCACCGCTTTTGTCGTATATGGCACCGACTACCCACGCGGGCTGCGTTGCTCCACGATTCCTGCCACCCGTTGCGATAGGCGCTAGATCATGGGATGCGAGCGCGAGCACGACATGCGCCACGTCGGCCGCTGCAACGCCGGATGCGGCCAGGGCGACGACTGCGGTTGCTCCGTGCCAGTCTTTACCTGCGCGATCTGTGGCGACTCAGACTATGGTGACAACGAAGAGGCGATGTTCATACGCGAGATGTGCCGCAAAGGGAGGGAGGACAAATGAGGTTCACCCAACAAGACCTCTCGGAAGCCGCCCGCGAGTTTGACGACATAGACCCAGGTGACGAAAAATTCTACGAGAAGGTCTGCTTGAAGATCATCAATGATTGCTTGCGTGAAGGGAGGACCACGCTTCAAATTTTGCGCAAGCACCACGGCGGCACCACCCCCGAATCAACAATCCATAGGGCGGCGAAGGCCATGGCTTTTTATACCGCGCAGACAAACGTCAACCTGGATTGTATGGAGATAACACCAGCGCCGGGCCTCCGGCAAATGATCGAGACAATAGTTAAACCAGAACTAAAATGAGACTGATCCGCGTCTTCCCGCGAAAGACAAAGGCCACACCGGACGACGATCTTGTCCGCTTCGGACCACCTGGATTTTTCGATGAAGCCGACGAGGTGCACGTCTCGGTCACGTTCACCTATGACAAGGCGCGGGCCGAGGGACTTGCCGAACAATGGAAGTCGGTGGCACCCGTGAAGATCGGCGGCGTGGCCTTTAATGACACGAGCCTCGAATTTATCCCCGGCCGCTACATCAAGCCCGGCTACACGATCACCTCGCGGGGCTGTCCGCGCCGATGCTGGTTCTGCAAGGTCCCCAAGATGTGGCCGACCGTCAACTTGCTGCCAATCCATGACGCCTGGAACATCCTCGACGATAACTTGCTCGCCTGCCCGCGCCCGCACGTCGAGGCGGTTTTCCAAATGTTACGGCGGCAAAAGCGCAGGGTCGAGTTCACCGGCGGCCTGGAAGCTCTATCGCTGCAGGACTACCAAGTGGATCTGCTAGCGAGCCTGACGCCCCGGCCGAATATGTTCTTTGCCTACGATCCCCAGGACGAGTTTGAGACTCTGGCTGTTGCCGCCAGCAAGCTCCTGGCAGCAGGCTTCACCGCTCGATCCCATCGTCTGCGATCGTACTGTCTGATCGGTTATCCCAAGGACACGTTCGACGCCGCTACAAAGCGGCTTACCGACTTGATGTCGATCGGGTTCACGCCGTTCGCTATGCTGTGGCGGCCGGACACTAAGAGCCAAGAGAAGCATGCGCCGGGATCTAACTGGCGTGCGTTTCAAAGACGCTGGGCGCGCCCGGCGCTAATTCACGGAAAGAAACACAATGTCGGCACACAGCCAGCAAATAAATACGCCGACGATTAAGAAAGGCAGCCACCAATTCTTCATTTGGGCGACGCAATCTGTAACCGGCAGCGGCCATCACCTCGCACCAGGGAGCCACTTCCCCTACACCGATCTTAGCGCCACCGATCTCTATGCCGGCAATCCGCCGTCACCGACGGATCACTCTCATGGGCCTAGCAGCATTTGACACGAGCATGAGAGCTGTTACCTCGCATAGAACATCCGCCCACATCGGAGAAGCATGACGGTTCGGTGAGTGCGATTGAGTGCGGCTGTGCCGCGCCGGTAGCCTCGGTGCCTCTCTTGCCTCCAATGGATCGCTGTGTCAAAGGGAATATCTCGCGCCGGACGATTAGAGGCGCTTCCTCTGTGCGTCCGACCTCAACTGGCGCCCTGAAGCACGGTGTGAGGCCGCGCCTTCAGGGTTGCCGGTGAAGAAATCGGCTGTCGCGACAGCCGTAGGGGACCGGGGCGCACTGCCACGGCCGTGAAAACTTGGAAAGTAGCCCCGGCCCCGTACTAAAACTTCGCGACGACAGGCCGGTCTTGGACGGTGTAGAAGCCAAGAAGCTTCGCGAAGCTTATCAGGTTTTGGCCCAGATCGTTGCCCTGTATGACTACACAAATCTAGATCGCGGAATTGGAACGGCGCTACCAGAAGGTAAGCTGTGGCTCCGCGCTCGCGAATTGAGTAAGCCCCGTTGACCCAGCTTGTGATTAACCGAGGGCCGGAAGTCATGCGCCGTATTGCCATTGCTGTTTTTGTCGGTGCCATAGGCATCTTAGCCGTGGCAGCCATACAAGGATAAAGGCGGCTTGATTTGCGCGCGATTAACGAGCGATGCGTCTACTGTTCGATCGCGGGCGACACATGGGACGCCGTCGTGATTCACGTCGATCCGGCCGCCGAGGACAAGGTCGACATCGCCGTATCTGGTCCTGGCCTGAAGGATGATTTGATCTTCCGCTCGATCAGATGGAGCCATATCGCAGGCGTGCGCGGAACGGCCTCTGCATCCCAGCCAGCTTGGATCAGCGCTTCGGCGTGATCCGCCAGAAGCTCGGCCAGGGCTTCTCGCCCCTTCTGGGTGATTTGGGTGTGAATGTCGCCAACTTCTTCCAGGTATCCATCGCCAACAAGGCTCTTCGTGGATACCCGATTCCTTTCCCACTCGGTGGCTTCTACCCCCTTGAGAACGGCGGCGTGCTTGTTGCGGATGACGACCAGACGCCCGTCGAGGTGATCAATCAGTACGTCACGCTTCCGACGAGAAAGATACTCACTCATTGCGCTACTCCTACACTACGGGGATTACGATCTGACTCGGTGTCTCCGATGGGCGATCTTTGTGCCGCCAGCATGCTGCTTGCGAACAAGCAAGCGCAACTGCGCCACCTCGCGCTTGAGGCTAGCGATGTCGCGCCGCATGGCGTTGAACTGTTTGCGGTTGACGCTGACCGAGTGGGTCCGCTGGTAGTCGCCGTAGAGCCCGGCGCTCGCGCCCACGGCGCTAAGGACCGGAGCTATTGGTGCCAAAAATGCAGCAATGGCGATCAGGAAAACCGGGATGGCAAACACTCGATCCCCCTCCACAAAGCCTGTGGAAAACTACACGGAAAATTGCGGGTTGCGCAAGGGAAACTTTTCCCTATAGGTTTGGGGCGGCCCCGTTGAAGGGCCGGAACAGAGAGGGTGAAATGAGAGTCTTACTACTCATTGGCACTATTGCGTCCGCCATCACGATGTTGAGTTCCCAGGCAGACGCGAGCTACCGACACCTGCGACACCATTATCACCGACACGTTCACTTCGGCCGCTATCTGGCGATGCGGCATTTCCGGTATCACCATCAGCGCCACTACGTTAGGCACCGAGACCCTGTTCACGTCGGGAGCGGCGGCAAGCCGGCTTGCTTCTGGCGGGCCGCCTCGATGGGCGGTCCCTGCGGATGCTGGGCGGGGTGGAAGGTGCTCGGCGTCGTCGATCAGTTCTGGAGGGGCGTCAATCTCTGGTGGGCGGATGATTGGAGGAAGTTCCCCCACGTTGAGCCTGCAGCAGCAAATGCAGCCGTGAGGCCAGGGCGGCATGTCGCCCCGGTCGTTCCCGGTTCTTATGACGGTCGCAGCGTGCTTGTCGCCGACAGTTGGGCAACGCATCGCGTGAGAACGACTGGCTTGGTGTTCGTGCGCGCACCAGCGTCGCACCCGATCAGCTATTCTGGTCCGATGCCGCTATGACGAGCGCCCCACACTCTCGGGCGGCAAGCACCTATCGCGGTGATTACGCCAGGGTGACCACAGGGAAGATACGTCACGTCTCGATCCACCTGACCCACGAGCAGTTCGCGGCGCTCGATCGCATAGCTCGCGATCGGAATATAACTCGTGGGGCGCTTGCCCGAGACTTCGTACTCACGATGCTTGGCACCGAGGTCGTGCGCGACCTTAACGCCCTGCTCGGCGAATAAAAAATGGGCCGCTGCGCGCGCGGCCCAGTCTGAGACTACTGGGAGGAAACGTCCAAGGAGGACGCTCATGCAGCGCTCCGAATGTCCGGGCGCCACCGTTGATTTATAGCCGGCCCGGCAAGCGAGGGCAAGAGGGACGGCAGGATGAGAAGACGGGCATGCGTGCGCTGCGGAAGGATGCTTCGGCAGCGTAAGAACACGACGGGGCTGTGTTACGAGTGCTTTAAGGGCCGCAACCCGACCCCTTACCGTCCCGCAACGCCGGAAGAACGCAGACTAATAGATAATGCCCGGCGAAGTCTGGTGGCCGCGTTGATGCGGGGGGATGAGTTGACGTGGAGCTTGACCTGTCAGGCCTTGGCCGAAATTCTCCAGGAGATGCGGACTAAGCCGCCCGGCGACGCCGTCACCTAGCCATGGGCCTTCATGACGCTCATGGCGACGACGATGAGAGTGCCTATCGAAACAGCAGCACCAAGGCATCCCAAAATGATCCCCCACAAAGCAATCGCGCCAGCCGAGCGGCCGCTGGAGACGTCCCCGGTCGATGTCAACCGCGCCACCGTTGCGTCGAGCTTCGCCAGCGTGATCGCCGTAGAAGGATCGCTGATCGATGTCTTGCTCTCGATTATGGTCAGCCGCTCTTTGATGTCGCCGACCTGTCCCTCATAGGACTTTGCGATGCCGCCGATCTTGTCGTCATAGTTTTTCGTTATGGTGTTGATCTGAGAAGTGATCCCATTGATCTGCTCTTTGAATTGCCCCTCGCTCTTGTTGACAACCTCCTTTGCCGCCGCAAAAGCGTTGGCGACCGCAGCCTCGACGACCTTGGTAGCCTTGTCGCCCTGGTTGTCGCGCTCGGAGATTTGCGTCTTTACCCCGGCCAGCTTCTCCGACAGAACCTCGCGAAGCGCGAATACCTCATGCTGCACGTCCATGGTTGTCGGGGTCCGGTCGGCAAATGCCTGCAACAGTTTGACGGCTTTGTCGCTCGCGTCTATACGAGCTTCGATCGCACCGAGTTGCGCTTCAAGAAGCTCGCGAAGCCAGAAGTTCTCGCGCAGCAATTGCTGCGTAGTCAGCGGTGTCGGGTCTGCCATGACACCAGTGTTATAGCGCAGAGCACCGCCGTTGGATTCGTCGGCGCTTGGTACTCGCCTGACCATTGCTTGCCCCCCCTTCTCCTCTCAACCTTCATACCGCTCTCGCCTCACCAAGCCTTTCGATCTCTTTAACGTGCATCTCGTAGAGCGAAAAGACGAGATGAAGAGATAGGCGAAAGTGGGCCATAACGCTATCGACAGGTTCGCCCCCCGCCGCCCTGGCCAGGGTAGCGGACGAGACAGTCTTGATGTTTTCATGGAACGCCGCGCGCACCGCTGCCAAAGCCTCTTGCCTCGGATCGAACTCGGCCGTCAATTCCGCACCAAATGATCCATGAGGTTTTGCTTGAGCCATTCGTTTTGCTCGGATGTGCCGGTGTACTCGCCTGCATAGCCCAACTCTTTAGCAAGCGTCGCTCGCGAACTCATGCTGCTGTCCATCCCCATCAGCTTGAGGAAATCAACGACGGAGTTGCGCCAGTTGAGATTGCCGCCGACAGTCGACGCCTTGTTATCGAGATATTGCACTTTCTGGGCGTAGGTCGGCGCAGTTGTGAACAGCGCCTTTAGATCAGCGAGAAAACCCATCTTTGTTCCCTCCAGGGTGATCTTCGTCACGTTTGGCGAACGCTTCCGCTACGGCAACCTCCGCTGCAGGCGGTGCCGCTACATCGGCGGCGGGTGGGGCGGCCATGGCGGCAGCGGCAGGGGCGGCCACGGCGGCAGCGGCAGGGGCAACCTCCGCTGCCGCTGCCTTAGCAGCGGCTACGACGCCGGGGCCGGTGCCAGTGAGCGATGACGTGAGGCGGTCGATAGTGCGGCTTTGAGAGTCGCCCTTGTTCTTCGATTCTGCGCTGGAGCCAAAGGTGTAGTCCACCACAGTCGTAAATTTAGCGACCAGGACCCCGATCAGCATATTGATGATGCCGAGGGCCGCTTGGTCCAAAGACTGAGGGGGATGAAACAGCCAGATTAAAATAACCCCGATGAACGTGCCGACCACAGCAAAGGCAATGATCTGCTGTGAATTAGTCCAGGTCTGTGGCCTCACCTCGTCGTCAGCCATATGCGCCCCCAGAACCAAAGAAAAAGCCGCCCCCGATTCGGGGCGGCTTCACAGTACCTAATCTAGCTGCGTAGCGTCTACCCTACGACTTCACGGGCGTCACTGGCGCCGCGGCCGCCGCCGCAGAGACTGTCGGCGGCTTGGTCGTGCTTGCTTTGAGGACCGCGTTGACCGCCGTTTGTGCATCTTTCACGGCGTGATAGGCGCTGACCGCCGTTGAGAGCGGCGTAGACCCAGCGAGCACCGACTTTGAAAGCACGTTCACGGCCTCGGTGGCGGCGTTGATCGCAAGCGTGGCCGCTGCCACGGTCGGGCCGGCGCCAGGGATGAAGTTCCCAAGAATCGAGGCCGCGCTGAGAGCTTCCTGGAGGGCGGCCAGGAGGGTGGATTGGTGCGCTGCAATCCAATGGAAAATGTTCTCTATGTCCACCTGGGCCGTCTTCTCGGCGCTCTGCAATAACTGCCAGCCCTTGGTGAACTCGGCGACGACCCATTGCTCGTCCTTCGCAAACCCAACTTCCAGCTTATGGACGAAAGCGGTCAAGCCGGTCGCGGCCGGCGGAGTAACCGGGATAGCGGGCTTCGCAGGCGTCGTGGTCATGACGTTAAACCCCTTTGTTTGGCGTTGAAGGTGCGGATAGCCATCGCGATCACCGGCACGATGCGGTTGATGCGCGGAAGCTCGGCCTCAACGAGGTTAAGCAAGTTCTCGGCGGCCGGCAACTCCTTGGTGGCGAGGTTCGCGAGGTGCTCGATGTCGGGCATGATCCCTTCGAGTTGAGTGATCTGCGCGTCGGAGAACCCCTCGAAGCGAAGGCCCCACCGTTCGAGCGGGGCTAATATCACGGAGTTTACCATTTTTACGCTCCCGAGCTTGCCGTGATCGGCGCAACCGGCGGCGGCGCCGTCGCAATCAGCGCATGAATGCGCGAGAACACGATATCCTGCGCGACCCCCCAGTCGTCCGGGTGTGGCGCATAGATCGGGATATTGCGAAGCCGTCCCGTCTTGGTGTCGTCCGAGCGGGGCGTGGTGCGCTTCCACTGGCGATAACCAAGGCCGAGGGTCTGGATCCAGGATGGATTGTAGATGTTGTCCGCGAACTGGACGTTGTCGGGCACCTTGACGTTGACGCCATACATCGAGTCCTGGAACCCGAACAGATAGCGGATGATCCGCTTGGTGCGGGACGCAACGACCGGCGCATTGTCGTCACCCAGGCTTGAGCCGCCAACCGCGATCGGGATGCCCGCTGGGACCCGCGCGATGATCGCGTCAAGCTCGTTGACCTGACTCCAGTTGTACGGCGAGGCGAAGGTCTCAAGGCCGGCCGCCTTGCACCGCTGCGTCAGCAGGCGAAGGCCGGTCGACCATGTCTCGATCGCCGCTCCGCCCATCCCGTAGGAAAGCAGCACCACTCCTTTGATCGTCATAAACGGTTCCCTTTCAAACGATCTTTTCGACTTCGGCCTTGAGATTAGCCAGCGCCGTCATGATCGGGCTCGGGTTGGGTGGCGGCGGTGGCGGCCCGACCCAGGAAACCCCCTGGCCGGCCGTTTCTGGCGGGGGATCGGTCGCACCACTCAGGGGAACGGGAGTACCCGTTGACGACTGCGTATAGGCCTGTGGCTTGGCCGCTGGTGCGGTTTGCCAGAACGGCTTCAGGGCCACCTTCCATTCGCGAAGCCAGCGTATGCGCTCCGCAAGGCCGTTGTAGCCCCCGTTGAGATGGAGGGTCACCCCGTGCACGTCGTCGCGCCGGGCGAGCGGCAAGCAGCCGCAGATGCGGACGAAATCAGCCACGGCACATTCGAGCGCCGTGGCGGGTCGAATAAGAATATCGGGGTCGTGGATCACGTCGAGTCCGGTAACGACCGCAAGGCGCGTGTAATTGGCCTTGCCGGTCAATTGCGACAGGCCCTTGCCGCGATAGTTCCAGCCGTCGTCAGAGGGCGGCGGGGCGTTGCCCATGCGCCCGCCATAGGCCACGTCGGCAATCATGCGCGGGTTGTGGGCATAGTGCTCGGCCATGGACTCGGTGAAATGGGTCGGGAAGGTTCGCCGCAATCCTTCGGCGGAATAGTTCAAGTTCTCGACCATCTCCAACCCGGCGCCACATTCCTCGGAGAATTGCGCCATGATATGGGCAACCTCCAAGGTGGTCGTAACGCCATACTTTTCGAACACCGCAGGCGCTGAGGCCGCAATGCCCTCGATCAACCCTGGCACATGCTGATCCCCATGGGACCAGAGGGTCTTGAGAACCGACAGGGGGAGAAGCTCGCCCATGAATCTTAACCTTTTCGGTGGTTGAAGCGCTCGACACTCATATCAGTATCAGGGCGGATAGTTGAAGAAAGCGTGTCCTTATTAAGGACGCGGGCTGTTAAGCCCCTGATCCTGGTATGAAACAACGGATGAGAACATTGAAGTCGGCTTTGCCTTTGGTGCCGTAGAAAATCGGCCACACCAGAGCGGGGCCGACCCGGTTCGGGGTCTTTATGACGGATTCGTCCGGGACGTTCCACCACGCCTGTTCTAAACGAACCTGATAGTGACACTGGCCAGTGCCAGCTTCGCATACCGTCTGCCAGTCTACATCTTCAATGCGCGTGGCATCACTGCCGTCGCAGCATGGCGTACCCTGCGAATTGTTCAGTGACTTGAACCAGTCGGTGAGACTTGGGTGCTGCTTGTCGTGCGCCCACGCTGGCCTGATCAGGAGCGCGAGACAGATGGCCAAGCCGCAGACCAACAGCAGGACAGCAAGCCATTTCAGGGTACGGCCTATTTTCATTTTTCCCAGCCAAAGCCCGGGGCTATTTTCTCCGCGAACTTCTCCAGTTCGCTCTGTGACTTCGCATAGCTGAGGGCGATCCGCCCCATCGTGATTGGCGACGTGACAACACCCTTGAAAATCGCCACCAAATCAACGCCGCCCTTCGAGGTCAGCATCGCGGACGTGACCGAGACGTCCTGGTCCCATTGGTCCGAGCAGTTGCGCGCGATCACGAAGGGAATGTTGCGCGCTTTGGCGAATCGCGCAACCCACAGACTCTCATCATCCACACACCACGCGCCGGTGCGGCCATAGAGCGTCGCTCGCTGTGCCGGGGTGTTCGCCTCGTTGTACCTGCCGGAGGAATAGTACGGCTGGACGAAGAACCTCGTGGTCTCGAAGAGGCGCTGTTTCCAGGCGTGATCGACTTCATAAGTCTCGCCGTCCGGCCCGATCAGCCTAGAGGCGATAATCGTCTGGCCGACGATCGGGGCAGCCGGCCGCAACCCGCCGCACATGCCGAAAGACATGATCGCTTCGCAGTCCTTCGGGACGCTCTTTTCCAGATCCTCGACCATCTGGATGCCGGTGAGGACAAGCGCGCTAGGCGCGGCGTACTTCATCGCCACATCGGACTCGTTCTTCATGCCAGTCTTGATGCAGAACATTGGTCGCCTCCTAAAATTAAAATTCATGCGCCGCAATCGTGACGCTGCTGATCGTTACCGCCTGCGCACCCGTGGTGTTGAGCACCGAAAGGTCGATCCAGATCGCCACGCCGAGGGTCAGCCCCGTAAGGAGGCCGCTGACATGGAACGGCGTTTTCGCTGTAGCCAAGCCAGCCAGATAGGAGACCTGCCCGGAGTTGGGCGCTCCGCATACGTTGCCGGTCACGTTGGTGCCGTTGGCAGGCCCGTTGCCGGTGGCAAAGCGGCATTGGATGATCGCACCGTTGGTGGTGCTGCCGACCAGCACCGTGCCGTCAATGCTGATCGCAACTTGGCCGGTTGCGTTCGGCGTGATGATCGTGGCGCCCGAGGAAAGCCCCAGCATCTGCGCCGTAGTGATTCCCGGAGTGAGCGCCGCGGGCGCGGCGGCAAAGACCGAAGCGTGGGCACGCGCCGGGAAGGTCGAAAAGAACGACGCCAGGGTGCCGGTCGTAGCCTGGAAACTCTGGCCCTGCGCGGCATTGCCGGGCGAGACGACATACATCACCTCGGTGCCGTTGAACGGACCCGCGAAGATGTTCTGGCTGGTCAATCGGCCATCAACCGGGATCGCCATAGCCCCCTCACGACGACGATCGATACTGCATCAGGAACGGCGTCTCGCCGTCCTGCATGCACAAAATCAACTCCGGCCCGTATCCCCATGGCTGCCCCGGAGCACGCGAGCTGGTCCCGGGGGTTTCGGCAATCATCGGCGTTTGTTCTTCATAGGCGAAGTTCGGAACGCGCGCGTTGTAGATCGGCGGCGGGTCCGGCGGCAGGATGATCGTGCGCAATTGCTCTTGCGGGACATCGATGCACTTCGGGCATCGGAACGAGCCGGTGTTGTAGAGGTGCGTCCCCGCCCATTCGTATTGGAAGGCAAGATTCCGCAGATTGAACCAAAAGCCGCAATGGTCGCATTCCGCCCAGGCCGATGGGTTCTGGGGGTCGACACGCGCCCTGGTCATTTGCGAACGCATCAGTAGCCGCCCTCCGGCCGGTAGTACCCGGACAGCCCGGGCGTGATGTAGAGAGGCGCGTTCTCGACCTGTTTGCAGGCCCGATCGTACGCTTCCTTGGCGTCGACCTTCCGTATTGCCTCAAGCGCCGGAGCATGGTGGCGGGATAGCCGGTGCGCGAGGTCCGCCACGTAGGCGTCAAGCCAATACTCCGGGACTGCCGCTTGGCCGCCCTGGCGAAAGATGGCGTCCTGCACCTGGGTATAGATGTAATAATTCAGGGTGTAGACGGCGGCGTTGTCCGGCACCGGCCACAGATTGATGACCTGGGTCAGACCGCGATTGAGCCAAAAACTTGTAGGCGGCGCCTGTTGCTGTGGCACCGCCAAGCTCGCGAAATCAGTGCGCGAGAACGGGAACAGAAGCCGGTTTGTCGTTCCGTTGTTGATGTAGACATCGAGCACCGCGATCGCTTCTGCCGGAACCGTTACCTGTTGCTGGCCTTGCGAGAGCAGCGTGGTCTTAAGCTGCACCGTAAAGAACGTGATCCCGTCCGCCGCCCAGCCTGACTGCATCAGGTTGGTTTCGAGGAAGGCGTTCTGCATGTGCTCGGAGAGCACCTCAGTGCGCTTGATCCCGCAGCGCGAGAACGCCAGCAGCGACAGCGTGCCTAGCGCCGGATTGAAAGTGAAGGTGCCGCTGGTAGCCAAAGGAATCGCCCCTCGACGAGTGCCCGGGGCTTTCTATCACGTCAGACCCCAGATTGGTGTCCCTTATCCGATCCCAGCCTGGACAAATCTCGCGCGCAGTTCGCCGGGTCCGTTGACGGTGATGCTCAGCCTCAAGGCCTTGAACGCGAAGTTGAAGACGCCGTCGCCGGTAGCCGACACCGCCTTGAGAAGCGTCGGCGTCTGAGTGCTGAACGCGAGCGGGAACAGAACCGTCCCCTGCAGGGCATTGGGATCGTCGAAAGTGTACTCGACGGTATAGGTCGCCGTCCCGGTCACCAATTCAACGCCAGCACTGACGGTCTGAGGTGGCTTCCCGCGCCAGTTGACCGTCCACCAGGGGGACGAGCCGACACCATTTGTCCCGGCGGTAAGGGCCGTCAGACCGCCGCCGACCGGCGTGATGCTCGTCACCGTCACAAAGTCGAGGTTCGACTGGGCCGCTCCGGTCGCGCCGACAGCTATGTCTGTGATGACGTTGCCGGTCGAATTGGTGCCGACGATCGTGAAAGAGGTGTCGGTGCCGGTGTAGGCAATAGCAACCCGCCGCCCGATCGCCGAGTTCGTCGCAGTCGCGACGTCGATCGTCGCCGTGCCGGGAAAGACGATCGTATCCCCGTTGCCGACGCCGACGCCCCCAACCGGACGCGAGAGCGTAACGCTGCTGGCGCCGACGGCCGCAATAGTTGTGCCACCAGCAATGGCGACAGCGGACGTATCGGTGACGACTTGACCGACGACGAGACCGGCAACCGAGGAGAGCGGCAGAACGACGCCACCGGCGGCGACCGCGGCGGTGGTCGTGGTGGAAAGAGCATTAGTGAGAGAGCCGTTCAGTACGAGCGGTGTGAGCGCCGATCCAGATTGCGATACGCAGATGCCGTTCGCTACGGCCGCCGCCATCTGCTTGGTGAAGACAGTCTCGGTGGACATCTTCTACCCCCGCCTTGGGCGGTCTGCCCGATGCTTCGGCGTCTCGCCCTCGCCGCTGACGTGGATCGACGGATACTTGGCGTGAACCTTCCGCTTGATCTTCGCGAGCTTCTCCGGCGAAGCGTGCTGCGCGCCCCGGGACAAGGCATTGCGCGCACGCCCCGGTGTGTCAACCGGATAGGCTTCCTCGTCAGGGAAAACGAAATCCGACTTTGGAAGAGCGTGGCGGCGCGCAGCAGTAATCCTGGCCATTGCTCGCCGCCCCTCGACTCGCTCCCATCAATCGGAGGGGACGCCCTCTTCCGCGATCTCGCCAGGGATGATGTGCTTGACCTTGGCGGCCTCAGTCAGCGGATGCTTGTCGGCGCCAACCCCGCCCCCGCGCTTGCGGCCCGGGATCTTCATCCCGTGCTTGTGGTGCATGCTCATCGGCTTGATCGCGTGAAGCTCAGAAGACACTGCGCCGCCTCGCGCCCGCTTGTCAGCGCGATGCTTGGCCTTCTCGCCCTCGCCGTGGACGTGACCACCGTGCTTCTTCTCTTCGGCTTCCTTGGCTTCCGGCGTGTGCTCGCCCGCTTCCCAATGGACAACGCCGCCCTTTGCCTTCTTGGCTTTGTGTCGCGCCCTGCTCATGGTCTTCGTCCTCAAAGGCCCGGGTCCGTGGGCTCGGCCGCGAGAAAACCCGCTCGCGATCAGGTCAGGCTTTACGCCGGGATCACACCATACAGTGGCGTCGGATTGGCAGGCGTCGCCGAAATCACGTTGTAGAGCGGCAACGACAAGAACATGGCCAAGCGAATCGAGCCGTTTGCGGCGGTCGCAGCGGCAGTCGCAAGCGGACCGCGAGCACTGGGCTGGAAAACGCCGCGAACATCTTTGGTCGTGCTTGTTGCTGGATTGGTCAGATCACCACCAAGCCAAGCGCCCGACGCCGAAACCGCCGCCGTTGTGAATGATCCGTTCCAGAAGATGTTGGTGTACTCCCAGCGGTCCGACCGCACCGCAAAACCAAACAGGTCGGAGGTGCCGACCGAGTAGGTATGGCCAGCATCCGTGGTCTGCGGAACGACCGCGCTGATGTACTTCCAGGTCTTGTTGCCGTAGACGACCGTGGTGGCGTTGGCGACGATGTTCTCGGTCTGCGGCTGGCCGTAAAGGTCATAGCCCTGGATCTGCAGCGTACCCGTGCCGCCCGCGGTGGAGACAATGCCCACCCCACGGCAGATGGATTCCTTCGGATTGAGAAAGGCGCCGATGCCGCCCGCGAGATACGGCCAAGCCCCCGAGGCGGCCGACCCGGCCGGCCACGTCACGTTCGGGATATTGGCCGAGCCGACCATCACGACGGTGGTCGATGCGATGCCAAGATTGGCGGAAAGCGTGATGGTGACGCCCGAGATCGCCGTGACATAGCCGATGAAGGGCGTGGTCGCCGAGGCACCGTTGGGTATGACCACCCACTGGCCGACATAGAAATTCGAGGCCGCCAGCAAGCTCGATGCGGTGAGCTGGTTGCCGTTGGTCGTCGTGACCGTGCAAGTTTCGACACCGGCCGATGCAGCAGCCGCCAGGAAACCGAAGTCGAGCGCGATAGGTGCCGTCACCAGCGTCGATGACTTGAAAGGGAAGAACGGGACGTTGGTCGAAATGCCGGCCGATGCGCCGGCGAGCACCATCGGCGTGCCGCTGACGATAGCAGCGGCAGCAGCGATATTGACCGGCGTCGCCGCCGAGGCGGCAGGCGCCTGATCACACGACAGGACATACGGGCTGTTCAGGTGCGAGGTGACCGTGCCCTGGCGGCCCGCGCAATAGTCCTTCTGGACGTAAAAGCGCGGGTCAAGAAAGCCGTCACCCTGATAGCTGAGGTTCGGGCCCGCTTCGAGATCGGATTCCTGCGTCCCAGGAAGGGGGTTGCCCTTGCTATCCGTCGGATAGATGGCGAGGCCCGTCGAGATCAGGGGGCCAATTTCCAGGTCGATTGCCATCGCTGCTTACCCTTTTGCGTCGGAGATCAACCTACCGCTTAGCTGGTGGGAGCGGTCCCCCAAAGTGCACGCGGGTCATTGTAGTTGAAACTGTAGCGCTCCCAACCCTTTACGAGCAGGTTGTCGGTCGTGAAATCGACTTGCATGTCGATCTCGAAGGGCTCGCGCTCAAGGTACAGAAGCCCGGGCTGATCCGTCTTGATGTACCAGGGAAACGCCGAGGTGAAGAACACGTTCTTCACGTAGTCGGTGACCCCACCTGCCGTGGTCGGGATGACATTCGGGTCGTTCTGCGAGGTGCCCGGACGAAGCTCGGCGCGAAGCAGGCGCTGCGCGACCGGCTCGTTGTTCGGGTGGATCACCAGCAACTTGCCAGTGGCCATCATGCGCAGTCCGGCGTTGTCGTAGAAGCCGGTCTGGATCGAGATCATGCCGCTCAGAAGAGTGGACTCGTTCAAGTCCACATCGACGGTCGGACGGTTCGCCCATGTCGCCGGACCGGAGCCGCCCGCTGGCAGCGGATGGGCAGCGTTCAGAAGCGAGACGCCATCGCCGCCGACCGTCTGGTCGAAGGTGGTAGCGTTGTTGAACACGGCGGCGCCGTAGATTTCCTTGGTCTGAGCGAACGAGCGCTGCAGGCCGAGGTTCGACGGCCGGAACTGGGCCTTGTAAAGATTGTCCGCGATCGTGTTCCGGGTGATCGCGTAGCCAAGGCCGATGCCGACGTGAAGCTGGTTGTAGACCCAGGCCTCGCCGCTGCTGTTGTCGAACGTGGTCTGGCCGCCGTCGGTCTTTAGCTGCGCCAGTGGCAGGAAGCGCATCGAAGCGGTGCGTTCCTGGGCCATATCTGACTTGCCCTGATCGTAGAGCCGAGGCCAGATCGCAGGCCATTGCTTGTACTCGCCCACCACCCCCCGAAGTCCGGGGACGAGAAGATCGCGGACTGCTGCGACGTTGATTGCCACGGCTCAGACCCCCAAGAGTGCCTTGAACATCTGGTTATTGAACGCGACGACCACGTTGTTGAAGGGGGTCGTCGGGTCATTCCCATTCGGTCCAGGCGGTGAAGTGACAAGCCCGACAACCTTGAACGGAAGCGTGACCGTGGTGGTCGGGGTGGACAGCGACATGCCGGAAATGCCGGTGTTCGTATTGCCGACAGGGGTGGCGACAATGTCGGCGGTTTGGCCGATCGTGGCGTCGCCGATGGCGGTCCCGACGCCGCCCTGCACTTGCCAGAGCGAGTTCGAGTCGTCCTCGACGTAGGCGCGCACGTCGCCGGTCGCGTCTGATCCTGGCCAGTAATTGTTGTAGACAGTCTTTCTCTGGCTGGTTGAGTAGTATTCGCAGCCGAGGAAGATGCCGACCAGGATTCTGGTGGCGGCAGCCGCGCCATCGCCGTTGGCCCATGGCACGATGGAGCCGTTTGGGCCGGTCACATCCATGCGGACCGCATCGCCGAAGAAGATCGCGGTCGCGAAGCCAGCCAGGATGCGGTAGCCGTAGGCGGTGGCACTACCAGGGACCGGCTGTCCACTCGCAAACCCGAAGTTCTGCGGCGTGGAAGACTGGCCCCCCCAGCGCTTGAAGCCATAGGGTGCGGCGGTGTTAGCCATGGGAATAGCTGCCCCAGTCTTTGGCGTAAACTGAGCCAGCCCGGCACAGCTTTAGCCTAGAGGTCCCCGCCATCGCGGCCCGCGACGGCACCGATCATTGCTTTTTGGATCTTGCCGTCACCCGGCCCGGGCTCGGCACGTCCCCCTGGCGATCAAGTCCCGGCTCGGGAAGCTCGCCCTTCGGCACCCGCGCATGGGGGGCCGGCAGTTCTGGGGGAAAGGTCATAGTAGAGTCGCAATCTATTTGTCAAGTCAGCGACTCGATCGAGACGTGTATCGAGGTCGTCGATCGAGACGCAAACTCAATATGGAGAGGTCAAAATGTGCGACTTTTCGCTGAGCGCCGTGAAGTCCCGTGCCGCCGCCGTCGGAGACAAGCTCATCACGAAGAACTTCGGGTTAGGCACTAGCGGGTTCGCCGACGTCAACGACCTTGACGTCGCGGTGTGCGTGCTCCCGGGCACTGAGATTGCGTTCGCCAAAAAAATGCAACGCAGGTTACCTCGTTTCTTTTTCAGTCCGTTCGCGGAAGAGAGCAAATACAGCGTCGCTATCTTCCGGCAGGTCAAGAAGCACATCCCGCACACCCACCACGATGCGCTCGAAACACCGGACGGCGAGGTCACGCTTTTGACCTTGTTGCCCGTGGGGCAGGAAGCGACCGTGCTCCAGCTCCCGGCCACGCCGAAGACAGACGCCGAGCGTGAGGACCAGCGACGAGTTGAGACCATAGGCTAAGGTACATACGTAAACATATGTAAATGTATATTGGAGGGGCGCTGCGGCTGCAGACGCGGCGCCTCTTTTAATTAGGGACTTCCTGCTGATAATCGTCCGGCAATTCTTCAACAGCAGCGATGGCTGGCTTCATCAGCTTTTCCCATAGCCGCCTTTTCCACTCCGGCCAATCTAGCCAGTCTGGCGGTGTGTGACGAAGCTTGCGAAGCAGATCGGCTTTCGTTTCGATCACGGCTATTCCCCGGCTATTGGCGGCGCGCTACTCTCTCTCAGGGGGAACGGATACACCCCACGGACCAAGGCCCTGTGTCGTTGCGGAACCTTGGCTGCTGGTCCTAACGGCTTTCGCCTCCCAGGCCGCCGCGCCTATCTCGACTTGTTCCTCGAATGATGGTGGTCGATCGCCTTCGCGGGATCAACATGGAGCTTGACCTTCGGCGGGTTCGTGTTCGCCTCGTGCTCAATCTTGGCCAGATAGCCGTCGATCTCGGCCGTGTAATGCCGCCAGGATATGCCATCCGCCTCGACTGCCTTGCGCTCCGCCGCCGTGGCCACCTTGTGGGCTTGGGGGTAACTCATCCCCTTCGCCATGCACTCTGCCTCATCCGTCTCATGGATCGCGAGATATTTCCAATAGCGCTGCGGGATGCGGTGGTCGACAAACACATCCCCATCGAGCGCGGAGTTAGCCCCCGAGAGAACGGTGTGCGTGCCGTCGATGCGAGGGTGCTGCGAGGCAAACGGCTTCTT